GACCAAAGAACCCACTTACCATCATACTTCCGCTGAATAAATTCAGTCTTCTGCATGTTATACTCCTTTATACACTTTCCAATTGGAAACAGGCATGATACCATATGCCCGGCCGATTCTTTGTTTGTACGTTAGAACAAAGTCACCGGCGATTGATATGCGTCTAGGTTTTAGATCATCCAGAGTCTTGACTGGAGCGTCGGGAGACCCAGAACCATAACCCGACGTATAGTGAAATAGTTTGCCTGGAAACATGAACATCTGTCCCTCTATTGGTTTGAAATACCAAGTGGGACTATTCCACATGTTCCATTCTTTTATACTTGCATTTGTCATTCCGTGAAACAGTTCATTAGGTATGTCCTTCACAAGAAAATTCACGGGCTTGTCCAATTCATCTGGTATCTGCACATAATATACGAATGATAGATGTGCATCAGCATGATTATGATTTGGTGTGTGAAACTCTGTTATGATATTCAACCATGTCTTTACCAGATTCAAATCAAACTCATCATTTAGCTGAAGCGTATTCATGTACTCAAACGCACTTGAAGCAGCAAAGTCAAAGATATCGCTCAACTCATCGTCATGATGAAGATCTACATTTCCTGTTGTCTCCATGGAGTAACCATGTTCATCCATGTGATGAAGCACTCTATTGAAGAACCTTTGCTTGAAATCTTCTCTCTTGTCATAGCGAAATTCTCCAACAAGAGTAGGAAAGAGTGCATGTGTTATCATGTCCACAAATATCTACGAATCTTGATCAAGCGAATAAGCATCTCCTCTTCTTCTCTTGCATATGCTTCTTCTATTTCATGAAGTCTTTGAATTGCCATTTTGTCTTTCTGTTGATCTTCTTCGGAACGATTATTATGATCATCGAGAACATCATGACCTTGTTCACGACGCATGTCATAATATGCGGACCAACCAGATGCGTCCATGGGGTCGGGACGAGTTAGATATACTTCTTTCCACCACTTGTAGAGTGCAAGTGTTTCCTTTGCTGTCTCAGCATTAGCCTTGTTTTCATCACCCCCAAGGTCAATTTCCCATTGAAGATATTGAACTCCAAGTTCAGGTGAACGAAATCTCTCAAAAAGACCACGCTTGCCGGGTTCCTTGCCCCACACAACGTTCATCCACGCCTTTTCGCATTCAACGAAGTTGACCAACTCATTAAACAATCCATGAAGAATGCGAGTATCCAGGTCATAGTAACTTGGCTCTAGTCCAGTATCAAGTACATTGTACTTGTGTGTTGTGCGATACTTTATCGCATAGATTGGATCGTGCCAGAACTTGCGCTGAATATCCTCACAAGTGTCCTTGATTTTTTGCCAAACAACGAGCTGACAAAAGTACATTATTGGACGAGTTTTCTTTTGCTCTTCTTCCCAATTTTTCCATTCATTCCATGGAAGAGCGACGGGGTCTTTTATTTTTACTTTGTCTAGTGCTTCTGCGAGTGCGTTCATTTTTAGAACTTTGAATTTCATCTACGATCTCCAACAATGGATCTGTGTATGTGAGCATCCACATACCACGATCTTTATCATATGTAGATTCCTTGATTATAGTGCATCCATACTTCTTTGTCAACAATTTTGCAAGACTTTTGCTTCCGTTTTCTGAGAAACTGGATGCTACAATTGCAGTTTTTTTCATTGATATTTGTCAATCGCATCCTTCAATGCGACATCTATATCACGGATTGGAAATATGTTCTTTAGTTTTGTATTGTCAAGAACACAGTTTGATCTTGGTGCCGTAACTGCAGCACGAAACTGATCTTCCGTAAACCAATTCTTGTTTAATCCCATCATGTCGGCAATTTCTTTTGTCGTCTTGCTACCACCATTTGTGACATTATAGATTCCCGGCTTTGGCTTATTTGTAGCAAAAAATAATGCTACATCAGCAACATCATCAACGTGACTTAGACTATTGCGGAAATCTATCAACTTCGCATATTTTTCCAACTTGGTCAAGAAGTTCTTTGGATGTTTTTCTGAATCAAATGGCATACGAATTCTCAAAAGATATGACTTGTTCATGTATGGCGCAAGAAGTTTTTGCCCCAAAGCCTTTGATCCACTATAGAAACTACCATTATCAAAATTGAAGTTTGGCTCATCTTCTTCCGTAAAGTCTTTTTGATATCCTGTATATACGCATCCGCTTGAAATATGAACTACAGGAATGTGCAGACTTCTTCTTTCAAGTTCAATTGGCCATAATACATTTCCTGCAATCGTGTCTTCCTTGTATAGTTCGCAAGCATCAACATTCGGAGATCCTGTATACCCTGCTGCGTTGATTATTACTCTTGTGTCATTTGGAATCTTGTCTTTGTGTGAGATCCAATATGAAGAAATGTAACTATGAAATTCTAGTTTCTTCCATATTGCTTGTCCAATATAACCATGCCCAATCAATGTAATCATGTGTTCAACAACTCCGGATGATGTTGCGGTATTTCTTTCTTGATGACTTCATCAAGTCTTTTCTTTTCCATTTCGTATGTGCGTTTTCTCAATTCGGATGAGCCATAAATGTGCTGACGTTTATGATAATGCAATTCAATACCGTTGTCAATACACCACTGTTTTCCTGTGAAGTCCCGATTCAAATACTCATCAGAAAGAAAACGAACATGAATTGTCTGTGTCATTAACAACTGGAGTAGATCAAACTCAGTTTCATACACCAATATCTCATCTACATATTTACATGCTTGAAGCTGAACATATCTCTCATAGATGCTTTGAATTGGTTTGTTCTTTATTCCGGGTCTATCAATTGTAGGATCAACCTGAAGTGCGACCTTCAAGTAATCACACAATTCTTTTTCCATCTTTAGCATGGTAACATGACCTGCATGAAGCAGATCAAAACTACTACAATTAAATCCTATTTTCATGTTTCTTTATCCACTCTATCGTTTCATTCAATCCATCAGATAGATTGTACTCTGGCACCCACTTCAACTCTCTTTTAATCTTGAGTATTGATGTGGCATATCTTGCATCATGCCCAGGACGATCAGTAACGTACTCTATTAGATTTTCATCTACGTTCATTTTTTGAATTATCATGCGAAGAAGATCAATGTTTCTTATTTCTTGTTCGCCACCGATGCAATATCTATCATGTGTGTTCCCATGATGAAGTACACGACGAATTGCTTCAGCTGCATCCTTGACAAAGATCCAATCGCGAATCTGACTACCAGTTCCATATACCGGAACTTTTTGCTTTTTTAGAATACGATTAATCGCTAGAGGAATAAACTTTTCGGGATACTGCCATGGACCATAATTGTTTGATGAATTGATTATAGTATATGGAAATCCATATGTATTACCATATGCTTCTACAAAATGTTCGGCTGAAGCCTTGCTAGCAGAGTATGGATTTCTTGGACATATATTTGAAAGTTCATTGAATTTACCTGGTATCGCAATTTCGCCAAAAACTTCATCCGTAGATATGTGAACGAACTTTTGAACTTTATATTTCATTGCTTCATTTAGTAGATTGACTGTTGCAATGATATTTGATTGTATGAAAGGTTGACAGTCCTTGATTGATCTATCAACGTGGCTCTCTGCGGCAAAATGCACGACATGGGTAATCTCATGCATCTTGAATAGACTTTCAACAGATGTCGCGTCCGATAAGTCCATGCAATGGGTGTCAATCTTCATATTATTGATGAGTTCTTCTGGATTACTTGCATATGTGAATCTATCAGCAACAACAATGTCAACTTTGTCAACATCAAGTATATGCTTTATGAAGTTGATGCCAATAAATCCAGCACCACCAGTAACAAGAAGTTTTCTCATTTATAGGCCAACATCTTCAATACAGAACCACGAGCAGGTTCGGGATTTCTCATATCAGGAACTCTCATTGTACTCTTGAATCCAGCACGAGTCAAATATTTTGTCAATTTTTCTTGATTGAAACCATTGATATGACCCATGCCAGGAATCTTGTGATCCGTCTCATGAAGCCATCCAGCATAAATTACTTCCATAGCATCTTCAAATGGATCCTTGTTCTTGTTGAGCCAATCTACATTTGCCATGATATGCCAGTCTTTCTTGTAGATTCTCTCAGCAACCCATTCAATGTCGGGTGTTGTGATCTCTAGAAATCCTCCTGGTTTTAGAACACGATGAATCTCTTTTAGAACATCATCAACAATGAACTTTGAGAGATGTTCAATCACATCGCCAAAGTAGATCTTATCTGCTACATTTGATTCAAATGGATACGGTAAAGATGATAGATCGTGTATGATATAGTTGTCTCTCCACTTGTTGACATCCACACATACTGTTGCATCAGCCTTTGGCCATGGACCAGCACCTAAATCAATAATCATTTTTATCACTCCGCAATTTTATATTTGTTTGTCGTATATTGTCTATCTATCACTAATGGTTCACGATTGAATAATTCTCTGCATATTCTCGGATAATCGCTATACAGAAATTGATCATGTTCTCTCATTGCATTTGTCTTGTCATAATATCTATGACGAGGTGGATGATATATTGATGCACAATGAACAACATTTGCCATTGTTTGTGCTATATCACAAAAAGCCTTGTCCAGACCATAGCCTATGGTAAAATCCCATTTGTCTAGAACACGAAGGATCTTTTCAAAGACATCTACACGAAAACAAGGAACACCAATCTCGACAAAATTTGTCTCAGAAAAATCACATGATTTATCTTGTCTCAAGATATTATAAAATAGGTCAGACCCTTCTGCCATTGACAATTGCCATATGCGAAAATCAAAACGACGAGCCAGTTCAAGACCTTTGTTTAGATTCCATACATCCGTAATTTGATCGTCATCAATACAACAAACATAATCATACTTTGAATAATCAAATTGCTTGAATACTTCACGAATCATTTGCCACTTGTGACCACGAATATCATAGATATAATCGTATGAACTAGGATCTGGAATAAATCCCTCCTTGTAAATAGATCCAACTATCTCGTATGTTCTCTCTAAATGCTTTGATCGCCAATGTGCATTCTTGTCATATCTATCGTCAAATGTATCAGGATTATTTCCTGTAGGAACAAATACTATTGCCTTTTTCATGAAGTTTTCCATCTTTTGAGAATATCGGAAGAAGAATTTATCTTCTTGATTCCACCGACGCCGACTGCAAATATAATCTTGTCATCTGCCGCCTGCATTTCAAGTTCACTTTGACGAGTGCCGCCGATTCTATCACCACCATTGGCAAAGATTAGCAATGCATCAGGATTATCTCTGCGTATGTTTCTAATCAAACTTGCAGCACTATCGTCGTCGTCATTGAAGCCCATTGCTTGATCAACGTATCGTATGCTTTGAACAATCTTCAAACGCTCTTCAAATGGCATGAAGAAGTTACCCTTCTTGCGTGTTAACCAATTATCAGAGTTGACACCAACATACAATCTCATGCCAAACATTCTTGCGGACTTGAAGTATTCGATATGACCAGAGTGAATCGGATCAAATCCGCCACTCACGATTACAATCGTGCTCATTGACGAACCTCATATATCCAGCGATTGTGAAGAAGCCAATCAACAGTTTCATGTATGGCTTGCTTTGGTGTATAATTTGACTTCCATCCATACAATTTGATCTTTGATGTATCCAGATGAATATAAGGAATATCACCAGGCCAACCCTTTAACGTATTTCCATATACGATGTCTGGAGTCACGCCCATCGCATTCGCAACCCATTGTGCTGCATCAGAGACTCGATATGTGACATCATTACCAATATTGAATACTTCATATCGTCGCTTCTTGTCTCTTGCTGGTCTGATATCTTCACCAATCATAGTCACGGCCGAAACAACATCTGACACATGAATGGAACTCTTTATTCCTGTGCCATCACCAAGAACTTCTAGATAATATGGATTATTCAAGAGTTTCTTGACGAAGTCAAATGCAAAGCCGTGTGGATATCTTGGACCAAGAACAGTCACGAAACGAAATACATATGCTTCAAAATCAAAGCCTTCGCAAAATGCAGAAATCAAACCTTCACCCGCCAACTTTGATGCGCCATACAACGAGGTTTGCTCTGGCATGGCAACTCTCTCGGAAGCAGGCAATCTTTCTCTATCAACTTCTCCAAGAACTGCCGAAGTTGATGCAAATATCATCCTCTTGACTCCATGGTAGTTCATGGATTGCAATAGATTCATTGTTCCTTCAATGTTGTTCTTGAAGTCAAGATTTGGATTCTTGAACCCCTTTCTTATGTCAGCATTCGCAGCAAAATGGTATACCGCGTCAGTATCGCCAAGAAAAGAAAGATTCCCATTGATATCACCCCGAACAAATGTAAAGTTCTTGTTATCTAGATTATGCTCAATAAATCTCATTTGACCAGTGGATAGATTATCAATTGCCACAACTTCATGACCACGTCTTAATAGTTCATCAACTACATGACTACCGATATAACCTGCTCCACCAGTCACAACATACTTCATGTTCTTACTGTTCCATTCTTGAGACCATCAACGTACCAATTATACATTCTTCTTAGTCCATCTTCAAGAGAAATCTGAGGTCTCCAGCCAAGTGCATGTGCTTTTGATACGTCCGTCAGCTTACGCATAGTACCGTCAGGACGAGATGAATCATACAAGAAGTCGTCATTATATCCAACGACTTTTGCAAGTATCTCAGCAAAATCGCGAATCTCTAGATCGTATCCCGGACCAAGATTGACGAATCCACCCGTCTTTGCAAACTCATCTTTTGGAGCATTCAATACATGAATGCATCCACGAGCAAGATCATCGCAATATAGAAATTCGCGACGAGGTGTTCCAGTTCCCCATAAAACCGCTTTTGTTTCGTTGAACTTTGCTTCATGAAACTTACGCATTAGCCCAGCCGCGAGATGATTGTTTTCTGGATGAAAATTATCGCCAGGTCCGTATACATTGCTCGGCATTACAGCACGATAATCAGTTCCATGTTGACGATTATATGCTTGACACATCTTTATTCCTGCAATCTTTGCGATTGCATATGCATCATTTGTAATTTCAAGATGACCTGTGAGTAGATATTCTTCCTTGATCGGTTGTGGGCATTCGCGAGGATAGATGCACGTTGATCCCAAGAACAACAACTTTTGCACGCCATGACGATATGCTGTATCAATTACATTCGTTTGTATGCGTAGATTGATGTTAATCATGTCCGCAGGAAAAGTATTATTTGCTACGATACCACCAACTTTTGCAGCAGCAAGATAGACTTCATCTGGCTTTTCTTGCGTGAAGAATTCTTCAACTGCAATAGGATTTGTCAAGTCAAGTTCTTTTGATGTGCGTGTGACAATGTTTGTTTCACCATGCTCACGCAACATTCTAACAATAGCAGACCCTACGAGACCGCTATGCCCAGCAACATAAATCTTTTTCATGATAACCTCAATTCTGATAATCGTGATAAATCAATTGACTTCCAAGATAGTCAAAGTTCAATGGTACTTGTCTGAGTTTCAACTTCTCAGCAACTTTCTTTTGCATATGTGGCGGTGTCAAGAATAGAATGAATCCACCACCACCAGCACCCAACAACTTTCCTCCTACAGCACCAGCCTGAATGCCTTTGTCGTAGATATCATCAATCTCGGTGTTTGTGATTGATGACTCCATGCTTTTCTTTAGTTTCCATTGATCATTGAGAAGATTTGCAAAGTCATATATTCTATGTTCATATAATACACGCTCTGCTTCATGTGTCAAGTCCTTCATGATGTTTAGATCAACTTTTTTTGAACTAATATTTGTTATCTTCTTCTCGGCGATATCAAATGAATTGCGAAGTTTCTCTGTAAAGAATAATTGAACCCACGACTCAAGTTCCTGTAGAATATCCTTCTTGAGATGCAACGAGTAGCAAGTAAAATCCGTATATCCGCCAAATTCAATTCTATTGAAACCGCCAAATGCAGCGGCAACTTGATCTTGCGATCCAACAGCTTCACGAAGAACATTTTGCTCCAGATAGATCGACTTGCGAGCAAGATCTCTCTTGGTAATTTGTTCATTCTTGAGAGTAGCCAATCCGTGAATTAGTGATACAGTAAAACTTGAACTTGATCCGATGCCTGTGCGATTTGGAAGATCACCATGATGTGTGATGTCCAATCCGTCTTCAAAATTCATGTATTTGATTGCCTCGCGAATGACTGGTATCTGGATGTCGTCCACGCACTTTGTTGTTTCATCAGCAAAGTAACGAATCTTGTATCTATAGTCGAATATTTCCGGCAACTTTCTAAGAACAAGAAAACTGCACTTGTTTATGGAGGTGGACAAGACACAGCCACCATGCTCCCTATACCAAGCAGGATAATCCGTGCCGCCACCAAAGAATGAAATTCTATACGGAGTTCTTATTATGATCATCACACATTTCCATGACGAGTATTACGAATAAGTTCATAGCCCTTGATCAATTCAACAAGACCATCCTGTAGATAGTATTCTGGCTTGAATCCAGTTGCTTCAATCTTAGCGTTTGATACTATGTAGTTGCGTTGATCTGGATCTTGTCCATATGGTGCTTCCATGAAAGTAAACTTTGGAACAAGACTCTTGATCATCTTGCACAATTCAAGTTTGGATATATTTGCATTTGAAAGACCGACATTGTAGATTTGACCATTCATCTTTTCAAAGTTATTCATGCAATGAATAAATGCATTTGATACATCGCGAACATGAATATAGTTTCTCTTGAAGTGACTTTCAAATAGAACGACAAATCCATCATGCACAGCACGATATGTGAAATCATTTACAAGCAAATCAAGACGCATACGAGGCGACATGCCAAACACGGTAGCAAGCCTTAGGCTAATTGCATTCTTATGCTGCATCAACCTCTTTTCTACTTCAACCTTGTCTCTGGCATAAAGTGAGATTGGATTCAGAGGCGACTCTTCCGTACAAAAATTATCCTTGTCACCAGAACCATATGCACTATTTGTCGTAGGCATGATGATAGTTTGTTCTGGACTAATCTTGTCCAGCATTTCAAATATTGCGTCTTTATTTGTGGAAGATGCTGCAACTGGATCTCTATTGCATATTGGTGCGCCAACGAGAGCGGCAAGTGGGACGATAATGTCTGCTTTCTTGAGCAGTGGATCTATGTCACTTGGCTTGCGAACATCTCCGCGTCTGACTTCCAAATATGGATCATGCATCAAGTGATTTAGAGATGATTGATTATTGTAATATAGATTGTCAAGAACACAAACTCTATGACCGCCTATTTTCAATAATTGTTCTACGAAAATACTACCAATATAACCAGCGCCGCCAGTAACCAGAATGGTGCCCATAATAAACCTCACATTTCACAAGCAGTAATAATATCCTTCATCCTACTAGCATATGTATGCTTCTCTTTTACCTTCTTCATTTGATTGAGAACAAGATCTTTTGTCTTTGGATTGTTTCGCATCTCTGATGCTACATGGAATAGCTGATACGGATCTTCATGAAATGCAATTTCCTGATCAAAGAAATCATAAACAGCGCGAGAGTTTGTCATGCCAAGTTGCCCATAACTAATGACCTTGAATGCGCGACATGACTTGTATCCAATATCAACATGAAACTTTGGACGAAGTTCAAGAGCAAGAAACGCATCAAGTGATGCTCTCTTAACGGATTCAATCGTTAGAACTTGACGCCACACATCATTGAAGTAAAAATTCATTTTATTTTCTGAACATGCACGAATAAATGGCTCAAATTGATCACGATTGTCTTCACGAATTGTACCAGAAAAGAAAACGTGCTTTGGTTCTTTCCATGGTGTCAAGCAATCATCAAAATTGATCTCGTTTGGCATGAGATCTGTAGCCCACATGCTATAGAAATTATCGTATTCAGATCCTCTTTCTAGATGAGAAACACCATCATTTATTGGGATATACTTTTCAGGTTCGTATTTGTATTCCCAATATTTGTCAGACCAATTGTTTGCAAATCTAAAATCTATGATTCTTCCAACTCTACCAAGATAATATGAAGCGCCCGGATTGTCGGTGCCTTTCTTGTTGCCCAAGTAATTCATCACATATGTTGATGACTTTCTTAGTGGTAGACGATGACTTCTTGGGTGTGTTGTTGCTATCCAATGTTCTGATACGATTAGCGAATCGTCAAAGAATGAAGGATCAACATTGTCTGTATCGTCAAGCCAATAGACTTCTTCATTTAGGTATTGTGCGCCTTTGACAAAAGCTGCATGTGTAAATGCATGAGTGTGTCCCGTTTCATATTTTGCACCCCATACAATGATCTTCTTGTGCTTTTTCATTTCACTCTCGGATATAATTTATTGTATACAATAGCATCAAACCAATTCAAGAAATTATCATAAATCATGCACGAAGGGGGAAGACCATGCTTTAGTTTTGGTTGTGAAATCATGTTGTTGTATAGTGTATCATCGTTATCAATCTTGATTACATAATTGATGAATGATTCCATTGAATCAAAATTTCCCGCATTGATGAAAGATGCTTCATTGAAGTCTAGATCTATCGTAGATGAACCCCAGTAGATTGGAACCGAATTGACATAGAATCCATCCATTATCTTTTCAGTCACATATCCTGGATGTGGACTATTCTCAAATGAAAGAACAAACTTGTAGTTCTTGATAAAATCAAGTTTTGCATCATAGTCTGGACTAATTACATGTCCAATATTATTAAATAATGGTCCGGCACTATCAACTTTCTTATACTTGCATAGTTCATGAAATACAGCATTTCGCACATTGTTGTTTGGATTGCGATGTATAAACACACAAAACTTTGTTTTTAGATGCTTGATGTTGTGTGCATTAAAAATATGTGTAAACTCAAATTTCTTATAGAAGAATGGAACCAAAGCATAACCAGGTAATCTATAATGCCATGGATTAGGATTATGATCAAAAGTCGTGGCATAATGACAATCATAATTTTCTGGTCTACGATTTTCGCCAGTATGAAAAATCTTTATGCACTTATCTTTTGAGTATTGGAGATTTTTTGTTCCAAAGTTTTCATCACCAAAGAAAAGAAAATCTGGATTTTCATTATCTATCGTCAAGTCATATCTTTGAGATAGAATCGTCTCATAAAACTCGGATGTGCATACGTCAACAAATCCAAGTTTCAATGGTTTCTTTTGCATTACTTTACCCAGTACCAAACGTTTACATCAGTAAACTTCATTTCTTTTTCAATACCCTTTATTGATCTAAACTCTTTCAATGCTCTTTGAACGTCTGGAAGATTAATATCATGACCAGAAAAAATACCACCAACTCTTAACTTGTCATAATAATTATATAAGTCTTTAATAACACCTTCATATGAATGATCGCCATCTATGAAGATGTAGTCAAATTGTCCATCTTTAAACTTGCTTACGCAATTGTCTGATGTGTCCTTGTACATCACGATCTTGTCCATGTACGGAGCAAAATTCTTCATCGTGATATCATACCATAGATCCATATCCTCTTGCGTTACTGGTCCAACCCAATCCATGTATGGTAGATATGGATCAATACAATGAATCTTGTCGATTCTATTTGTCTGTTCAAAGAAGTGAACAATGTTTTCACCTTTACAAATACCAATTTCTAGTCCAACAACATTTCTATCTAGACTTACAGATAGATTGTTGATTACACTAACAAGACCTTTTCCAGAAATAAAATCAAATGGCCATTTTCCTTGCTCTTTATATTCGGCAATCGTTAATGGTCTTTCAACTTTTTGAAAAGCGTTTGTTGCAGTATTGATTCTAATTACATCTGACATGTCATGTTCCATATTTTGAATTAATTAGTGGAAGAAGATTCGGCACTCTATCGTATTGATGAACAATGCAGTACTTACGACCTTCGTTATTGAAGACTTCGCCGTTTTGAATGACTGGCTCAAAGTCTGTCAAGTATGGTCTGTACTGATTTATCTTGTTTGGATCAGCAACTGTTCCAAGTTGTGCTGCCCATGCATCTTTGGCAATAGTAAATCGTGTGATATTTTCATACTGATTCATTGTTAGCAATACGTTATATGCAGCTTGATCTGGTCCACCTCCACCAGGAATAGTATGAGGCATATTAGCACAGATCATGAATATATTCAAGAACAAATCCTTGATTACAGACACTTTTCCTGCCATGACACCCGCATTATAAATGCCCCTATTCATCATGTATTCATGAACGAAAGGAAAACTCAACTTCATATTGTTGTTTCCCCAAACTTCATTCTTATATCTAATCCCTTCGGTTGATGCAATTAACGTATTAAATTCTGAGGGCAAAAGACTATCTAACCATTCTGTAGGATTTGTTTGAAAAACAACATCTCTAACATCCGTGGCTATCACATATCGCACCTCGTTTTCAATATCACTCAATACTTTCCAAGAATGATAGAAACGATCAACGACAATATTGAAATTTTCACGATATGTAAATCGTCTATTCGCGTCATCACGATTGAAAGTGACTACAGTAAAGTTTCTTTTTGTTAGTTCATCTACAATGTCAAATCCAACATTATATGCAATGACAACTTTGTGTCCAGTAAAGCCCGAACGTTCAATTGAATTGACCCAGTTTGCAATCTTGTCAAAAGTGTAATTTGTGATGCATCCTAAAATAAGATCTTTCATGTTATCTCACCGTAGCACAAATGATATCATTGGCTTGATGACCATCAAGATAATGAATCTTATAGTTTGGATTGATTGCAAATAGAAGATCCATGATCTGCTTCTCTTGCACATATCCCCATTCAGCAGAACCCAATAGACGCCGATCATCAATCATGATCGTGTGTGTATCTATTGAAGACTTTTCGCGAAACATTTCAGAGCCACGTTCAGTAAAACGCAACTTCTTCTTTCCATAGATTGCTTCAAGTTCCAGCACAAGTGGACATGGTGCATAACGACCACCTTGAAGTGGACCACTTGCATGAGCATCAAGCCAAAATGTTGCTGGTTCTATCAATTCATCAACAATCTGTGGAATGATATCTACCGAATCACCAAGCCACAACTTGACCTTAGAATTATCCTTGAATCGTGCGTGACACTTATCATACATACCTTGATCCACTTCAATAGTATGTACATACTCAAATCCTGCATTCAATGCAAGTTCAACGGTATCTCCAAGATATGTTCCAGTCTCTACAAATATCTTACCAGAGCCATACTGTTGCATATATTCAATTTTTATGTTACTCATGCTTTTCTCCAAGGATATTTTCCATAATATTTTTGCTCCATGACTCTATTGCCATGAAGAAAGAAGTCGGGTGACGCTGAATTTGGATTACCATCAAGTCTATAATTCAATGTGTATGCACCACTTGTGCCATATGGCGCATTTGGTATTGTTCTAACCATATTGAAAAAGCGACGATCACCAGCATAACCAGAGTGCCAAAGCGATGCGACTTGAGATATGAATTCACGACGAAATGCATATGCAGATGTGTCTACATGAAAATTATCTAGACCATTCCACACAGGCCATTTACCTAAACTTTCGCAATCATCACGACAAAGAAAATTGTTGTCTTTGTCATAGATGTTGCGAAGGCTATGAGCCCATGTAAGATTTTCAGTTTGAATTATGCTTATAAGTTTTTCAACATGATCTGGCTCAAACCAATTGTCCTGATCAAGAAAGAGAACAATATCTTCATTCACCAGATGCGAGAATCCTGCATATATGCGATGACCGTAGAATCCATCAGCACCTGTGTTGTGCTTTAGATACACGACATCTTTAGGTGGCATGTATGGATCAGAATTTACAAACAGATCATCAAACTTATGCTTGAACTTGTTACCATCAACAACGACGAGATAACTCGTATCAGCATAAGTTTGATTTTCGACGCTCTTGATTGCTTCTAGGACTTTTTTGTCGCCTGTTGTTGGAATTATAACAACGGCTCTCATCAGAATGCGCTCATGGGAAACGGAGCAATCACACCCCAATGATTGTCCATGCGAATTGGATACTTACCAAACAATCTTGGCTGATGTAACTTACCATCACGATACAGTTCCAGAAGAACTCCATGACATGCATCATAATCCAAATCATTCCAAGAACGATAATCGCCCTTTGGTAGACTGTGATATCCGCGAGCAACTTCTGCTACATGCTGCTCATTTTCTATTGAGGTACGACCAATGATAACTTCTACTGCGTAGATATTGACACGCTTCTTTACTATGTCGCGTATACAACGAGAGACTGAGTATCCAATATATCTCATGATAAAATCTCCAAAACTCAAATGCAGTATATCAAATCACTTACGATAAATCAAGTCTTTCTTGACAAAAGTATTTATCTTGCTCGTAATATGATCTACTGCAACTTCAGGATCACAAGTACCACACATAAACACATCAATTGCAGCATAGTTTTTTTCAGGCCATGTATGAATTGAAATATGACTCTCGGCCAAGACAATTACACCAGTAATGCCATAACCCTCACCAAAATGATGAAAGTGATCGCTTAGAACTGTTGCACCTGATTTCTTGGCTCCATCGATTAGGATTTCTTTCCAAAAATCAATTGAGCCAAGAACTTCAGCCGATACATCATGTAGATCAGCAATAACATGCCGACCCATATATGATACACCGCTCATCTCTCATGCCTGTCTTTCAAGATAGTTTACTGTAATCTGACGAGGCTTGAAGAACTTGATGATCTCGTCGCGAACTACATCACGATCATATGGCTTGCAAGAAAATACATCAATGTAGGCATCGCCCGTGTCATTGCAGAAATGAGCACAGATATTGCTTGTTTCAATGAGCTGAACAAGAGTAAATCCTGCTTTGTTTCCCTCACCAAAATGAACAATCTGGGGTTCTCCAAAGGCTTTCATATCAATGGCATTCACAAGACTTTTGGCAAAATTATAGACATTATCATAACTCTTGATTGACTCAATATCGCAGGCGCGACAATCAAGCATGGCGTGATAACCCCAGTATTGTTCCATCAAAGTATCCTTTCTAGATAGAAAGTCACCGTGAACGATATTGCCCACGGTGACTGGTTAGTTGTTGAAATAAGTGTGATTATTTATTCAGAAATTATTCTGAAGCGAGAACTTTTTGTGTGCCGCCCAAGGAAATCTTTCTTGGCTTCTTGCTTTCTGGAATGATATTCTGTAGTTCAACTACAAGCATTCCATCAACAAGATCAGCACTATTTACTACTACCGTATCAGCGAGAGTAAATACACGGGTAAAATTACGAAGAGCAATGCCACGATGGTAATAAGTTTTACTTCCGTCCTCATCTTTCTTTGCGTTTCCCTGAATTGTTAGTTTGCTATCCTCAAGAGTGATATCAATCTCTTCTCTCTTGAATCCGGCAACTGCCAATTCAATTACATACTTGTCTTCGCTAACTTTAGCGATGTTGTATGGAGGATAAGAGGTAAGTACCTTCTCGGGAATATTTAGTGCTTCATCTAGAGTAGATAGAAGTCTATCAAAACCAACAGTTGAAGGAAGCAGATTACGACCGTATGCGAATGTCATGTTAACTCCTTTTAAGCAAGTTGAAAACGACTAGCCCATTTGGCGCTAGTCTGTATATTATATAGTATTCGCAGTAGGATTGTCAAGTACCTTTGTGCCTGTAGAACCAAATCCGCCCTTACGATTTGTGTTATCGCGTGTTGGTCTTGCCTTTACTTCTTCAAATGCTGCTCTATTATTGCGTACAAGTTCACCTTGACAAATTCTAGATAGATTGGGTACAACTATGTTTCTAGTTGTAATGTTTGTCAACATGACGAAAGTTTCTTCCATATAATCAGAATCAATTACACCTTCAGCATTTGCAAGCGTTAGACCCTCTTTCAAGGAAAGACCCGAGCGAGGATGAATGCGTACTGAGTATTCTTTTGGAATATCAAAGATCAATCCAGTGGGTGCAAGCACACGATCTCTTGGACATATCGTTACACCACCATCGCTTGTTAATAGCCGACTAAACTTCTTTCCCGTATCATCATATCCTTCAAACGACATTACACCAAATGTACATAGAAAGATATCAAAACAAGCAGCATCAGTCGTTGAATAGACTGGTGCTTGTACTTGCGGATGTATCTTGTAGTACTTCAATTTTGTTGCCATGATATAAACTCCTTCAATTATTCAGTTTCAATCTTTTTCTTACCAATATTATATTTTGCTACAAGTTGCCAATCATTTTTGTCTTTGAAGGCCAGTATCTTGATTTGATTTAGTGGCGATACTGGATCTGCTGTTCTCTCTGGCTTTACTAGCCCAACAAGACCCCATTCAGCCAATAGATTTGCAATTGAGTTTCTTCTTGCAATATCGCCTTCGGAGAAATTTGTTGGCTTGCCATCAAGTGCAAATAACTCCTTGAAATGTGCGATATAGTACTTACCCTGCTTGTGAAGAATATGACAAGATTGATAGAGTGTCTGATCCTTCTTTGAGGCTACGCCAATTCTGGTCAATGTTTCCTTGACCTTTAGGAAGTCATCACGCTCTTTTAGCGTCACCTCCACCATGTCTTCTACGCTCCACATTACCCACTCCACCTTTTTTTGTTATACTTATTATATGATCAACCTGATCAGTGGAGAGAAGACGCATCGCCTCTAATGCCTTTGCGCTGGAAAACTGGTAGTACTCTTTTACGGCCTCCAGAATATCATTCTTCTCTTTTTTGACCCACGGCTGAAACTTGCGTTTCATAGATCGTATACTATTTAGATAAAAATGATATTGTAGATTTTCGTCCAATCCATGCCTACTATTCATTTCATTGGCGTGGAGTATAGAATCCACATGATATGATAGCGCACGATTGACCACAAATGCATTATACGACTTTTTAAAGTCTGGCTCATCTGACAAATCCTTCTTTGTCTTTTGAATTGATGGTAAAATATCTTTAAACAAGTCCATTATCATAAACCTCAAGCATATGAATCTTTTATAGCACTCTCTATCAATTTATTCAAGTGAATAGGAAAATTCAAAAACTTTGGATTCTTTACAATATTTTTCTCTTGAATTAATCCAGTCAATGGAATCAAGCATGACGTATGTCCTCTAACTCGTAATCCATCCTCATAAGATTGTATGTTTTTAAGTACATTTTCTTTCTCAAGAACAAATGCACCATCACGATAAAGTATCAATATAAGATCGCATATTTCGGATTCAATAGGTGTCTGTTTCTTATTGCCCATCACACTGCTAAGTAGTATTTCAAATTTTCCTTTTATCTGACCTTTTTTACCATAAATCCTATAAGATGTTACACTTTTCATTTCAACTTCAAATTTCTCTTCGACCCAATCAAAATCCTTATGCTTATCACCAATGTATGTCAAATGACCATTACTATTCCATTCAATCGATTTCTCTATGATTCTACCTTTCAAAAATCTATTTTGAGCCTCGTTTAAGGCATCACATGCAAGAGCATCGGAAAATATATTATTCCAATTAAACGACTTTAATACTTTAAGCTGTCTAGGATTTAGCATTATTTAAACGAACACTCCATCATGATGGTTGTCAAACATGCAACCATGTTGATTTCTTGATCAGCAACAAACGCCGACTTGTATTGATAATCAGCCAACACGATCACAGCCTGTGGAATAGACTGTGGCTGCATGGTATCATACATCGCATCATAGATCTGACGGAAGATCTTGTTTTGATCAGCATCAGAGTTTGTCGCAACCCACTTACGCATAGCCGTGAAGTCTTTCTCCTTCAAGAAACCAACAAGTTCCTTGAGGTTGACATCACCAACTTGTGCAAGTACGCCAGAGTCAATCTCGCCACGAACGGCATATCTCTGCAACTCATTCAATACGCGACGATAGTCTGGAAAGTGCTTTTGAATGATCTGAACAAGAGCACCATTGTCATACTTGATCTTTTCCTGATCAAGAATACTCTGAATTCTTTTTAGAAAGCCAGCCGCCATCTTCACCTTGTTGCCATTCTTGATCTTGAACTCAATCACGGAACAACGTGAATGAATGGCTTCAATCAAGCGAGCCTTGTAATTGCAGGTAAAGATGAAAGAACAATTGGATGCAAACTCTTCAATAGCAGCTCGCATGGCTGCTTGTGCTTCTGGCGTTAGATAGTCCGCTTCATCAATGATGACGACTTTTCTGCCGCCAGAAAAACTCATGGAAGATGCATACGTCTTGATCTTGGTACGAAGAACATCAATGCCTCGTTCATCCGAACCATTGATGACCATGAAGTCACAACCAACTTCATTGCACATGGCCTTGGCGATAGTCGTCTTACCAACGCCAGGACCACCTGTCAAAAGAAGATTTGGAATGTTTTTTTGATTTACATATTCCTGAAATGCACTCTTGATGCTTTCTGGTAGAATGCAATCTGCAACTTTCTGTGGGCGATACTTCTCGGTCCACAAGAATTGATCATTATTAGACATTCCAAATCTCCTACGGCTTTGCGAACAACATGATGATGAGGGTTATTATACAGAACCAAATGAAGATAACAAAGGGTCTTCTCTGCTCTTTTTCAAGTCTTCTTCTTTCAGCTTCTCGTCTTTCTCGCTCTTCTCTTTCCTCTTCGGCCTTTACTCTTGCTTCTAGCAGATTATTGTAGCAGTCAAAACAGTACCACAATCTACGATGCCGATAATGTGTTCTACTGGAACTGGAACTACGAGTAGACCCATAACTAGACCAACCATAATTATTTTTGGATGATCTACGCCCACTTCCAGAGTAAGAGCCTTCAGAAGATCCTTCCCATCCACCTATTTCAACTGTTACATCATCATAATATGCCTCATTTTTTGGCAATCTGACGTAACAACCTTCACAAGTGCATGTGGCGTATCTCTGTTTAGCCATAGAACTTACTTCTTGTTGGTGATCGTCTCGTATGTGCTTTCAAAGTCACGATTTTCTTGTAGATCCATTTCAAAGGATCTCTGATAATGTGTCTTTGCAATACGACGCAACAGCTTCTTAGGAAAACCTGTTTCCTCATGAATCCTATTGACTGTCTCTTTTACAAGATCACGCTCGGCAGCAACTCGCGTCATGCTATCATTGATGACATTGACGGCATCAACAATCTTCTTGATCTCCTCTGGATCCAGAGAAGGAACACCACTATTGTTTCCAATTGTAGACATTGATCACTCCTTTGTCTTTTCAGTTGCAATCCAATACTTGATTGCCGAGTTCTTCGCGGAGAATGTGATAATTCCCTTGGTAGCCTCAACCTTGTAATCTGCTGGCAGCAGCTTCAGGTTTTCGGTGCGAAGAACAAACTTGTATGTCTCACCATTGCCATCAGCAATCGTGAGTTTCTGTGTATGTGTGGAATCATTTGTTGAATCGAATGTAGACACATACACCTTTTCACCATCACTCTCGATGGATACGTTTGGCTGCTGAAGTACTGCAGCACAACGAGATACCCAAGCAAGATCAACTTCAGTAAGATCAAACGATACCGTTGCAGATGGTACAGTCAGCTTCTTGTCTGGCGGACAAACAATCATAGATGCATCAGTATAACGATAGGTGATCGTCGCACGACCATTGTTGCCAATGAGGGTAAGCTGCTTGTCTTCAAAAGCAACTTCTGGATCTTCCTTGCTAAGAGAAAGCACACTCAGAAAGTTTGGAAGATCATAGATGCCGAAGTCTCTTGGAAAACTTTCCTTGATTGTAGCCTCGGCCAAAATGTTTTTCTGAGGTGAGATAGTTGAAACTACATCACCCTTCTTGAAGAAGATTCCCTGATTGATTTGGGAGAAGTTCTTCAAGACATTCATCGTCTCTTGTGAGAATTTCATAACAAAACTCCATAGTTGTATGAAGATAATAGTATCACTTTACCTTGGTGGTGTCAAGCACTCAAGCATCAATTCAATGTCATTTTCAAGGTCTTCCAAAGACCCATCATTGTTCAATGTGTAGTCAGTCTTGTATCCCATCCATGCCCACTCCGAATAATGAGCACTAGGCTTTACACCAGAATCGCCATTGTTATACATGCAAGCATGTACATACCAATCCGCAGGTTTTCCGCGTTGAATCTCTACAATCTTTCCACCCATCTTGTGAATGGAATCAATCTCGTTAGGAAAACGAACATCTGTAATCACATAATCGTGATTCTGCTTTATTCGTCTTTCGAGACACGCAACCCAGAAGTCTGAGTGTATACACTCGCGCATACACTCAGTACCAATGAGCTGCAATATCAAACGCGGAGTGATATCTTTGCCGAATCTATTGGACCACCACTCGTCTCTTGTTTCACGAAATTCGCGAGACTCAGTTGTATCACCTTCGACAAGATGTCTTGGCCAACCGAAAAGACTTGCAGTTATATCCTTTAGAGGCGCAGCGAAACTTTCAGTAAAGAAGCCCCGCTGCGCCAATATATCGCCAGCAGTTCCTTTACCGCTACCGATAGTACCAACAAATCCAATAATCATATACGTCCCGTATACTGTGCAATTCTTGGAAGATCACCAGTAAACGCATATGTGCCAACGTGTTGCGTCTTCATCCACGGGCACAACCAAATCTTGATGCCGATTTTACGGCTCATCTGACAGAAGAAATAATCTTCTGAAAGGTATCTCTCGGATGAGCCAGGAGCATTTGGTCCACGATCAATGATCGTATCAAAATATGCATGAATGTATCGCGAGCCGTCAAAATGCTTTTGACCAACATGATCTGGCTTGTAACGATACTCTGGATATGCGTCTTCAAACTTCTTGAAGACCTCTCGCTTGATCATCATGAAACCTGTTCCGATTTCCATGACTTCAAGTGGTTCAGTAATAGAGAACTGCTTTGTTCCAGCAACAGGATTGAATACAAATTCGCCAACCAATCCTTCAAGTTCTCCAGCCTCAATATCAGGCTTGCTTCTTACGGCGTTTGCAACATTACCCCAATTGATTGACTTCTTGGGATATGGTCCACCAATGATGTCCTTGTCAAGTGCAAGCATCGTGACAACATCTTGTGGATTAAAGTGAATATCCGAATCCAAAAATAGAAGATGAGTAAACTGTTCATTTCTCAAAAACTCATCAGTCAAATAATTTCTTGCGCGAGTGATGAGGGATTCGTTGAATAGAAATGAAAACTTGGCTTCAACGCCATATTGATTTAGTATAGACTGTAGATCTAGACAGGACTTCATGTAAAGTCCATTTGCCATACCACCATACATTGGTGTGGCGATAAACAACTTTCTTTTGCGTAGTTCGTCAACAGAGATAGAAATTTCCATAGTGTACTCCAATCAAAAAAGTAATTACTAAACCATACTCCTATTTAGTTAGCAAATGAAGAAGGGGAAGATTTCTCTTCCCCTTCATGGACTCAATATGAACTATTGAATCAGGCAGAACGACGAGTCTTCGTCTTGCGAGCCGCAGCCTTCATGGCCTTGGTCGGAGTGCCAAGACGATAGACGCGGACCTTGCTGCCATCGCCACGACGACGAACGTTCGTATAGATGGAATGACCATCCTGACGCAGCTCAGCGATACGAGCTGAAACATTCGTCACACCGAAACGATTGCGACCCTGAGCAACCGAGAAGGTGTTGTATGCGCCATTGCCCTTGAGAGCCTGAAGCATACGAGTCTTAGCAGAGATCTTAGCCATATATTTTACTCCATAACAAAAGGTTGCACTAGAGAGAAACGGAGTGACGAGCAACCAAGAACGTCGCTCCATTATTCAACATTATATCAATGTTGAAATGGAATGTCAAGTATTTTCAGAAGGGAATTTCGTCAGCCGCCTTGATCTTGTCCTCAAGCGACATCTCAGCCTGAACAGTCGGGCTGTCGGTGCCAGGCGCAGCAACCACAGGAGGATTGACCTCAGCATCAATCTTGGTATACAGATCCATGAACGAATTCTTGGTGTCCGCATCAAACCGATTGAGACAGAGCTGAATCGCCTTCTTGCGATCCTTGGAGAAGATGTTATACGCCTCGCAGATATGCACCAAACGACGAGTGGAAATGATCTCGGTCACACCACCATCATAATAGGTGCGGCGAATTGCCTCTGCCCACTTGATAAGCAGCTCGGCAAACTCCTTGTCATTGTCCGCAGAGCGATCCAGGATGTTGAGAAGGATCTTCTTCTCGGTTACAGCAGGCGGATACTCCTGCTCAAGGGTGATGGAAAAACGCTCAAGGAAAGCCTCGTTCATCACGTTGGTGCCAATGAAGCGACCATCGTCTGAACCCTTACCCTTGGTGTTTGCAGTAGCAACAACCGTGAAGCCCTTGGCAGGCTGAACCAGCTTGTTGATCTTTTTGATGAAGATCGGCTTACCCTCAAGCACGGGCTGAAGGCACATCAGCTTAATTGAACCAAGGTCAACCTCGTCCAGGAGCAGTACAGCACCACGCTCCATGGCCATGACCACAGGACCATTATGCCACACGGTCTGACCATCAATCAGACGGAAGCCGCCGATAAGATCGTCTTCGTCAGTCTCGGCCGTGATATTGACGCGAACCATCTCGCGCCGAGCCTTGGCACAGACCTGCTCAATCATCATGGTCTTGCCGTTGCCAGACAGACCCGTGACATAGATCGGATAGAATAGAGTGGAAGAAATGATAGCCTCAACATCGGCAAAGTTGCCAAATGGCACATACTTGCGATTGGGCATTGGAATGAGCGATTCCGCCACATTCGTACCAAGAACCTGAAGATTCATGGTCGGTGCAGGAGCCTGCTGCACGGGCGTATCAATCCGAGAAACCTTAGGCACACTTACCTCACTATCAATCTTGGGAAGCCTATAGACGCCGCGAGCGTGACGATACTGGTCGTCAATCGCAATCCATCGCGGCCACTTGAAGTCATTAGCCTTGCAAAGCGCCTTTGCGTCCTTGCGGGAAATCGTGCTGGTAAAACCGTTTGCGTTTGCCAGCTTGATGAAGGCAATCTGCTTGTTGGTCAGAGACATTTATTTCCTCTCAGGTTATGATCTAAGAATACAATACAAGATTGGGAATGTCAAGCCGAAATCTTTTCAATGAACCTGGAAAGCATGACACGATTGTCCAACTTGTTCTTGGAGTACTTTCCAAATGCCTTGGCAATAGCCTTGGCAGAAGTTGCACGACCGATATCCAGCTCCTCAGTTTCAATCTGAAGATTGTTACCCTTGATCACATAGTAGTAGGTGTAACCCCTACTGGTGATCTCCACGTACCTCTTTTCATTGAACTTATTGAACGCATTCTCAATATCGTCAGGAAAATACGGACTAATAGCCTGCCTCAGGGTACGAGAAGATCCACTGACCAGATAGTAACCAATGACGTTTGCATTGGTACGATCCTCAAGGTTCTTGAGGAGAATCTTGGTAAGTTCTTCACCACCATGCATAGAACAGGTATACTCAGCCTTGGTCACCTTGTCGCGAACCACAAGAACCTTATTACCCCAACGGGCATATTCCTTGTCATTGATCTCGGGACTATAGGAATTCTCACCATCGGTAAGGATGATCGTATTGACGATCTGCAGCTTGTTACGCTTGCGGAAAGCATTCACGATGCTCGGAAGGCAAAGCAACGCACCATCAAGCGGAGTTCCATTGAGATGGAAGTACCCCATGGGACGAGTATTGCGATTACCCGGCCTGAAGTTTTCTCCAAGAGCGAGAAGATTGCCCATGGCATCATTGAGTTCCTTCGGCTTCATGGTAGAGGACAGAAGCTGAAGAAGCGAGAGTCCATAGGTGATCATCATATCGCCATTATCATACTTGAAATTACTTGCCCCTTCAGGATGCGGGTGATAACCATCGCTGAATGCAAACACCTCAAACGGAATCTGGACACGACGGCAGAAGAGTGCCATGTTCAGAAGCTGCTCAATGGTGCCCGTAATCTGCTGACCCATGGAACCAGACCAATCCAGAATAAGAACAAGACCATGATTCTTGCCAGTCGGCACATTGGTGATGCGACGGAAGATATCGTCATTGTACTTGTAGGTATGGAGTTTGTTGGTGTTGATCACGCCAGTCTTGGCGATAGACTGACGAGCATACTGCTCAGCAGCCTTACGCATTTCAAACTCCTTCACCATGAAGGAAATGATGGGTGCATTTTCGCTCTTGAACTTGTTGAGCATGGCAAAACGCTCGGCCTCGTTCGGACCACGAAGACCATTCCAGCCTTCCGCTTGAACAACCGTAGACAGGCCGTCGATGCGCCCCTCGCCAGTCTTACCATTTCCATAATGGATCTGCTTGTAAGGCACAATCCAATTATGACCATCAATCTCGGGAATGTTGCAGTAAAGGTAACCGCGAACCGCACCAGAGAGCAGCTTGTCCTTCTGGTTTTCCCAAGACTCCTGAGTCTCGGAAGTCGGATTGTTTTCCGAAGTGCCTACATCATCAATCGGCTCATCCTCAGAGTCAGAGGCATCCTCAGAATCTGAGTCCTCATCATCGGACCCATCCTCACCATCTTCAGCCTCGGACTTGGACATGGACTCGTCGTCCTCATCGTCCCGATCGGAAGGAGAACCAGTCTCGTCGTCAGACTCATCCTCCTCGTCATTTTCGTCAGAAGACTCGCTCTCCATGTAATAGTTTCCGTCGTCATCCGGATACATGTCATAGTCTTCGTCCTGATCGCCGTCCTGATCAGGCTGGTCTTCCTTATGATCCTTGGCATATTGATAGAGCGCCTTGGCTGCGGCGACAACGTCCTCAAAGGATTCGCTGTTGTCAACCATGCGAACCAACTCCATCTCCTTGGGAGAGAAGTCAATGATCGCAGCCGAACCCAGCTTGAAGTACAGATTGACGCGGTCAATCAGCTTGTACGTCTTCAGGTCACGACCAATCGTGCCAAAGAAGTTCCGATCCAACAGCTGCTTGTAGCCGAGAGAGAAGGAACGACGCATACCAGGATAACGACGACGCACCATCTTTTCAATGCGAGCATCCTCAACCACATTGAGGAACATCTTGGCGCCATGCATGTTGTTGGCGTCAATCGCCTTGATTGCGGAAAGAATGGCATCGACACCCGCTGGAGTATCCAGCGCATGTCCAACCTCGTGACCAACCAGCGTATCATAGATATCGCCAGTCATGTCAGTCCAGATTGGAAGCGTCAGAACACGATTATTCGTGTCGAAGGACGCTGTACGAACTGCACGATGCTCGACCGTGAGGTTCTCGTTGGCCATGAGACGCGCAAGCTGTGACTTGGCTTCCCGGTGAATGGTGGGTGTCTTTTTCTCGATCATGTGGTCAGTATACTCTGATCGTTTCTTGGAAACAAGGACAATCTTTGTTTTCCCAATGCATAGCAGCTATGCATCTACCACATATGTATATTGGAATTCCCAATCAGTTCTTGATTGCAATGAATCCAGTAAACGCAAAGTTTTGCCAGAACGAATCAATTGAATTGGGATTGAATCCAGCAATCTCACACATTTCAATCAATTCCTGACGACTATTGGACTTCAACATGGAACGCAGTTTCTTTTCCTTCGTCATGATATCGTCATAGGTGAAACTGAGTTTCTTGAAATCATAGTAGGTGAATGTACGCATCTCATGAATCATCGGATTGTTGCCAATCGTCTTCTCGGCAAAGATGAACGCCCCACCGGGAATCAAACAGTTATAGATTTGATTGATGACATCCTGACGATCTTGTCTGGGCATGAACTGAAGAGTGAAAATAGAAGTGATCAAAGATGTATTGACAGCAAAACTTACATCACGCACATCATTCCGAATGAACTCCAAATTACTCTGAACATTCTCATCAAAGAACTTGAAGAAATCTTCTTCAATCTCAATTCCTACATAATTGGCACGAGGTGCAATTTTCTCGTTCTGACCAATCATTGCACGAAGCATCTTGCCAGTTGAACAGCCGATATCATAGACGACAGTATCGTTCTCTACAAAATACTGCGAGAGATTGATGACATCACCAATCAAGTCGTTGTATCCGCGAATGGACTGGCTAATGTGATTGTCAAAACCCTCTTCGCGCTGGGCAAATGTAAATTTTTGTGTCATCTATTTCTCCAATCCTTGCAAATATCCATGATGCGTTTTCTATTACGATAGTTGATCGTCTTGTCAGGTATTATAACAGATTCAAACAGTTTGTCAACACCTGAGCCCAATTGCAGATTGATGTGTTTCTTTACGGCACCAAATCTAGAAAATTCATCAAATGCTTCTACTACATGGTGTTTCTGAAATGGCTGATTCAATTCATACCAGTCTTTGGTCCAAAAAAACTGTTTTACTGGCTCGGTTAGATATGGTGTGATAAAGATCTTGTTGTGCATATCAGCAATCCTCTTGTGCCAAAGATAGCCAGCACAGTGATCAAGCAGAAAATAATCTTCACGAAATTCGTTGAACTTTTCCATCGTATGCTTGTAGTGTAGATTGGCTTTCTTGGATACGCCATAGTAACCATCGGCAGCCCATCCACTAAGCACTTCTTTCTCTTCTATTTGCGGATAGACATATAGAAAAGGAAAGCAGCATTCATAGTGTGTCTTCTTCTGACAATCTACTTCACGACGAAGGCGAATGAAATCCCGTATAACATTGTCAACAGGAATTTCAATCGTCTTGCACGACCAACCCATGATCTTACTTATTTCTTGTGCTTTACTTGCATCATATGTCGGCTGGTCTTTTAGATGAAACGTGTATGCAGTAATCTTCTTACCAACACGATGTGCTGCTAATGCCACAGAAATGCTATCAACGCCGCCAGACAAAAGTACAGCGACGTTGATATCGTTTGATGCTTTTTCTATTTCTTCACTTAGTAACTTGGCTATCATTATATGGCTTCAAAACATTTTCATAGATGCTACCTGCAAGAGCAGCCATCATCTTTGGTGCAACCATGCGTCCAATTCTCTCAGCCTGTTGATCAAACGTGCCTGTAAGAACAAAGTCTTCGGGTAGACTCATGATACGCTTCAATTCCTTGATCGTGAACTTTCTATTCTCGGCATAGTGAAACACGCCAGATACGGACTTCTGTTGTCCGCGCTGAGTCAAAGTTGGAGACGGAAGATCTGGACATGGGCGAATCATGTTGAAGCATGATGCCTTGGGATTCCAATCGCGAAATTCCTTGTCCGATGGCTTTGTATGTCTTGTTGGATTGAAAGGTAGTTTCGTGATCCAATCTTTTTGAAAGCCATTTTGCACATAGTCATAGAGTTCCTGCAATTCGTTCGGATCATTCTCTATGTCTTCAATTGCCTCGCGCAAAGATATGTGCTTTGCATATGTTGCATTAGGAAAAACAGTAGAGTGAATATTGAGGAAGTTCAAGCCAATTGCATCACATACATCTTCGCGTATGCAGACAAATAGAGTACGCTCTCTTGCTTGTGGCACACCAAAATCTGCTGCATTCAATACCTGATATGTAACTTGATATCCAATCTTTTCAAACGAATTGACAAACTCATATAGTTTGCTTTTGGCTTCACCAAACGTGATGCCTTTGACGTTCTCGGCAACGATTACCTTTGGCTTGATCTCTTTTGCGATACGAATGAATTCCAAAAATAGATCTTCAATGGCTTCTACGGTCTTGCCATCAGAGTACTTCTTGATACCTTCTTGAACAAGAAGTTCGCCTTCTTCAATGATATTACCATCATCGTCAAAGTATGACTTGCGTGTATCTGTGACATGTCCAGCCCAACCCTTCTCGCGCTTACCTGCAACAGAGAATGCTGAACACGGTGGAGATCCATCAAGAATATCAAGTTCGCCAGGCTTGAGTCCAGCTGTATCAAGAAAGTCTTTTGCAGTCAATTTCTTGATGTCGCCGGGTATGATCTTGGTGTCAGGAAAGTTCGTTGAGTATGTCTTGATTGCTTCTTCAACGAATTCATTGATTGCGATGATATTACCACCAGCAAGACGATATCCAGTAGAAGAGCCACCGCCGCCAGCAAACGTGGAAATCACATTGAACAATTTACGAGCGGAAGACTTCTTTACATCATCAACGGTATATTTTTGGTACATCACGATATCCTATGATAAAAAACAATCATAACATGATTTAGTCTGTTTGTCTAGAACTATCTATTACTCTATTCCAATAGTTCTCATCATCTTCCACTTTTCTGGCTATGGAATATAGTTTTTGAACATAGTCGATATGTGGATCTTCACCGTAGACATTGATGAGTCTATCTCTCAACCAAAAAAGAAACTCACTATCTTTCATGTCATGCTTCTCCCAGTATCTCCAATCACTTTCTAGCATCTCTGGTCATCTTTATTCTCAATTTGCGTTCTTTTTCTCTTGCCATCATAAGAGTTGTCTTACCAACTCTATCCGTAAAACAAATGCCATCAAGATGATCCATCTCATGCTGAATACATCTAGCGGTCAAGCCTACGAACTTAGTTTCATCCCATTTGCCGCTAACATGCTGATACTTGATCTTGATTTCTTGCGGACGAGAAATCTTGAAAAACAATCTTTTGAATGATAAGCATCCTTCAAGATGATCGTCTTCACGCTCTGATTTCTCAATGATCTCTGGATTGAAAAACACTTGCTTGTTCGTGTTATCATATCCAATGACAAATACACGATATGGTATTCCAACTTGTGGCGCAGACAATCCAAGACCACTATGCTTGAACATCGTCTCAAACAAAGACGATGAGAGATGAATTGGATCAATAGGGGGATTTGCAAAATCAAATGGCTTGCAGATTTGCTTGAGAACTGGATCAGTTGATTTCACAAGATCATAGATTTCATACGGACGAATCGTTTGCGCCGCCGTATTGATTTTTAGCATACCACCTTCTATCATTTTTTACTTTCCTTTATTTTATATCGGACTTTACGAGAATAGATACAATATCTTTGTTTGCCAAGAATGCTCGCGCACGATATGTTTTTGTGTATGTTGCAACATCGTTTTGTTTCGTAAACAAAACAAGATCGTCTTTCAAGATCAAATTGGCAATCTCAAGTGCCATTTTTTCCTTGATGTATTGTTCATAACGCTTTTCATCTTTTGTTATATCTTCAAATTCAGTAACCTTGTGCGTAACAGTAATCATCTTTGTGTCGACAGTCAAAGACTCAAACCGATCATTGCCTTTAGCAAAGTCTTGATAAGTTTGAAGTGTCGCCCGGGGCGAAGTCCAATCAATATTTGATGTCATTTCATTATCCTTGAGAAGTTATTTACCTTTTCAAATCTAACAACTGATCTAAACTTGTCAAAAAGAATATCACCCTTGTGTGAGATCACAAATACATTCGTATCCGTGCTTATGGAATTCAAGATCTTTAGAAGTTCTTCCGTACCATTTGAATCCAGAGAACTATCAAAGATCTCGTCCAACACAAGAAGATTGGTGCTAACACTATTCTTCATCTTTGCTATCGCGCGCCAAGTGAACAATAGCGACAAATCAATCTTCTGCTTCTCGCCTTCAGAAAAATTCTCATAGGAGAATTCGTCACGATGACGACTCTTGATGACTTCCTCAAAGTTCTCATTGATGTTGAAGTTGACAAAGAATTCCATCGAAGCCAAATACTTGTTGATCAGCTTGTTCATGATTGGCAAATATTGCTTGATGATCTTTGTCTTGATGCCACTATCTTTTAGAAGAATGGCAACTTGTTCGTGATGATGCTTGTCATTCACGATCTTCTTTTCTTCTTCATCAAGTTCCAACAACTTGTTTTCCAAGTTCTTCAAGTCATCCGTGTGCGTAGTATCAATCGTTCTATTGGTTTCAATGTTTTCCTTGTCCTTGACAAGACGATCAATATAACCACGAACAGCAGTTATGGTTGCAGTTTTCTTGTGCATTTCCGACGACTTGTCAACTATCTTCTTTGCAATCTTCTTTATCTCGTCAATCCTATCATTGACCTTCTTCATTTCCTTGTCAATATCGCCGAGACCTCTTTTGTACTCCAGAATCTTCTCGTCATACGACTTGATTTGTTCGGCCTTGAAGTCTTCTTCAATTGATTGACGACATGTTGGACAATTATCATTTTCATGATAGAAATCAATATCGGTTTGAGTCTTTGAGATATTGTAGTTGATCTTGACCGATAGATCATTTAGTTTGGACAACTTGTTGTTTGTCTTTCTCTCGTCAGAGATTGACTTGCTCAATTCTTCAATCTCAGCCTGAAGATCATTGTATTCAGTTGTCAATGTTGTTATTTGAACATTGCTATTTGCAATATCACGATTGATCTTTTCAATCTGAATAACATTTGTATTGTCCAATTCTTCAATCAACTTCTTGGTCGATTCAATCTTCACCTTAGTCAATTCACGACGATGTGAGACATCATTCATCATGTCCTTGAGTGCAACAAGTTTCTGCTTGAGCACAGCATTCATGGACGAAAAGATTTGAATATCCAAAAGATCTTCAATGATTGCACGACGATCAGATGCAGACAACTGCATGAATGGCACGAATGTAGATGAGCCAAGAACAACGATCTGCGTGAACGATTTGAAATTCATCTTGAGAATGAACTTCTCCAGGTGTTCTTGGTAGTCTCTGGATGAAGCATCCTGATTGACAAGTTGATCGTCGCAATAGATTTCAAATTTCCCCGGCTTTATGCCACGAACAATCTTGTATGACTTTTTTCCGATCTTGAACTCAATCTCTACAACACAGTCTTTTTCATTGACGCTATTCAATAGCCCTGGTTTGTTGATGCCACGAAATGGCTTACCAAATAGCGCGAAAGTCAACGCATCCAAGAGTGTTGACTTTCCGCTACCGTTGTTACCCACGATCAATGTCGTGGATGACTTGTTGAGTTTTATCTCCGTGAAGTCGTTTCCCGTACTGAGAAAGTTCTTCCAACGGATGGTTTCAAAGAAGATCATACTTTTTCCAAATTTACCGCTTCAAGATACAACTCTCTAAGAATAGACTTGAGTTTGTCCGATGATTCCATTTGAAGACCGTCTACATACTTGTCTAGTATGGTCATCGTATCTTCACCTTCATTTATTATATCGTCATCAGCACCATTTGTCAATTCGGAAAAGTCTTCCACGATGCTTATGTCCAATGGTGCAGCATCAGTCAACTTCTGCATGAATCTCTCAAATAGAAATGGATTGGTCTTGTTTAGCACCAATACTTTCACATATGTTCCAGAATATTGTGAAAAATCAATCGTCTTCAACTTATCAAAGTCCAAATCACTCTTGTCGTCATATGATATCTTGTAGAACATCTGATATGGATTTTCTACAAATGACAACTCTCTGGTGTTTGTATCAAACACATGAAAGCCACGCTTGTCACCATAGTCTGCCCATGTCATTTGATATTGATTTCCGAGATATGTGATATGACCATCTGATGACTTGTGATGAAAATGACCAGACAATACAGTTTCAAACTTGTCGAACACGGAACGACTCATGCCATCATGGCAAATATTACCACGATCCATTTCAAATCCAGCAATCTCCAGATGCCCAAATGCTATCTGTGCTCTACTGGACTTGATATGCTCAACTGTTCTCTGATGATTCTCGACATTGATCCATGGCAATAAACAAATCTCAACACCATCGACAACTATGTCGCGCGGTTCTTTATAAACTTGAATGTATTCATTCTGTTCAAACAATTCTTCAATCGCATTGATGTCGTTCGTGTTCTTGTATGGCACATCGTGATTTCCCACCAAGACATGCAGCTTGAGATCCATGTCTTTCATGCGACCAAAGAACTTGTTTCTCCAGCGATTGAGAATCACATAATTGATGAACTTGCGCCGATCAACGATATCGCCAAGATGAAACACAGTGGTGATATTATTCTCTTTCAAGTATGGAAAGAAAACATTATCCCAAAAACGAAAAAAATAATCATCAAACGCAAGAGAGTCATTTCTTGCGCCTGCATGAGTATCGTTGATGATGGCAATCTTCACTTAGATACTCTCTTGAACGGAGTCACATTTTTATTTGCTTTTGTATATTCAGCATCATACTTGACGATCTTTTCATCAATCAAATCGCGCATTCTGGCAAGACGTTGACGAAACGGTTGACGACGCCACACATCTTGGTTTGAATCCAACATGTTCTTGATCAAGTATTCTATTGATGCTGGTAGTGGCTCCTGTTCAGCCATTGGTATCTCCTTCGTAAAACTTTTCTATTCCTACTTTCTTGGACGACTTTTCTTTCTTTACCTTGCGTGTCTGTTCAAAGTTCTCTATGAACTCTGCCATGTTGTCGTAGATCTCTTGACCTTTGACGATATTAGATTTGAGTTCAGATCCCAATAATTCAAGATCCTCACCAGTAATTTCATCAAATATTCTTGAGTTCTCCAAAGACTTGTATTTCACATACTGTTGTTTCTTCTCTTTAGATATTCTACGAATGAATGCATAATACACTATTTGCGTGAAGTATGCAAAAGGATTCTTTGATTTCTTTGGATCAAAGTTCTCGAAATACATGAGACAATTTTCAATCGCATCGGCTATCATCTCATCACGATACGAATAGTTCGCAAAGTTGGGACGATACGATAGATGTTCCGCAATCTTCATGAAACATTCGCCTATGTAGTTTGGTATGGGCGGTTTGTTTTCCTTATTGCGTTTTGCTCTTCGCACATCTTTCTGGTACTTGACCAGAACTGCTAGGAACTCATTGTTATCTATGTAGTGATTGGATGGGGTTTTTTTCATGACGATTTCTCTTGACTTTCACTTGACAAAGCGGTACATTTGTAATGTTCAGCTCAATGCAATAGTTTTCTATTACTACTCAGTAACTTCATGAGACTTGAATATGCATCGGTTGATGCTTCTTCACCGTCTTCATCTGTTGTATCTGCTGGCTTGATACACTCCTTGTAGAATTCCTTTATTCTAACAGAGGTGCTGCAGATGATGAGCGTTTCTTCCTTATCAATAACAAAGGAAGATACATCCACGAAATCAGATGGTACCCATTCATGAAATGAAAGAGAAATACGTCCAGTCTGATCTGCATATTGACGCACAGCCATAGGATTCTCAAGGGTAACATTCTTTCCCTTTATTGAGGTATTGGAGATGAGATCCGTACCATTCTTTAGTTTTATATAAAGTATTTCCATGGTTATACCTTGAGTTCTATGTTATATAGTTTGTATTCAAAACGCTCTTCATTGTATATTCTAACACGATCCCGGAAATGTTTCAAGGTAAAGTTCTCATGTTTCTTGTATCGTAGATCATCAGCTATATCAAAAAGTACAGCCTTTTTCTTGTTGTCACCAAGTCTCAATCCACGACCAATGGACTGCAGATTGCGAATGCGACTCTTGGATGGTGAGGCAAAGATGATGTTGTGAAGATTGCGAACATTGATACCAGTGGAGAATGTGCCATATGATGCAACTATGATTGCATTGTTTTCCTTTTCAACGATTGCACGAATCTCTTCTCTGGTTTCCGTTTCTGTTCCACCATGGACAAAAAAGACTTTTCTACCTTCAGCTTTTTCTTCAATCAATTTATGCAATCCTTTTCCATGATTGTCAACATATTGGAAAAGAATGAGAGTATTGCCCTCAAGCGATAGAACAAGATTCCGAATGAACTTGTTTCGTGCATCGCTCGTCACGATATATTTCATCTCGTCAATATATTTTGCATCCTTGAGAAGACGAGAGATCTCTTCTGGATATTTTAGGACGAGACACTTGATCTCAAAGTCGGACAGTTGTTTCTTGTCAATAAGTTCTTTTGTGGTTACTGTCTTGCGTACAGGACCAAACAGACCTTCAAGAACAAGTTTGTGCGTCTTTGTTCCATCAAGTGTTCCAGTCATGCCAATGCGTAGAGAAGCATTGTCTAGATTGGTCATGATCGTTGTGAGCGACTTGGCCTTGAAGTTATGTGCTTCGTCTCCGATAACCCATTCATAATTGAAATAGTTTTTTGGCAAAGTATATAGAGATTGCCAAGTAGATATTGTCACAAGTTTATCGGAAGACTTTTCACGACCAGAATAGATTCTATGAATATTATCTTCAACACTCCAACCATTTTTCGTTGAGTAATCTTGGAAATCTGTATATAACTGCTCAACTAGAGATGTCGTAGGAACAATGATCAATCCTTTTTTATCTTGATCTGTCATATGTCGCGTGATAAGATATGCAATAAGTGATTTACCTGATGCTGTTGGAGATATCAACATTTGTCTACGATTACGAATACAATGTGCAAATGCTTCTATTTGATAATCTCTAGCCTCAATATCCTTGTTGCGGCTTTGTATTTGCAAAGACTCAGCATATTCTTTTGCTTCATGCAAAGAGAAAGAAGTTGTTTGAAGAACCTTGTCATCAAAGATAATCTTGTAGTTGCGTTCTTCGGCAAAAGATTGTAGATGCGGTATTAGACCATAATAGAGAGTAGAATCTCTAGTGTCATACATGCGTATCTTGCCGTCCCAGAGACGATTGCGAAACGCTGGAGTAAATTGATATCCTGGAACATAGAATGTGAAGTAGTCAGAAATTTCCCGTGCGACACTACGCTCGCAAGAGATCATTATGTATGCTTCATTCTTTTTTGCAACGATTATTTTCTCAGACACCTTGCGTAAACTTCTGCCATTCTATAGCATTCTTCAAATTGAATGAACGCTGGTGGATTTCCTTGATGATCTTTTCGCAACAGTCAACGAAAAGTTCCGTATATGATAACTTGTTCTTGATCTCAAGAACGTCATCGTCACCATCAATCATGGTGCCAATGTCGGCGCGAAGATACTTTTCACGCATGGGTTCCCAACCAAGTTGCTCAAGTTCTTCTGTGCCATTGAGTTTGCCATCATAATATCTCCATTTCAACTTGGTCAATTTGTTGAGATCAAACTGAAGTTTCTGTTCGCGCATCTTCTGATGCTTATATACTTCTATGTATTTGGCATGTAGAGACGATAGACGAATGGACTCTGTGCCCAACTCGGTGCTATCAATCTGTGAATCTTTCTTCCATGCTTCCATCAAGTCATCAATGTTTCTGATCATAATCCACCATTCTTGGAAATATAGTGACTATACACTATAAATCAAAGAATGTCAACATCAAAATAGTTATATCGGAATGTTGCAGAAGCTGTTAGTGTCATGCTTGCATCCATCGTGTAATCAAATGAGACTGAAGATACCATGGTAGGAAAACAGTCTCTAAATGTTATACGAATATTCGGTGTATTCTTATTTGACATTATCGTCATGATTGCATCTGATACAGTGCCACCATAGTCTTGATTGTCTTTCAATAGACGACGATACTGTTCAAAGTTTTTAGGAAATGTAAGTCCAGTTATCCAGTTGTGCATCTCCAACCACGAACGAAGATCTTCATCTACCATGAAAGTCAAATCCAATGGTTCATATTGAACTTTGTCACCATGTACATATAGATCTACAAATGGAGTGTTTTGCACAATTTCTGACATTGACAAACCAGGTAGATTGAACGTTTGGCAAAAATAAGTCAAGTGTGGCATTCTTGTGAATGTCAACTGAAATTTTGTTGGTTGTAGAAAACTTGTATTTTCTGGTTGCTTGTTTAGTTTTGCCATGTTTTACCTCTACGATATTTATAAACAAAAAGAGGGGGAACCGAAGTTCCCCCTCAAGTTGTAGTCTTGCTTTCTTTTTGTTCTTAGAATTACATCAAGTTTGTAACTCTGAAGATACGATAGTAGTTGTTTGAGCGATTTGAAAGCACGCCCAAACCTGCTGTTGCACCTTCTGCGAACGGATTTGCTACCATTCCGTAACGTGTCTTGAATCCGATACGTGGCTGGAATGTGTCTTGTCCGATTGCACGAACCATCTGTAGTGGAACGTATGGGCAGTAGAACAAGCCAGCGTCATAAGGTGATGTTCCCTTATAACCAACTGTTACAAGTTCTGCTGCATTTGTTGCACCAGATGTCTGACCGTAGTAAGGATCAATGTAGACCTTGATACGGTTGTGTAGAAGACCAGCAAATGTGTTACCTGTGTCGTCTACCTGTAGATCGGCCTGAAGTGCTGGGGTGTACTGTAGAACGCCAGCCATTGCCATTGCAGAAGCAACGTCAGATGAGCATACTACGATGTTACCCTTGCCACGACGAGTTGCACGAGCAATTACGTTTGCTTCGCGTTCGATCTGGAAGATAAGACCCTTGAACTTTTCAACTGACCAACGACCATTTGAGTCGGTATCCAAGTCAAATGTACCGGCAGTTGTTGTACCTGAAGAGCAGCCCAACTTTGCTGTTGCATAGATTGTGCGGATAACTTCACGGTTGATTTCTGCTAGAATTTCTGTTGACAGAATGTTTGCAAGTTCTGTCTCAGCATCAAGACCATGAATTGCCTTCAAGTCTTGTGCAAGTTCTAGAGTGTATTCTGCCTTCAATGCACGCTCACGAGCAGTTACTGTAACTTTCTCGATTGAGAATGCCATTTCAGCAAATAGATTTGTACCAGAGTCACCTAGTGCTTCACCCTGGGCTGTTGTCATACCGTTACCTGTGTTGGCAAGAGTATAGTCAACATAACCTTCGCCACCAGAAGACTGATGATTCTGAGATGCACCATTTGCACCAAGTTTGTTAGCAGCAGAGAACTTGGTATTTGCTTCTGTGAACAGGGCTTCTGTACCAGTCTGTGAATCGTACTTTGCGCGCATTGCGAAAATCAAGCCTGTTGGGCCTGTCATTGGCTGAACGCCGCAGATATCGTATGCGATCAAGTTTGGAAGCGCACGACGAACCAATGAGATTAGGATTGGATCGTAGTTGCTGATTGATGCGCCGGTTGCGTTTGTTGGTGCTGATTCTGCTAGGAAACTACGATCACCACCCATGAATGCTGCCTGCTGAGCAGAAGCAATCTGTTGGTTCTCAAGTACCATAGCCGTAACAGCTCTCTTATACGGATCGGCAATCTTTGGGAGATCTGGATGTTCCAGAACTGGACCCCACTTTTGTACTAATTGTTCAGTAAGTTGCATTTAAGTTAACTCCTTTAAAAAATTTATTTTACTATTGTGCGACTGATTGACTTAACATATGCTTCCATTACTGGGTCAGCAATCTTGTTAGCCTTTGCTTCTTCAAGACTCGTTCTCTGTGTCTCTTCCACAACATCAGTTTCTTCATCAAGTCTTTCGTTGTTTGACTTTGCTGGAGACTTTGTTGGGAAATAATTTTCGCGAAGAGTCAAGAGACTTTGTGTGTAGTCTTCAACTGTTGAGAATTCAACACCTTCAGACAATGACTTCATCTTCTCAACTTGAGTTGATGTTAGTCCTTCACAAATATCATGGAATGCTTCTCTCTTTGCGTATTCGATGATTAGTTTTCTCATCTCAACTGCAGAAGAGATCTGTTCATTCAATTTGCTTTCAAGTTCAACGACCTTTGAGGTCATTTCCTCAACTACATCAACTTTCTCTTCTGGAATGTCAATGTAGTGTTCAACGAATAGGTTGCGGAGACCAGCAATGAAGTCTTCGGTCAACTCTGAACGTAGACCAGACTCTACTGCCAATTCGTTTTCCTTAACCCATTCTTCAACGACATAATTTAGATAGTCGTCAACCTTTGTTGTTAGTTCTTCCTTGAGTTCTTCTGTTACTTGCTCAAGGATTTCAGCATACTGTTCCTGGATCTTCTCTTCAAGAGAATTGACTCTTGCAGTTACAGCAGCTTCAAAAATGGTTGCAGCCTTGTTCATGAAATCTTCGGAAAGATTTTCGCCGTGGAAAAGAGCGTCAAGATCTTCTTTCATGGCCTTCTTGTCGTCTTCATCGTCTTCTTTCTCGTCTTCGTCTTTTTCAGACTTCTCTTCTTCCTCGTCTTCGTCTTTCTCTTCATTTTTCATGTGATATGTTTCTTTTTTCATATCATCAGATTCTTCATTATGCATTTTCTTTTCTTCCTCATCGTCTTCTTCATTGACTTGAGGTGGAGCCTTCTGCATTGGCTCAGCTGGAGCTGGCTTTGCTCCTGGAGGAGTTGCTGTTGGAGCAGCAGCGGTAGCCTTTGATACGCCGGCTTCGTCAGCTGATGCAATAGCAGGCTGAATTGTTTGTGGTGAACCTTCTTGACCAGGTGTGGCTACAGCTGGTGTAGCACCGGCTTGACCGAAAGCCTCGCCACCCTTTGACATTGGTTTTAGAGAAGCCATGTTGCCTGAAAGAATTGCGGCAGCTGCTTCTGCTAGATTTTTCTTTGCCATTTTGTTTTTGCTCCTTTATATTAGACTATTTATATATTTTAGAGTTTTGAGAGAAAATTTTTGAATAGGCGAAGTTTGACATCTTCCATGTCTCTTCTATTAGCCTCATTCAAAGCCTTTTTTGCATGATCGTAGTCAACTTCTTTCCATTGACCATTTTCAATAATCCATTCTTTGCCTTCCATGATACCTCTAACAAAAGCATCAGGTGCAGAAGGATCTGCAACTATGTCTGCCGCTGTAGCCAAATAAAAATCATCCTGTACGAGATTTACACCATTCTTAGGCTTTAGCGATCCCAGTCCTCTAGAAGATACGCCCAATCTGGCGCCCTCATCAATTAGATTCTTCACAATCTTTCCATAAGGAGTATCCAAAATCTTGGCTTTACCCACATAATTTGTGCCTTCTTGTTTCAAATCCTTGATCATGTGTGATACACGATCAAGATTGATTGTTGGTGTATCTGGATGACCCAGTTCACCAAATGCACGATTTTGCATGATATAGTTTGTAGTATAACGAGATACTTCTCTTTGTAGGATATCCATTGGATATACTCTACCATTACGATTTTGACGCTCGGCTTGCAAGAAAACACCTTCAATGAAGTGTTCTTTATTTCCTGCAGGACCTTCTTCAGTCAAATAACGAACTTCTTCTACGACTTCTTTTATGAGTTTCATAGTCCCATACCTGTTCTTTTTCTCATAGTCATTTTTCTATTTCTTCGTATTCTGGCAAGAATACTTTTTCTTTTTCTTTCGGCCTTTAGTCTTGCGCGACGACGACGAAGTCTTTCGCCGGCAGACATGCGAACTGGTCTACCATCTGGCCCCATCTTGTAGCCTTTGCCTTTCAAACCAGAACCAAGAACTTTTTTGCGACGTTGTACAACAATTTTTCCATTTTTTCTACGCAAACGCGCTTTTACAATTCTAATTCTTGTTCCTTCATCAAGATTTTCTTCATCAATTGATTCTAGTGCTTCAGCAAGTTCAGCTACACCATACTTTGCAGCAACAATCTTCTTTGCCTCTGAAAGTTTGTCTTTCAAAATTTCAACAAATGATTCTGAAAGACTTTCATTTGCGCTATTAAAGTCATCTAGTATGATAGATTCTATTATTTTTTTAGTTGATGACATTTATTTAGTCCCTATCAAAGGTTGAATAGTCTTCAGAATGTTTTCTAAAATCAGCAACAATTGTATAAGAGCAACCTGTAGCAGCAAAATTTACAGTTTGCAATCCTACATTTCCATTTGAACCAGCACCAGATGCGTTGTTCAATATTATGATGCCATCACCACCTTCAGCAAAATCCATTTGACCTTGACCAGACAAAGTTACCAAAGTTTGATTTGGTGTACCGGTCCAATAAAGTTCAACGTAACCATTTCCTGCTTGACCTGCTACAACATCATAGATAACTTTTTTCAATGATAATCTATATGCTGTTTTACGATCCGTGCCACTGCCAAGAAGTTGATTGTTTGCATTCAATGAAAAATTCAACGCACCCGCATCAATTTTTAATACAGCAGATTCAGCAGTATTACCTGTCCACTTGTATACAACTCTTCTTTCAGAATCCACAAGTTTCTGTGATGTATTTGCCATCTTTACATTCCATCCGTATGTGCGCCATGTGCAAATGCTGCAACTTTGGCAAAGTTATTTTGATCTTTATTAATCATTCTTTCAATCTTGTAGCGATTGGTCAAATTTACTTTGTTGTAAACATTGATGATTGCTTGTGCAGTCATGACATCAACTTTTTGTTGACCGCCGTTATCAAATGTCAACATTCCAGGATTACCTTTTTGAACTATATCTTGAAGAGCAGGCATGTTGCCTCTACGATCTTGTTTTGCTTCATGCACTTGAACAATGCCTTTATTTCCGTGCATCATGTCAGAATAAGGTATTGTTACATACTGATGAATCTTATCTGCATAATATAAAGCAACTTTTCTTCCGTCCGGAAAAACGCGAATAGCCTTGCGTTTCAACATAATGATGTTTGGGGGATCTGACTTGAAAGAAAGATCTTCCATGACTATAGAATCATCAATATTTGATTGCTCGGTTTCAGAAAAAAATTTGCTTAGTGTCTTCATTTCTTATAGTCTTCTATCTTAATTATTATGCGGAATTCCTGCGCGATATTTATTTAATTGATGAATATTATTTTTTGGCATGTGTATAACGTTGCTACGCGGATCTCCAACAAAATGTCTTCTCAATTTTGAACCAACATCAACATGATAATTGTGATCATCAGATCCTACAATTTTACCAGTGTCGTTCAAATCTTGATGAATTTTTACATTGTCACCTATCTTAAAGCCTTCATTTATCTTTTTTTTTTCTTCAAAGAATGTTTTACCAATCATTGCTTTCTTGCTTTCAAGAACATTTACTGCTTTGGCAGAAACTGCTTTGGAAAGATCTTCTTTTAGACTTTCAAACTTGTCATTGACAATATTTTCTACGATTGTTCTTACAACTGCATTGCTCATAGAACATTTCTCCGATCTTTGATTATTCTTAGTATATTATTTAGATTGGTTTTATTCTCAACTTTCAATTGCTGAGATGCCGCATCATCCAATGGAGAGACTCCTGGAGATGTCGTGTTTTGAAATGCTGTGTCTACATCAAGCTGCTGTTGTTGACCATCTTGTTGTGGTGCAATAGGATTGTTTGGATCAGCTTGTTGTTGCTGTTGTGCTTGAGGATCTTGTGGCGTAGCTGCTTGTGCTAATTCGGCTTGTTTCTGCGCCATTACCATCATTTCTTCTTGTTCTTCTTCAATTTGCTTCTTGATTTCAGCAATTTCATCATCTGTTTGATTGAGAATGTTCTTGCGAGCCCATTCAATCGAGAAGTATTTGCCAATGTATGGATCTGCCAATTGTAGAACCGTGATACGATTCTGGATAAGTTCTGCCTTCTTCAACTCATCGAAGTTGTTATCCGTAATGAAATCATAATAGATGTTTTCTTTAAAGTCTTCCCACTCCTCAACTGTGCAAATACCTTTTAGTGACAATTGAACACGGAGTGCTTCGTCAAATAGTGTGGAAAACTTGTTACGAAGCCTAAACACAAACTTTGAGAATTTCAATTCATCTCTAGTAATTTCCGATGTGCGGCCAATTGAGAAGCCCTGTTGCATCTCAAGACGAGAAATAGGAATGCTTAATGACTTGTATAGTTTGCGTTCAAAGTACTTGACATCTTCCATTTCACCAAGATTCTGTCCGCCTGGAAGAGTTTGGATCTCGGTACCTTTGCCACCCTCACGGCGGGGTAGCCAAAAGTCTTCAAGCATTGATAGATGCTTGCGATCATCTCTGATTTCACCTGTGCTTGAATCATACACAAGTTTGTTACGATACTTGACCATCAAGTCACGAAGATATTGCTCAGCCTTGACCTTTGGTAGATTACCAACGTCGATGTAGAATACACGACGTTCTGGTGCTCTTGATAGACGATAGATGACTGTAGCATCTTCAACCATACGAAGCTGATTCAATGGCTTGATTGCCTTGTGTAAGTATGATAGAACCATTGCACGACGAGAATCCATCAATCCAGAATTCACATTGATGACAGAGTCTGGAGCAATTCTCATGCCCAAGTTTGAGTGTGCGCCAATGATACCGCGTTCATTGTAGAGATAATACTCTCTTACTGTCTTGATAATATCTGCAGCAGTTGCTGCATCTTTTGTCTTTTGAATTTCACGCACTTTACGAATGCGTCTTGGATCAATATAACGGAGTTCCTTGATACCATCTCTTGGTCTAGATTCATCAATGATCACATGATAGAACATTCTTCCGTCAATGTACCAACGACGAAATAGTTCTGAACCCATGTTACCAAAGTTCAACATCTTGAGAACGTTTGAAAATTCTTCGCGAATCTTTTTCTTGATTGAATCTGGTTGCTTGAGATCATCAAGATTGATTGTTAGTGGTTGAGTGTGTCCTTGCATGACAATGGCTTCATTGACAATATCGTCAATTGCAGTCTCCAGTTCAGGCTGCATTGCCATTTCACGATAACGTGTAATGAGTTCTATTTCGTTACGAACAACACCTTCCAAATCAACGTAGGTGCCAAAATACGCTCCGGTCTGAAGCGTAACGGCACCATCGTCGTTTTGAGGAAGGGCAAAGGACTTTTCTGTTATATTCTTGGCGTCCTGTTGCCCTTCCTGCTTCTTGGTTTTTTCGTTCGTTATCTGGAATCCAAATAACTTCCAATTAGCCATTTACTTTTCCCTTCAAAAATATCATGATATAAAACTTTTTATTATATCTTAGCCAAAAACCGAAGATCTTCTATCTGTAGTATTTGACAACCAATACTGATATTGGAATGTTACTGCGTATTCTTCAATCGCATCATTTGCACCCCAATCAAGATCAATTGGAGCAAGATCAATCGGAAACATACCAACAAACTGATAATCTTTTATTCTACTTCCAGTTTTTCCATACTGTTTGACAGTAGCATCACTGGTGTAAGAAGTTGCCGATGCAAAAGAACCATTTCTTCTATTTCCAAAATGACTATTGATTCCATTCATCCACAATTCAAATGCATTTTTGATAGCAAAATCTTCATCATTTATGATTGTTACGGTCCAGTCAGCAAATACGCGATTACCTGCAAGTTTTACTTCTCTTCCGAAGTATGGAACTACTACAGATCCAATACTTGATCCTGGTAGTTGTGCAGATCTACACATGAAAGTAAATTTTCTTGATGCAATCGCGCCATTTGTAACGACATTAGTAGGAAAATTCATCGTAACTTCAAATAGATTTGGTCTAGCACCATCTCTAGTTAGCGTTGAACGAAAATCCGTGATATTAAAAGCCATCTAAGATACTCCTATCTTTTATCTATTTAGATTAGAATCTTCCAACAATTTCGTCAAATGAAACACCAGTTCTTACAGCAACAAAGTTCAACTGAATAAAGTTGATTGAACGTGCTGGTTTAATATAGATGTCACCTACAAACTCGTTGCGATCAATTATTTCTGGAGTATTGTTTGTTTCGTCACAGACAACTCTATAGTCAAAGATTCCGCGACGACCTTGAACGTCACGAAGATATGGATCTACTAGAGATACAAACTGTGAACGTGTAAATTCGTCATTGAACTCAAACAGTGAATACTTTGCTGCAGTTGCAATTGCCTTTTCAAGTACAATGAATAGACGACGAACATTGATGCGGTCAAACGCGCTAGGTTTTGTCAACATTGTTTTATCGCCAAACAATACAGTACCTTCACCAGGGAAGGACACAACAGGATTTACTCCAACCTTGTAGAGATCATCTCTATTTGTCTTATTTGGATTCCAAGACAACTTGACAACATTTTTAATTTGTCCTCTATTCAATCCTGCAGGAGAGAACCATGGATCATTTGTATTGTCTGTGCGAACACATAGACCTGCAATATCTCCATTTAGAGGAACATAACGATACGTGTTATTATACTTGTCAAACATATATTTCCATGCAGAATCAAATACTGCATAAGAACTTGAGCGATTAATGTTTGTATTCTTTTGCGTTGTTATCGCTGTTACTTCGTTACCTGGATTATTAACAACGTTTGCTGAGGCTGGAGAAATGAAAGCAACGCAATCTTTTCTATATTCAGCAACATTATCGATAATGTATTGTGCTAGAGTTCCGCTTGCATCTCCGGTAACAAGTAAGGAAACATCAACTTCATCAGCATTTCTTAGTTTACCCCAAGCAGTTTGCTTGTCTGCATCAGTCGCTGCTGTATATGCACCGCCAGAAAGCGTTGTTCCGTTTGCAACAGCTGGACTCATTCCACCAACACCAACATACGTTACACCGTTCGCTGTAGCAACACCCCAGTTTGATGTGTTAGCTGGATGTGCAAGCCAACGAATCCAATTTGAACGTGTGGCAAGAACATCAACGTAGAAGTTTGGTGAACCATCAGAATTCTTTGCATCAGATGCTACTGATAGATTTGGAAATGTTTCTAGAACTGCTCCGGCAGCATTTGTTCCCGCTGGTGTACCACCTTGGGCAATCGTTCCTGTAGCATCAATCACCGCAATATGAATTTCGTCATTTGATGCACCACGAGAACTTGCATATAGAGATGTTCCTGGAGCATCATCAAAGAATGATGCGTAAGCCCATGAGGAGAACACAGCAGCGTTTCCTGCTGAAACATATGCAACTTTAATTGAGTTTCCTAGCGTACCAGGATGTTTAGCTGCAACACCCAAGAAATTAGTGCTTGCCCAACCACTATTTGCAGTTACGGAAGTTCTATAATTGTTGAACCAAGAATCGTTATTTTCGATCAATAGTCCAGTTCCATTTGCAGTTGCATTCTTAGAACTTGTATTGATTGCACGAACAAGTTTCAAATTGTTTCCGTAAGCCAAGAAACTTGCTGCAGTCATGAATGGAATAAATGTCGTATTGTCTGGCTTGCCAAAAATAGCAGCAAGAGTGTTTTCGCTATCTACAGTAACTACCGTATTTGCTGGACCCCAAGGAAAATCGCCTACGAAGCCACCGTTTGTAGTAGAAACGGCAGGAATGACGGTTGTTAGATCAATTTCAGTAGTAACTACGCCCGGACTCAATTGAAATGGCATTGTTTACTCCTTTCAGAAGTAGAGAATTTTGATACTTATATGATAATATTTATAGAAAAGCAGTTTTTCAAAAACGACTTCTCCAGTCATAATCATAACTATCCAATGGCGCTTTCAATTTTCTTTCCTCAAGCCACTGTCTTTCTATATCGACCACTTCCATATCTCTATCATTTATACCATCATCAATGACCCCAAAGGGCACCAAATCTTCTTGAGCAATGTTCAATTGCTCTCTTTGTAGCACAGATCGTATATCCCCATTCAATGATTCCCTAAAGTTTCTCTGTGCAATGAACCATGCAAATAGAACAAGTGTCATGGCTAGATCATCATGACTACCCTCTTCGGCAGCAAACGATTCACGGGAAGCAACAAAAGTCATCAATTCCATGATCGTATCAGCGTCATTTATTAGTAACTTATCGCTCTCGACAAGAGTTTTCAAGTTTGAACACCCAATTCGTTTTGTAGCCACAGATGTCTTGACACCAAACTGAATCTTTTTTGTGTGTCCGTAAGACATCTGCTGACCCTGGCGCGGTTTTATCTGTATCTTGACTAGATTTTCGTATTCAAGTTCATGATGTAGAATGTCAGCTATCTGTTGACCAATGTCATTGATTTCAACCAAAATGTAAGCATTGTTATAAGCCGTAGCTGCATTGAATATTAGTGTAGGATAAAGAAGAGGTGATATATCTTTATCGCGATACTTTGCAACTTGTTTATAGGGTATGCTTGTCACATCCATAATTGAAAATGCCGAATAATCAAGACCCTGTCCACGAGAAACGTCAACAGTCACGACATATGTGTGGTCTTTTTGTGGCTCTTCAAGAATGTCAAGTTTATTGTCTTGACGAATTGGGTTATTGAATACAAGTGTTTTGAGTTTAGCACCAGAGATCAATGTGTGAGACGAACCAACAAATTCTGTTTCAAACTCAACTCGGAATTGATCAAGCGACGTATTGCGTATCGTTTCTTCTTTCCATCTCTCGTCACGACCGGGAACTTGTGACCAATGAACTTCAATAGGCACATAATTGCTTCTCTTATTCGTTGCATCAGACCACATGCGATAGAAATGATTCAAACCGTTTGGTGTAGAAACGACAAGAACCTGTGATGTCTTACCAGAAGAAATTGTAGGATAAACCGAATTGAAGAACTGGTCTGCCTGATTGTTTGGCACGAATGCATATTCGTCAAGGAACAGGATATTATATGAACCACCACGAACTGCACTTGATGATGTTGCAGCTGCAAGAACCTTGGACCCGTTCTCTAGTTCAATGTTACCCTTGTTCCAAGTCACGATACCTTGTTGCAACCAAATAGGTAGATTTTCATATGCGAGCTGTAGGCGACTCAATAATTCTCTTGCAGTTGATCCTTTGTTTGCAAGCATCGCAACGCTTGTATTATCGCGAAATAGAATTTGATGTAGGAGATATGCAATGATTGTCGTTGACTTACCAACCTGACGAGGCATCTTACACACGACGAAACGATTCTTGTGAAATGTTTCCAACATGTGTTTTTGAAAGTCCCACATTCTAAATGGAACAAGACCAGTATCTACATTGACGATACGCATGTAGTTCAATGCAAAGTATACGGGATCTTCCGAACACTTTACATATTCCTTGATTTGATCTTGTGTCCACTCAATCTTTACGCCTGCGCGTTTTAGATTGGGATTAGACATGTATGAGGTAATTTCAGCCATCTTGTTCTTTGCTTTGTCTTAGCAGCTTTTGCAATTCTGCAGTTGATCCAACAAATACTGCATTTTGTACATTTACACCAGAAGAAGACTTTGAAGTTTCTTCGTTTAGATCTTTCATTTTCTTTTGTAGATCTATAAGTTCTTTTGTCACTTCTGAAATGTTCTTGATCATACCAGCAACGACTTCGTATGCTCTAGGTGATTCGCTTTGTTTTGCTACAAAGAGTAATTCATCAAGTGCTTCTTCACCTTTACGCATAAGACTACGAATGGTTTGTCGTGTCAAATCATAATCGGTTTGTGCGTCGTTAGTTGGCTCAATAACTGGAACAACTTCTTGACTTGTTTTTGTTATTGGTTCTATATTCAATATTTCACTTAGATTATCATCAATTTTGCTCATTACTGACCTAACGTATTTGGAAATTCTATAATTGTTTCGGTAAAGCCGAAGTCACTATTTACATTTGCAGTCAATGGATCTGGTGTAACTGATCCAATAACAAGTTTGATATTTGAAACATATGAACTTGCAACATTCCATGATGCACCAGAAGATGCTCCAGTTATTTCTACGTTTGACCTAAATGCACCAAGACCATTTTTTGAACCATAAACATCTTTTATATAGAGTTTTCTATTTGACGTATCGTGTTCAATGACCTCAGCTTTTGCATCAGGAAACTGATATGTGCCACCTTGCCATATCAACTCTCCTTCCTTAAACACACTAAATCCACCAGATTGAAGATCAAGAACGTATATTGGTAGTCCACCAGAAGTACCTGAATTGAATGATCCATAGATATTTGTATTTGCTTTTGTGATGATCTTTGAATCTGAAATTGGTCCAAATAGCATTGCTCTTACAGTAAACGTAAGATCAAATATTACCATTCTTGTAGTATCTTCGTCGTGTGAACTTTCATAATCAACAGTATATGCGACCGAATTCAACATGATTGGGACATCTTTTTTGATTCCCATTGTGCTCACAAGATCCAAAGTCAATGTATAATCAGGATTGAAAATAGGAAGTATTTGTTCAACTATTTGCCATCCGTCTTCAATGTTTCTAACATAAATTGACAAACTAAACTCATAGTTGTATGGAACACCCATATATTGAGTTTTTTGCGTTGTACTTGTAGCAGTGGCTATGTTTGTATTGCGTATCAAACTATTTTGTTTTCTTGTCGGATCATATTCAACGCCAATGATTTCAAAAGAAATTCTAGGTAAAGTAACCTGAATATCCTTAGTCAAATTTGGATCACCTTTGATACGATTATAAAATTTTTCCTTTTGTGCATAAACGATTGGAACAAGCATACGTTCAAGTTCAGTTGTTCCTGCTTTGTTATATCTTATCAACTGAATGTCATTGAATAGTGAACCAAATGCAACAACAATCTTGCGTGTTATGCGATGATAGAAATGATTACCGAATACACCTGACATCAAGGTTCTCCGAACGGATTGGTTTCCGTAAAGTCAATGATGCCATTTGCATCTGTTTGTATTTCAAGATTGTTTGTCAATTCATCAGATATGCCATCAAAGTTCTGTCTATCAAACGATGACAATGTAAAGTTTGCATTTGATGTTGCGCCACGAATAGCTGTTGCTGTAGAGAAGATGCCTTTCATGTTTATTAGTTGTAGTGTATTATTGGCAGGAAACCAATTTTTGACAATTGCAGTAACAGAAGACGAAGAAAGATTTGCACCTTGATATACCGTTTCACCTTGTGTAAATGCACCTGTTCCACCAGCAGTCATTGCCATATTTTGTGTATAAGAATATTTACGAGCAATTTCATCAATCTCATTCACACCAGTATTAAATCTTTCATTAGAAAATTTATATAGTTCAAGAGATAGTTCATAATAATAGAATAAAGGTGGACGACGACCTAATGTGTAGAAATTTCTTTCTTCTTCCACATATTTTATTTCAAACATGTTTGAAAGAGCCGGAATATAAACAAGATCTCCTTCACGTGGTCTTGGATAAACAGAAGTTGGTGCATACTTTTCATATACTCGTCTTGCAACAACAACACGCATGGAGTCACGAATTTCAAGACCAAACTTACTAAAGAATTCACCAGGTCCTTCAAATCCAGCAACTGACTGCAAATACATTTCCATAGGATATGCAGCATCATATAATTTTACAGGATCTTCACCGTATATTCCATCTTCATCACTTAAAGATTTTCTTGGAATGTAATAAACGTCAGAACCATACTGCTTGATTGATTCTATTATCAAATCTTCTACAAGAAGCTGTTCGGGTGTAACAACACCAGGATAGTTATGAAAATAATGATTGGTTGCCATCGAGTGCCTTAGCCCAGTATAAACTCTGGTGGAACTTCGTACTTGTCTTGCATCTCTTGTTCTAGTGTAGCAATTTCAGATTCAGCTTCGTCATATATTTGCTGACCATTCAACTGAACACCACCGGGTAATTGAATACCACCAAACTTCTTCAAGTTCAATCCCCATTGACGCTTGATCAATGCGGTTGAGTATCTCTTCAACCAACGATCATTATATACATCATTATATGAATCCGGATCAACAATTCTATATGCTTCTATGATCAAGTATTCATTTGTCTGTATATCCGTTCCCCATTGAAGATCGATATACAATCTATTCTGATGACGATTGAAGCGAATTGGTTGCTCGCCAGAAAATAGCATATCCAACGTGCGAAGATGTTGCTGCGTCAATACATAATTGACATATGATGTTGATGTGAAGTCATATAGTTCGTGTAGGCGAAGCTGATAACGAAGATCAAACATATTGACAGTTGCATTTGTTGATGACAACGGAAATATTCTTGTTACACCTGTAATTAGATCAGACGCGCCATAAATTGTAATAGGAACTGAATTTGCACTTGATGAGAACACGGAGTTCATCACCATTGAACCCTTGTCATTTATTGTAGACACGGTTTTTGTTTCACCGTTGATCGTAAGCTGTGTTACACCTGCGGTAAATTCTGCGGCAAAATTTGTACCCGAACCAGTAACTGTTGCATTTCCAGAAACAACTGTAGCAGCACCAGATGCTTGAGTCATGTCAATATATTGACGATCAACATCCGTTTGAGTTACAAGATGCTTTAGATAGACTTTTTGAATTGCATCGTAGTGATAATCTTGAAAGTATTGTAGTGCATCATCAATACGATCTTCAACTTGATCGTCATCAACATTGATTTCAATGACGGGAAATCCAAGACGACGCTTGCAATAATCTATGAGTGCGGTACGAGAACTTGGTGTTGCCATTTTATTACCTATTCATTGTTTTTTAGTTGCTCTTGTGCTATTTTTACTAATTTGTTTATAATACTTACGGATACTTCATATGGTAATTTAGCCAAAGCACCCAATATCTGGTTTAGTTCTTCTATCGAAAGTTCAATTACAATTTTATTTTTCATTATATTTATTTTAAGAAACTGGTCCGTTTCTTGTTCCTAAAGTAATGTAAATGATATTTGTGTTACCTGTAACAGCAAATCCTGTATCGCCTATGTTACCAGTTGCTCCTGCGGCACCTCCAGGTTTTGCACCGTATGTTGTATTGAATGCGTAACCACCACCGCCATTTGCACCACCAAATCCTGCTTGTGCTGTATTACCACCAGGGCCGCCAGCACCAGCAGCAGGACTTCCGCCTGGAGACGCTGCACCACCTGCACCACCTAGTGATGCCGTTCCGTTTGATCCTGTCGATCCATTTGGTACAAATAAAGAACCTCCGCCAACGCCACCAGTTCCACCAGGAATACCAGCACCGCCACCACCACCGCCACCGCCATAATAGTTATAATATGGCACGCCTTTACTAGGAACCAATAGATATCCCAAAACACCGCCGCCACCGCCACCGCCACCACCAGGACCGCCTGGACCACCGGCACCTCCTGTAATTGTTCCCAAATTATCAACTATAATTTTAACATTATTTGCAGCATCAGCAGTAAAAGCAGATCCGCCTAAATTTCCAATTCCACCAGTACCACCAGATGAACCTGCTGAACCTGGATTAGTAGGATAACCAGATCCACCGCCTCCGGCACCGCCTGTGCCAGCAACTCCAGTTGGTCCCGTTGCTCCAGTTATTGTTGCTCTATTTCTAACAAATATTGAAGTTCCGCCATGCCAACCATTTGCCGTTCTATATGCGGGAACTGTATTTGAATTTCCCGAAACATTTGCAGTAATAAATGAAATTACATTTATTGGAAAATTAGGATGAGGTACTCCTATCGCAGTTCCTGTTGCCGACCTAAGATTATAATTATTTGAAGTTGATGTTATATTCAGTAGTGCATAAGGTCTTGATATTATCGTTACAAACATTGTGGGTTTAACCTCAAGATCTAACGTCTGGTATCATTGCGCCATACATGTTTGTTCCGTCTGAAACAAACGAGAAAAGATCTCTACTATTTGCTGCAGTTGTCAAAGTTGGTTGAACATTTGCAGTAAACTTGTATTGATTTGAAAATGTTAATGTTCGACTACCAACTGAATCTTGTATAACATGAAGAATGTATGTACCAACTCTCAGGTTTGTTGCATTTGCAAGTGTTCTATTTCCGCCTAATGTTACAGTCGCTATTCTGCCTAGGGAACCATCCCATGTTATTGACACACCATCCGTCAAGGTTTGAGATATGTTATTGGCTTTCGCATCAGATATTGATCCAACTACATCAAGACTTGCGGCAGGTGATGATGTTTTTATGCCAACATTACCTGTTGAATCTATTCTAATGTCTTCGGTAGAAGATGTTCCTAAAACTACTACATTTGCCGAAGGTGAATGAATAAATGAAGTATTATTCCAGTATACACCGCTATTTGATGTTGTTAAAAATGTGATGTTTGCAGAAGACATGACAAGATCACCTGTCATGGTGTTGCCTGTCTTTAATACCGCACTAGAAACAGTCAAATAGACTCCATTTGAATTAGGACTATTTGATGTTGATCCGCTACCTCGCGGAAATGTCACAACCCATTGTGAACTATTGCTATCGTTATAATTAATATATAATGCACCATCATTTGAATTCCACCATAATGTGCCGTTTGATGTATTGGCAGGTGCTTCGTCGGATATCAAAATCTTAGGGGTTTTTTCCCATGCTCCGATTGTAGCACTATATGTGAAAGATAAACCGCTCTGAGTAAATCTATCACCGTCTACAGGATTAATAGGGAAATTAATTGCCATGTGTCATTTTTCTTTTTTACTTTGGTTCTAAAACAGGCCAAGATGAATATATCTGTTCAACGGCAGCAATAAACTCTTCTAGATTCGTTGCTGCGTTTAGCGCAGTTTTGTTTGCTTCTGAAGCAGCTCTAACAGCACTTCTATGAGTTGCAATCTTTTCTGGTATTTCAACTCCTGTTTCTTGCTTTCTAATTACATACCAATCAGTTGTTTGTAATATTGCGTATGTAGTAGTATTTACTTGGTTTTTAAAAGTTTCTTTCAATGAATCTAGGTCTTTTGGTACAGGATCACCTTGCATACTAACATAATAAAAGCGATCATCGGGTCTTACAGGATCTGAAACTTCAGTAATACCAATTGCTGATTTTTCTTCCCATGTGGTAAGTCTTAGCCAATTTGCTGGATATTGAATACCATTGTGTATGAAAGGAACATCAACTTGTAGCGGTTTTCCATCTAATACAAACATATTTTACCTTTTTATTTCTTTTTATATTTATAATGAATTGTTTTTATCTTGCTCTTGCATATTTGAATGGTGTCTCAGCAAATGCTGCAAAAAATGTTGTTGTTGATGCTGAATTTATTCCGCCACCAGATGTACTTTTAATTTTAAATCCATTAGATAAAATATCTAAATATGCGAAACTTGTCTCTACAGTAGTGTTATCGGCTTGTAGAGACAATGATATAGGATTTGTTGTACTTCTTACAGCATCAACTAAAACCCAATTTGCCAATGCGTTTGTGCGAAGAAGTAAAAATCTTGGTCTAAATCCACACCAAACAAACGGACCATCTGTACTATTATTTCCAACATATGATCCAAATCTACTAAATCCTGCAACCTCAGACCAAAGATAAGCAACATATCTGGCATTATTGAAATTTACATCAAGATGAGTACCTAGACTAAACGTTGTAGAATTTGCAGTTATATTATTCCAATATGTCGCTCCCGCGGCTGCTGCAGCAGTGCCATTCAACAAAAGATAATTTGTGTTTGCAATGCTGGTGTGCCAAACAGCCCAATTAGTTGTTGTATTTGATGCGCGTTGTTTGACAATTATCATTGATGGTGCAACACCAAGAGAATGACTTACATTTGTGTTTGCCCCAGTTCCCGTATATGTGACAATGTCAAATCCTGATGTAGGACTTTTTTTCCATGCCCACGACACCATAGTTGCTGTGTTTATATTTAATCGTGAAGTTATTCTAGCACCATCAGCTGCAGCATTAATTCCATTATTTTTAATTGTAAATCCATTTGAGTTAAATGAAACAAACTCTTCTTCAATCTTGTCAAATGTAGTAAGATTTGTGTATTGAGAAGAATATCTTGTGGCCGTAGAACTTGCACCAACTAGATTTATTTTTAGATATTGAAGACCTAAGAAATTACCTTCTGAACCAGATCCTATGGCAACCCTCATTGCTGAATTTGTTTTTTCATAATGTGTCTTGACCAAAATACGATTTCCGGATGAGTTTGTTCTATACGCTCTCAAGTTACCATCGGCTTCGCGAGTAAGTACAAACACGTTAGTCGTTGCGACATTTGATGTCAACGAGACAACATTTGCGTACTTTTCTTCAGCTGCTTCAGCCGCTGGTGTACTTGAATGCTGAAATGAAAGTCCAATAGTTGGCGCAGGATCTACACCACCGACCCAATGAGTAGATGTTTGAGAAAACATGCCTAATGCAAAGCGATTACCGGTAGTTCCTATATTTCCCTGATCTTCTTTTCTATAAATTGCAACTATACCCGCAGAATTTGCTGCGTCAATACCTCTTAATTGATATTCAACTTCAAATGGAGTATTTGCATCAATATCAACATCATAATATATGCCAGTTCTTACATTTGTTCCAAGAGATCCGCCACCTCTCACACCAGAATTTGCTGTGTCAATACCCCATTGCCAATTTGCAGTATCACCAGCCCAATTCAATCCTGTATTAGAAATAAATGTATTTGCTGCAGTCAATCCACTAAAACGTGAACTGTCTATTATTACATGATCACCATTCGTTGTTGAATTTCTTCTCTTGAACCAAATAAAATCTGGTGTAAAAGCTGTACCTGTAATACTAACATTTGATGTTGATCCATTACCTGTATATGTGATTACATCAAAATATGTATTGCCTTTTTTGATTGTTGGTGCTAAAAGATTATTTGAATTTAGTGCCACAAATCCTGTTGGTGGGGTATAAACGAAGGGTCTTTGACCAAAATTCCAAGTACCAGAGTCCGATGTATTATAAGCACTTGATGCAAAAAATATGGCTTGACCTGAAACAGAAACACCAGAAAACATTTCATTAGTTCCTGCGGCGGGATTTCCACTAGCAAACCAAGAGCCATTTTTTCCGTACCAAAATTTTCCAGCATCCGCGTCATAGGCTAACATGTGTATATCTCCAGGATCTAAAGTTCCTCCAGAAACATACAATGTTGTAGTACTATTAGTTATTTTATAAAGACTTCCGACGCTTTCCAATATTGACCAGGATAGAGCATCGCCGTTGCCAAGATAACTTATAGTAATACTGGCCGAACCCGACATTAAACCTGACTGAATTCTACTCGGATTACCTTCTGAATTAATTACAAACTCAGCATACCATTTTCCTGTGGTCATACCAATAGACGATCTTATTCTTTCAAAGGAACCACCACTAGAATTTTTTACTTGTAAATTACCATTCGCTGTTGTTATGCTAGTACCTTTATCTACAACGTTTAAAATAGCATAATTCAATGTGGGTGTATCAGTCATTTGATCAGTTGATGCAACACCAGCACTTTGAGTCCAATTGTTTGCATTTCCGCTGGTGTCTACGCCAAAGTTTGAACTATTTGCAAACTCTAGTCTATGACTTGTTCCTGTATAAGTTCCAAGATATTTTTTTGGTCTCCAAACACCAGTTACGGGATCTGTTTCAGCAAAAGAAGACGGCGTCAATGCTTGATTATCAATGAAATGTAAATCAGACATATAGCCATCATAAACACCGCCAGGATTACTCTGATATGTGTAGTTACCATAATATTGAGTGGCTGAAGAAGAATTTATATACTGAACTGTTGTGGTATATGAAGATGTGTTTATATATTCTTGATTGTTTACCCAAGCCACCATATTTGATCCAAGACGATCATACTTCAAAACGATATGATACCAAGCTGATGGATCCCGTAAAACTCCAGTGCTTGTTACGTTTACATAGTAACCAACAGCATTTGTAAATTGATAATACCAAAGTTGATCTGATGAATTTATACCAAAAACAGATTGATAATATGTGCTTCCACCTATTGTTCCAGCTAATAAAGGATAAAAAGTTGCAAAAGGACCACCTCGCTTGATCCAACAACTCCATGTCCATTTATCAAGATTTCCACTTGCAGCCAAACTTCTAGACAAAACACTACTGCCTGGTCTAAAACGCATTGAATATGCTATAGAATAACTCGTTCCACCTGCAAGAAGAGGATGAACACTGCCCGGAATCATTTCATAACCTCAAGTATCATTTATATTACCAACATTCAATAGAACTTGACATACATATGAATTCGTTGTACGCACAGAATATATGATCGCATCAACAGCATTTGCAGTCGTTGTCAATGTTGGTGCTGAATTATCCACAAACTTGTATGCTAGCCCAAACGATAATGTTCTACTACCAGTGCCATCTTGTGCAACATATATCACACCAGATTGACCTATAGTCGTATTTGTTGCATTTGCCAATGTTCTATTACCGCCCAATGTTACTGTAAAGCTGTTATTTGATGCAAAGTCTGGTGTAATCGTTGCGCCATCAGTCAATGTAGTTACGCCGCCAGCAGCAGCGCCTATGATGTCAAATTTTGAGCGAGGAGAAGATACTCCAATACCAAGTCTACCACTAGAATCTAATCTCATATCTTCAGCAAATGCTGTACCAAATACTAACGTATTTGCTAATGGTGAATGTATAAAAGAAGAACCAGTTCCACTCCAATATATTCCAGAATTAGTTGCATCAACAAATGCAATATTGGCACCTGACATGACAAGATTTCCTGTCATGGTATTGCCAACTTTTTTTACAGCAGCATCAGCAGAAATATTAGCTGAGTTTGCTTTATCAAATGAGGATTGTAGAACTAAATTGATTGAAATCCATGCGGATCCATTCCACTCATATTGCAAATCATTGACTGTAAAAACATCTCCGACGTTTGGTGAATTGGGAAAATTGATTGCCATTTTTTTACCTATTATGATCTAACATCTGGTATCATTGCGCCATACATATTTGTTCCATCACAAACAAACGAAAATATATCTACACTATTTGCAGCCGATGTCAAAGTTGGTGTTACGTTTGCAGTAAACTTATATTGTGTTCCAAAAGTCAAAGTGCTATTACCAGTAGTATTTTGTTGTACTTTAAGAACGTATGTGCCCACACGAATATTGGTTGCGTTTGCAAGCGTTCTTGCGCCACCCAATGTTACTATTGCTATTCTACCTAAAGATGCATCCCATGAAATTGATGCGCTATCAGACAATGTTTGTGATAAAACATTTGCTTTTGAATCACTAACTGTACCTGTAACATACAAACCAACTGCAACATTTAAATTTCCGTTAGAATCAATACGAAAATCTTCAACTGCAGAAGTTCCAAATATTAATACATTTGCCTCTGGTGAATGAATAAACGAAGTGCCATTCCAGTATATACCATTATTGACTGACGTAGCAAAAGCAATGTTTGCACTCGACATGACAAGATTTCCTGTCATGGTATTTCCTGTTTTCAATACCGCGGCATTTGCTTTATCAAATGCGGCAACAGCAATTGCATTTGAACTAATTGTTATAGTACCAAAAGCACCTTCAGATGTTGAGATCCATTGCGTTGTATCTCCATCTCCATAGTTTATGTATAGGGTAGCACTATTTGAATTCCACCACAGAGTACCATTTGAAACACCACTTGGTGCTGTATCAGAAACGTATACTATTGAATTTGTTGGTGTAGAACTAACAACTGTAACATTGCTTACAGAAGTTAAACGACCGCGTGAATCAACTGTAATAACAGGTATTATTGTTGCATTACCATATGTGGTAGCAGTAACACCAGTAGTTGTCAAATCAAATGTTAGATTGTCACCAGATGCGTCGGCAGTTATGGCAACGTTTCCTGTCGTTCTAATTGTCAATGTGTCTGCGTTAGAATCAGCTACAAGTGATGTGCCATTTGCAACTATAGTAGTAAATGATAGTTGAGCAGCACCATTCGCTTTATTAAAAGCAGCCGACGCAATTACATTTGCAGTATTTGCTTTATCAAATGCAGTATTTGCTTGATTGAAAGCATTGTTTGTCTTTGTATTTACTGATACCCAAACTGTTCCTGTATACTGGTATGTCAAATTACCAGTTACAAAATACTCTCCTGCTATTGGTGAATTAGGAAAATTAATTGCCATCTATGTCAATCCTGTAAACTCGGCCAAACTATGCTAAAAGGATTTTCTTGTTTCGTAATATCTGCCAAAGCCTGTACATATGCATCTAGATTTTGTATAGAATCAACTTGAGCAAGACCTAATCTTTCATGTCTATAAAATCTATTGTAACGCCATTCAACTTCTTTGATTTTTTCATCACGTTGTCTTCTTACTTCATTCCAATGAGAGTCAATTTCTTGCTGTGACTTGTTTGATACTAACCAATTGACACCTGTCCATTCTAGTTTTTGTGAAATATCTACGTTTGGCGGTGGATCTACTAATCTATAACCAGCAAAACTAATGTCTTCTTCGGTAAAAGGCAAAGTTCTAGTTTGACCGTTTAACAATCTTATTCTATTTGGTAGTAGTTTTGGATATTCGCCATTTTTTGTGTAATACATTTTTTACTCCTAAACCCATGGAACAACATTTGCTGAAATGGCAACCTGACCCTGAATCGTAAGCGTTTTTGGTGGTGAACTTGCGTCAGTTAACGAATTAGTTGTTCCTAATAGTAATGAAGTACCTGTTACTGCTTGAAGAGTTGTAGTTGGTGGTGTAAAATTACTGGTATATATTGCAGTTCCTCTGACAGCTCGCAGATTGGATAGATACCCGGCCCAAGTTTGGCTACGATCTACACCAATCTCCATTTTTATAGTTTCACTGGCATTGGTTAATGATGTAGTTCCCGTAAGAGCCTGGCTAACTCCATTGACGTAGATAGATACCGAACCCGCCGATGCCACCCAAGCCAAATGTGTCCAGGTGTTTAAAGTAAGTGCTGTGCTAACAGATGCAGATCTAGAACTACCATCATACCAGAAAAAATGTGGTTTTCTGGCATCACTCATGCCTACACTCCAACACATTTGAAAACTGGTAGGGGCTCCATCTCCAAGTACTATGCTAGCATAATTTGTTGCAGTAACCAAAGACGTAGGGTAGATCCAGGTTTCAATAGTAAATGTTTTTCCCGAACCAAAAAAAGTATCTTTAGCAAAATCACCTGATGCCGGAAATTCTATCCAATCGGCAGTACCATCAAAAAAAATGCTGTATGCAGGATCTTGTGACGGCGCTGACGGCCAAAGCCCTGCGCCACGAATTACCTGTTGATCAATTAAAGAAAAAAAACCAGAAGCAGCAGATGTAGAAGGAGTTTGTCTTGAACCAATAATTCCTGAGTTATTACGCATCAGCTAATTTCCTCATAAGAACATACAGCTTGCAAATCACCATTTGCACTAGCAGTTAATCTAATTGAATCACCTTCTTCCAAATAAATTGATGTGTCTTTAGATATTACAACCAATGCAGCATCAGCTGGTACTGCAATTGTGTGTGCAAGTTTATATTCTACAGTAGATCTGTATACACTTGCAGTTATATCCGCAGCTGCTGAACCATCAATGTTTGAAACAACCAATGAATTTATCTTGAAAACTTTACCACTGGCAGCAGAATTGGTTACAATATCGGCTGCAATAGTAGACACATTAGCCACCGCAGTTTTACCATTTATTGTTGCTACATTTACTATATTTGGCGCCGCCATATATTATCCTCCGAAAACTATTGCCATTGCTATTGCTTTACCTGTAGTGACTCCACCGCCACCACTGCTACCGCCACCACCATCACCACCAGAAGACGTAACAACCCATTGAGTGCTATTACTATCTGGATATTTAATATATAGTGAGCCATCATCTGAATTCCACCATAGTGTTCCGTTTGCAACATCACTTGGTGCCGTATCCGAAATAAACACGACAGAATTTGTAGAAGTTCCGCCACCACCGGCAGCTGCTACTGTAACATTGATCCTATTGCCGATACTATCATCAGTAATCGTTAACGTTACATTTCCGCCTTCAATAAAGTTTAGGGCATTTCTAGTTCCAATTATAGTACCCGACTTCTGAACTGGAAGTAGATTAGCCGTATTTGCACGATCAAATGCTAGATTGGCTTGACCAAATGCACCATTGGCGTGTGTTCTTGCTGTATTTGCTTGATCGTATGATGCAGATGCAATTGTTGATCCAGAATTAGCCTTATCAAATGCCGCGTTTGCTATAGCAGCAGTTACATTGGCTTGACCAAATGCACCATTAGCATGTGTTCTTGCTGTATTTGCTTGATCAAATGATGCAGATGCAATTGTTGACGCTAAATTGGCCTTATCAAATGCTGCATTTGCTATAGCAGCAGTTACATTGGCTTGACCAAATGCACCATTGGCGTGTGTTCTTGCTGTATTTGCTTGATCGTATGATGCACCACCGTTTATAGTAGATGTATTTCCTAAATCTCTTGCCGTATTTGCTTGATCATATGATGATTTTATCCAACTTGATACTGGTGTATTATTAAGTATGATATTAGTTGAACGAACATTTGCATTTAGGAATGCAATGGTAAAATTGTTTGCATTAGGATCTATATGATTGTTTTCTGGTTCTTTATCATATCCAAAAAATAGATAATATTCCTTGGATCCAGCATCACGCATCAAACCAGTATGAACATTAGATCCTGTCGTATTTACATAATTTGCAATAAATCCTATATCTACTAGATCTGCTGTATAGTTGTTTGCCGCAAGATAAATTAATGGATCATCAATGCGATACGTCGTAACGTTGTTGAATACTGTATTTCCAGAAATAGTAAGATTACCAGAAACAGTTAAATCGCCAGTAATTATGCCACCGCTAATATTTAATTTTATATTAGCATGATCATATGCCAAGACAGCAATTGTATTTGCAGTATTGGCTTTGTTAAATGCCGCGTTTGCTATAGCAGCAGTTACATTGGCTTGACCAAATGCACCATTGGCATGTGTTCTAGCTGTGTTGGCTTGTGTTCTAGCTGTGTTGGCTTGATCAAATGCTGCATTTGCTATGGCAGCAGTTACATTGGCTTGACCAAATGCACCATTAGCATGTGTTCTTGCTGTATTTGCTTGATCATATGATGCAGATGAAATTGTTGACCCAGAATTAGCCTTGTCAAATGCTGAGTTTGCATGTGTTCTTGCTGTATTGGCTTGATCTCTGGCTGTATTAGCCTGATCATATGATGCACCACCATTTACTGTCGATGTATTTGCCAAATCTCTTGCTGTATTTGCTTGATCGAATGATGCAGATGCAATTGTTGATCCAGAATTAGCCTTGTCAAATGCAGCATTTGCTATGGCAGCAGTTACGTTGGCTTGACCAAATGCACCATTGGCGTGTGTTCTTGCTGTATTTGCTTGATCAAATGCGGCTGATCCTATCGTGGATGCAGCATTTGCTTGATCTCTTGCCGTATTTGCTTGATCAAATGACGCACCGCCATTAACAGTAGACGTATTTGCTAAATTTCTGGCTGTATTTGCTTGATCAAATGCGGCTGATCCTATCGTGGATGCTGCGTTAGATTTATCAAATGCCGCGTTTGCTATGGCAGCAGTTACATTGGCTTGACCAAATGCACCATTCGCGTGTGATCTTGATACATTAGCCTGATCAAATGATGCATATGCAATTGTTGATGAAGTATTGGCTGCATCAAAAGCTGCCGACGCAATAATTCCAGCACTATTTGCATTTGCAAATGCACCATTGGCGTGTGATCTTGCAGTATTTGATTGTGCATAAGCCGAATCTGCAGTTGTATTGACCGTATTTGCTTTATCATATGCATTAGACGCAATAATATTTGCACTATTTGCTTTATCAAATGCTGCAGCAACTGTAGCAGATGAACCAGCAGCATTAGCAGCATCAAAAGCTGCCGACGCAATAATATTTGCACTATTTGCTTTATCAAATGCTGCAGCAACTGTAGCAGATGAACCAGCAGCATTAGCAGCATCAAAAGCTGCCGACGCAATAATTCCAGCACTATTTGCATTTGCAAATGCACCATTGGCGTGTAATCTTGCAGTATTGGCTTGATTGTACGCTGCAGTTGCTAATTCGGTACCCGCATTAGCCGAAGCCAGATTTGCTTTGTCAAAAGCAGCTATGGCAACAATTAATGAACCTGCGGCGTTATCTGTTGCCGTATTGGCTTGACCAAATGCAGCACTACTTATAACACTTGCACTATTTGCTTTATCGAACGCAAGATTAGCAATTAAAAGATCAGTATTTGCTTGATTAAATGCTGCTTGAGCAACAATTGAAAAAGTGTTTGATTGATCTCTTGCGGTATTGGCTTGATTAAATGCGGAAGAAGAAATTAAAGATGAATCATTTGCTTTATTAAATGCTAACGAAGCTGTATTTGCTTGATCATATGATGCGGATGCAATTGTTGACGCTAAATTGGCCTTATCAAATGCCGCGTTTGCTATGGCAGCAGTTACGTTGGCTTGACCAAATGCACCATTGGCGTGTGTTCTTGATACATTAGCCTGATCAAATGATGCTGAAGCAATTATACCAGAAGAGTTTGAATTTACAAAAGCAGCATTTGCATGTGATCTTGCTATGTTTGCTTGATCATATGAAGATATCAATATACTAGAAACATTTATTCCATTTAATATAATATTAGTTGAACGAACATTTGCATTTAGGAATGCAATCGTAAAATTATTACCTGAAGGATCTATATGATTATTTTGGGGTTCTTGATCGTATCCCTGAAATAGATAGTATTCTTTAGATCCGGCATCACGCATCAAACCAGTATGAACATTAGATCCTGTCGTATTTACATAATTTGCAATAAATCCTATATCTACTAGATCTGCTGTATAGTTGTTCGCTGCAAGATAAATTAATGGGTCATCAATTCTATATGATTGAACATTATTGAATACTGTATTTCCAGAAATAGTAAGATTACCAGAAACAATCAAACTACCAAATATTGTACCACCATTGGCTGATAATCTGGTATTTGCATAATCATATGATGATATTGCAACTGTGATTGCGCTATTTGCCTTGTCGAAAGATGATGATGTTATTGCGCTAAAATTATTTGCGGCATCATATGCCGCGTTGGCTTGATTTCTTGCCGTATTTGCTTGATCATATGCATCAGTTATGCTACCGCCGGATGCCGAATTGGCAGCGTTAAAAGCTGCGCTTGCAATGCTGGTCGATACATTTGCCTTGTCAAAAGCTGAATTTGAAACATTATAAGATGTGTTTGCTTGATTAAACGCAGCATTGCCAATATCAAAGGCGGAGTTTGCTTTTGAAAATGAAGAAATTGTGATTGTATTTGTATTATTCGCAAGAATAAAAACACTATTTACTGTAGCAAGAATAGATGTATTGCTTACCACAATTTCGGTGTTTACATTCAACGTACCAAATATTCGCGTGCCGTCTTTAAGTAATGCCATTTATTTGCCCAAAAAATATTTTTACTATTTATTAGAAAAAGTTTAGCGATTGTCCAACAAGAGTAGTGTAAGTATTTACTAGATTTTGTATGTCGCCAACTGGTATTTGTGTAGTTGCCGGCTTTGAAATCAATGTCGTGATAGCCATAACGTTTGCTGTGTTTGCTCCAAAAGCAACAAGTGCTCCACTTTGAGCACCAGTACCCGAAACTTCAATTCTTCTAATTTTATCAAATGTAGAGTTCCAATATGAATGACCTAAAAGAATAAAAACATCACAAACGATAGGATCAGTTGTATTATAACTCTGTGTATATGTTGCATATACAGTAAATCCGTTTACTGTATTGCCCGCATAAATTTCACCGTTTGCTCTTAGGCCGGCACCATCCGCACCACTATTTCCTGCTTTTTGAAATCCCACAGGAGAACCGGTGTTGCTTCTAGCACCAATAACTGTCAGAGGTCTGGCGGTATTCGAATATCCCAAACTTGTGTAGTAAAAATTAGTATCAGTAATGTTTGATTTTGTATTACCGTAGTTTATACACAAATTGGTAGGAATTGCTGAACTTGAGGTATAATTTGTGTTTGAATATAGCCATGGTGCAGTATAATTTCCACTATCAAACATGTCACCACCACCATCAAGAATAAAATATGGACTAATTTCATATGTTGTAAACGATGATGGTCCATCAAGACTATATGCATTGAAGTTTGGAGTTCTTAAACTTGTGCTTAAGTAGTCTCTAAGATAAGTTGCTACAGTTTCAAGAACCAAATATGGAGAATCAGTAATTGCTATAGGAACAGGGTTAGTAATGACATTTATCTCATCAAAATAATTATTTGATGTCAATATACCATCCCCCAAAACTCTTAGTGGAACATCTATAGAAGAGATTTCATCAAATGTAGACGCGAGAGATGCAGCTGTAGTAACTTGAAACTTACCTGTAGATGTTATCTCATCAAAGTATGTGTTTGAATTAAAAACACCCGTGTTGAATAATCTTGCATTTACTGACATTAGCCAAACACAAAGTCAATAGAATTACAAGCAGCATTGTATTGAATTTTTGCAACAGAAACGTTTGATGTGTTTGCAAATCCATAGTATGATGAATTACTTACATAGACATTTCCAGATAAACCAAGTCCACCATTTATAATTATTGAACCTGTATTTTGTGATGTTGAAGGTACTCCAACAGCCATGACCAGTTGTCCAGTCATGGTGTTACCAGTCTTCATCACCATAGTGTTTGCTGCATTGAATGCTGCATTTGCTACACCAGATGTGACGTTTTGTGCCGCAAATGCCGAAACTGCAAATACGTTAGCTGTATTTGCTTTGTCAAATGCAAGATTTGCGATCAAGTTAGCTGCGTTAGCGCGAGCAAAGGAAGCATTTGCAATTATGTTGGCTGTGTTTGCTTTGTCAAATGCTAGATTAGCAATCAAGTTTACTGCATTTGCTTTTGCAAAAGAAGCATCTGCAATTATGTTTGCTGTATTTGCTTTATCAAATGCTGCAGCAACTACAGCAGGTGAACCAGCAGCATTGGCTGCATCAAATGCTGCAGAAGCAATAACGTTAGCCGTATTTGCTTTGTCGAATGCAAGATTGGCAATCAAGTTAGCTGCGTTAGCGCGAGCAAAAGAAGCATCTGCAATTATGTTTGCGCTATTTGCTTTGTTAAATGCTGCAGTAACTGTAGCAGACGAACCAGCAGCATTGGCAGCATCAAATGCTGCAGAAGCAATAACGTTAGCCGTATTTGCTTTGTCGAATGCTAAGTTTGCTACTAACGCGGATGTATTTGCTTGATTATATGCTAAGTTGGCCTGATCAAATGCAGCCTGACCATTACCTGTACCGCCACCACCCCCACTTCCACTTATGCTAAGAACTGTTCCATTTGCTGATTTATAAAATAACAAACCATCAGCATAGTTTAGCGCAAGTTCTCCAAACTGTAAATTAGCTGCAGTTGGTGTATTGCCTATAGTTCCTGAATTCTTTAAAATTATAGTGGTGGTATTTGCCATTAGAACGTACCGCCAAATATTACAGGAAGTGCTTTTATTTCATATTTTGATGTATTTGTATTGTATACAACTGTGGCATTATTTACGGAATCTACAATTGAAATATCGGTAAGCCCTACTAAAGTAGCCGCTGCAACAGGTGCGATAGTTCTCACTTTTTGTTGATTCTGCGAATTTATTTTTACGGATATTGCCATATCATGATACTCTTGGTGTTACCGTTAGAATACCCTCAATAATTCTAGTAACAACATTTCCCGTGCTTGTTGTTTTTACATCATAAACATATCTACCTGCCTTTATATTTAAGGAAGTGTCTGCCGAAAGTGAAATACTTACATTTCCATTTGCAGCATCATTTATTACAGAAGTGAAAACTGCAGTATTGTTTGCAGAATAATATGATTTCTTGATATTTGCATTGATTGAATAACCCGAAACATTAATCGGTAAATTGGTTGTATCGTCAGTTAGCGTCAAAATCGTGCTAAAAGTAGAGCCCTGATCGACTATTAGTTCCGCGTAAGATGCCATCTTCGTGCCTTTTTGACTATTTAGTATATCAAGAAAAACAAGACAAATGCTATTTTACATCAAACCAACAAAATATTGCTTTTCAATAGTCATTAAAGCATCGGGTCTATGTCTATTTTGTATGTACAAGTCGCAATTTTTTATGACATGAGCAAGACCTTTTTTCCATAAAGAATATTCAATGGTGTTTCTATGATTTTCTATGAACCAGTAATCAAACTCAGAATACCAATCAAACATTGCCTTATTGGCTTGAAACCATGAACCATTCCACGTTGTGTATAACAAGGGTCTTATGATTCTCTCGGAAGGTATTCTTCCCATTTCAAGGGGCTTTGGCATCTTGTAAAAAAAAGGTTGAAACTTCGTGTTTATTCTCAACCAATTCATGATGACATGTGCTTGTTTGCATATCATGTCACATGCATCAGGTGACCAATAAAAATATTCAATTGTCGTGTTTGTATAATCTTTAGCATATTCACCTATTGGTGTTATGTTTGCCATTCTATCGCTAAAATACATACAAACTTTTTTTGTGTCTTCAAATATGCGAATCTTTGGTTTATCAACACCAAGAATTATTGCTGTTTTCTTGTCGTGATCAAGCTGCTTCTTGAATTCTGGAAATTGAAGATAATTGTATCGCGATGCATCTATAGGATTCAATTCTTCCCTGACTTGAAAGATCCAACTTTCATCATTATGTCTTGCAAATGCGTTGAACACAGAATCGCTTACATCAAATATTCTTATCTTTGTTTGTGGAGAAAGATTTGATATTTCTTTTAATCTTGGAATCGTTTGAAGAGCATATTCAGATGAATATGCATACCTTGCTGATTTTTCGGATGGATCAATTATAGCATAATCATTCATGGCCTTATTCATGTGCGTGACTATGATTTCATCGACAAATAGATCTTGTCTTAGAAAAGCCATAAGCATGTTATGACTATCAGCACCTCCACTATAACTAACAATCACATGATCATATTTTTCACGAATGTCTCGCGCCCTTGCATTGTATAATTCGTCAAGAGTTTTTTCTGGCTCTTTTGTCCAGTCATATGCTTCAAATACTTCATCATTGAAATTCCACTGTAGCAATCTCAAAGGATGAATACTTTGATTCATTTCTTTCAAGACTTTATTTGCCAAAACACATGCTTGTATCTTGGATTCAAACACACTTGTGCCTATAGTATAAAAGCCCAACTTCTTGTTCATGACGAAAAAAACTAATTAGGTATTTGATGTATTTGCTGTTAGTGAATCGATTATTTTTTGAATCTCGTTTTCAATGTTTTCTTCTGTTGTTTTTTCTTCAACGATAGCAATAACAGGTTTTATTGCTGCAAATTCTTTACCAACAAGAGACGAAACATTTGATAGAGATGTATCTATGTTTGGATCCAAAATGTCGTGTTTCAACTTGAACCAGTCATATGGAGCGGAATCATTCGCAATCTTTTGTATTTCTTCTTCCGTTGGCGGTGTTTCTGTTTTCCATATATTGATGTGATAGTCTGTTTGACATCTTTGCGGAGAGCCATCTGCTCTTCTTGCAATTGATCCGTCGGTATTGAACGAAATGGCCAAACTATCTTCTGTCAATACATTTGTATAATATCTAACGATGATAGAGTGCTGATTGGGATCAACATCAATTATTCGATACTTGACTTCCATCTTTTTCCTCGTGTTCTAGTACATATACTATATATTTATATGAAAAAATTGTCATGTGGAGAACTTCATGTACAAAGTATTATCCAACAATCCTGAAGAAAGATCAAATGTAACATATTCATGGGCTTATTGGGATAATGGATTTAATGATGATGAACTAAAAAAAATCGAAGAAATATGTTCTTCGAACGAATTGCAAAAAGCGACAGTTGTTGGAACCCAAGATGAGCAAGAACTTGAAAAAATAAGAAAATCAAAAGTTCACTTTTATACAAAAGATGAAAACACAAGTTGGATATTTGATAAATTCAATTCAATCATAACAACGATAAATGAAAACTACTATAACTATAATTTAAACGGATATCGTGATATTCAATATACCGAATATCACGCTTCCGAGGATGGAAAATATGACTGGCATATGGACATATTGCATGGTCAAAGCACTCCAAATACGACGAGAAAACTATCAGTTGTTATGTGTCTATCAGATCCAGAAAAAGACTTTGAGGGTGGTGAATTTGAAATAAATGTTGGAAATCAAAATGAACCAGAAAAAGTAATCATGAAAAGAGGGAGAATCATATTTTTCCCCTCATATCTCATTCATAGAGTAAATCCCGTGACACGAGGAATTAGAAAATCAATTGTCATATGGGTCGTTGGACCAAAGTTTATATAATTAATTGCTTGTGTTGCCGCTTAGAGTTCCAATAGCAATAAACGTAATTAAATTATTTCCTGCAATAGCAAAGCCTGTGTTTCCTATATTTCCTGTAGCACCAGCAGTGCCTCCCGGTTTTGCTCCAAGAGTTGCATTGAATGCATAACCGCCTCCATTTGCGCCACCAAATCCTGCTTGTGCCGTGTTTCCGCCAGGACCCCCAGCGCCGCCGGGCGGACTGCCGCCAGGTGATGCTGCACCACCAGCTCCACCTAGTGATGCCGTTCCGTTTGATCCCGCGGAGCCTGAAGGAACGTACAATGATACGCCACCAGCACCACCAGTTCCTCCAGAAACACCTGCACCGCCGCCACCGCCACCACCACCATAATAATTATAGTACGGGACGCCCTTGCTAGGAACCAATAGATAACCAGTTGATCCACCGCCGCCACCGCCGCCACCGCCAAAACCACCTGGACCACCAGTGCCGCCTCTAACTATTCCTAAATTATTAAAATATATTTTTAGAACTTGATTGCCTGTTTCTGCTTGAAATCCCGGAGAACCATTTGCACCAGCCAATCCTGTTCCTCCAGCTGAACCCGATTGTCCATCAACAGGAGAACCATTATAACCGGAACCTCTTCCACCAGCACCACCTGTCCCACTAACTCCCGTGTTGCCTACATTACCAACAATGTTTGCGGTATTTCTTATGAAGAAATATGTCGAGTTGGCCCATCCTGTTCCAAGTCTTAGCGCAGGACCATTAAAAACATTACTTGATACATTTGCATCAACAAAACAAAATAGATTTACAGGATATGTTGGTGTGTTTGCACTTGCACGCAAATTCACATTATTTGCAATGCTTGAAATTCTTATTACTTGATTTGGTCGTGTGACTATTGTTGTAAACATGCTAGAAATTATCCGACATCAGGTATTAGAGCGCCATATAATCTAGTGCCATCGGATACAAATGAAAACATATCTCTCGAATTTGCATTCGCTGTTAATGGTGGAGAAACGTTTCCTGTAAATCTATATTGATTTGAGAATGTCAATGTTCTACCACCAGTTCCATCTTGAATAACGTGCAGAACATATGTACCAACTCTCAGATTAGTTGCATTTGCAAGAGTTCTATTGCCACCAAGTGTTACTGTAGCAATCTGACCGAGAGAAGCGTCCCAAGAAATTGTGTTTGCGTCAGTCAGCGTTTGTGATAGAATATTTGCAGCTGTTATATCTACTGTTCCGCCAGTAACTCTTAAATTTTGACTAACATTTATTGTAGGAACAACGAGTGTTCCTGTCATCGTGTCGCCAGTTTTTAAGACCGTATTGCTAGCATTGTTATTTGCTATGTTTGCTTTTGCAAAAGCTGCATTTGCTGTATCAAATGCAACATTTGCCACAAGATTAGCTGCATTTGCACGATCAAATGTTGATGCTAAAAGTGTAACTACATTCAATGAACCAAAAAATAATGTATTTGCAGTAACGACATTTGCAGTAACACTACGATATGTTGTTAAGCCATCACCAAGCAAATCGTTAGTTACAACGATAAGCTGATTTGTAGTCACTCTCCATTCGTCAAACGTATTCGTTAGTGATACATTACTGATGGCCATCTAAATCGACTCCGTTATTTTTTAGCATTCTCATAGGCTTCAAGTGCGACTGATCTATAACTCCATCCTTCTTTTGGATTCAAATTATTCAGATCTTCAATTGTCTCGCAATCAATCCATTTTTTATAATTTGCTGCAAATTCAATATCTCTCTGCTTTAGTACGTTCATGTATGCTGCACCAAATAGTTTTTCAAGCTGCTGTCTATTTAATGTCAGCAATGTTCCGTCATGTGTTCTAACAGGAAATGTTTGAACACCACCGATATAGCCTATAAGTAGATGTGCAAATTCGTGTAGACTAAAACAATATGTTACACCATCACACAAAAAATCTTTGTGTGAAAACCCAAAAGTAAATTCACTAACTAAAAGAGCAAATTTTTTGTGTTTTTCGGCTTCAAATTGAGTGCTATTTGACATTTAAATTTCCGTTATGTTTTAATTATGTAATTGAGAATTATTGTTGGCTGCATATTCAAGTGTGGATAATTTTCACCGACTGTGACATTTACATCATCAGCAACAGGGAATGGTGCAAAATCACCATGTGCAGGAGAACTTGTGGCTGTAGTGCTTCTCATGTTAAACGTAGGCAGCTGAGCTGTTGTTAGTATGTGTGTCTGTGTACCGCCATTTGCACCAAGCGTAGTTCCAGCAATGCCACTATTTGCATTTGAGCCAGAATCAGTAACACGCAATGCTGCAGTGCCGCCCATGTCGTCTCGACCAGCAATTACACGACCACGAAGATCGGGTAGATTGAATGTCGTTGAATTATCTCCTGGACCATATGTTGTTCCAATTGCAGAAAATAGTCCAGAATATGTTGTTCTGGAAACAGCATTACCGGAACAGAACAACCAACCAGATGGTTCAGATGATCCCGCATAAGGCATTATGACGCCCGCAGGTGTACCTGTATTTGCTGCATTGAACGCGGAGACTGCTACAACATTCGCACTATTTGCCTTGTCAAATGCACCAGATCCAACAACATTAGCAGTGTTTGCCTTGTCAAAAGCCGCAGAACCTATTGATGCAGCAGTATTTGCTTTGTTAAATCCAGCATTAGCAACATCAAATGCAACGTTTGCGGCATTAGCCTTTGCAAAGGCTGCGATAATTGTTGGTTCAACATTCATCGCCGAAATTGTAACGACGTTTGAAACAACGGTATTTGACGTTGCAACATTTGCAATCAAGTTGCGATATGTTTGACGACCATCATCGAGGATGTCATTTGCAATGACAGCAAGTTGATTGGTAACCAATCTCCATTGATCAAAAGTATTTGTCAATGCAACATTACTGACTGCCATTATTTGTTCTCCGACAACAATGCTAGTATCTTGTTCATGGTATCCTTGATTTCAGAAACTTCTTGCTTTAATGTATTTATTTCATTGACTTTGGCCATCATGTTCTTCTTTACCTTGTATTCATCAAGTTGCGCCTTATTTGTATTCAAAATGGCTTTTGAATGAATATCGCGGACATATTGAGTATCTGTAATTTTGACTTTTGTCATATCATCCTGCTGGTAGAGCAATTGCTCTCATGTCACGAACTTTAGGCACAAGTGTTGTATCCGAACTACTTAGCACGATTTTTATCGCAAAATATTTGAAGGTATCATACGTTGTAGTTCCACTTGTATAAAGAATTGAATCCGTGTTCAACGATGGACGATATTCATATTCAATATAATCATTGTAGTTTGTGGATGTTACTCCAGATGGTGTGTATTGTAACATTCTTGTATATGGTTTCGTATCAAAATCATCCGAATCATCGGCATTTAGTATCTTGTAATATACCTCAATACCTGTAGCTGGAGGCTTGTATGCAGTCAAGAATACTCGAAGATCACTTGATTCAAAACCGTCATTTAAGGTAACACGACGGCTAATATAGCGAGCAAGATAATTACCACCAGAACTTCTGGTCTCACCCAAGATGATGGCAGATGCATTTCTTGTTGCAAATGCATTTTCTATTGTGATTGTTGGTGTTTCTGTATATCCTGAACCAAAGCTGGTAATATAGATCCTATCAATTGTTCCGGAAGGTGTGACGTTTGCAACTGCTGTCGCTCCGCTTCCATTCCCACCAGAGATTGTTACAGTCATGCTATTTGATAGATTATGACCTGCGCCACCGTCGGTAACGACTACAACTGCATTTGATAGATTTGCATTGTTGATGATGTTTTCAATCGTAAACAAACCCGCTCTCTGTACGTCAACATATGGAGAAACGTCTTCATTTAATGTTGACATTTCAGACTTGAGAACAAACTGATCTGATCTATTTACATCAATTCTTCTGCGACCAAAACCATCAATGAACTCATAGTCTTTGTTTGTTAGAAAGGATGTGTAAGAAGAATCAAGAGTTCCTGTTGATTTCAATGTTGCTTTATATGCGTAATCAACACTAGAAGTTGCAAATTTTACTTGATCGGTTCTAACATACATTGCATCCATTTCAACATTTGAAGATGGTGCACGAACATTGAAGATTGCAGTTCCAGTACTACCTGTCGTAAATACGCATTTACGAAGAACATACATCAAGTCTTCATCTGCAAAAGGAACCCATTGTGAAGCATTTTGCGGCTTGAATAACACACCTGATGCTGGCTGTTTAGAGACAAGTCTATCTGTTCCAAGAATTGGTGTGCCAATTTTAGCGGAGTGAAGAACATACTCAGGACTATCAGAATAGACTACAAGTGCATATTCACCCCCTGGCTCAAGATAAACTGGAGCAGGAAATTTAAATGTTGTTGCTGTATCAGGATCTGTCGTATCAGGCAAATCAGATGTATTTACACGAATTGCATCAATCGAAACACGCGAATTTGGAATTGCGTAACTAGAAAGAGGAAATCCATTTCTTGTTGGTCGTAATTGAACTTCGATGGGAAGAATGCCTGAGGAATCCTTATTGACAAAAAATAGATCGACACTAGATAGAAACACGCCTTCACGATAGAGAAATGCGTCTATAGAAAATGTTTGTGCTACTAATGCTGGCATTTTTTATTTTTCCTGTTCAATCTAATTTGTAAATATCTTTATTAATTTCCAATTCCACCTCCGGCGGCGCCGTCGCCGGAGCCGTCGTTTCCATCTGGACCAAATGATCCGCCACCACCACCCATAGTACCAGGATCACCCAAACCACCATGTCCAGATGATGCTCCCATGGCGTCAGAATCGTAATAATATGAACCGCTTGGATAATAAGTTGGTGATGGTACTCTGGTTGCTGTAACTCCAATTGAAACGCCGAGTAGACCCTGTGCTATGAATCGGCCTTCACCGACGGTCGTTGAATTTGCAGAAACTCCATTTGCAACGTCAATGATCTTGAACTTTCTTTCGCCAGTTCTAAACTTGATCGTTGAATTCTTAGGCACTACAAATGTACCTGCAATTTGACCAAATTCATTTGTCTTTGAGTTACCAATCGAATATCTTGTATTTGATCCTGGTATAGTTGTAAATCCTGCTGTGTTTGAAGCGGTTCTTGTTGAGCCGACATATGAGTCGATTCTATAAGACTCGCCAACACCAAGACCATCAACAAAATACATTGTATTTCCGACATAAAAACTATCAGTATTTGCCGCATCAAACGATAGATTTATTGCAGTTGAATTTGCACTTCTTGCTGTTCCTGAATAATGTCTATACGACACAACAGTCGCGGTATTTGCAGATCTTGCACCTGTCCATGTTTGACCTACAAGAACATTTCCTACGACATCGGTGATATAAGCAACGTTTGTTGAAGATAATGTTCGTGATAGAATCACGTTTGCAGCATTTGCACCAGACGTAATTTTTTCACTATTCACAATATCAAAGAAATTATTACCAGAAAATACAAGTTCGTTTGCCCTTTGCACATAACCCGTAACGTTGACATCGTCAAAGTAATAATAAACGACTTTTCTAGGCTTCAATGACATTCCGACAAAGTCAATGTCAATTTGACGCATGATTGGTGTTACGCCAAGATTAACGACGCGGTCATTGACAACTTGAGATATTTGATCAAATGATGAACGTCTAAGGAATCCATTTTGGAATCCACCAACTGTTGTTGTTCTATTTACTCCGTTTTCCCAAATTTGAAGACCGTTTCTGCCTTGCTCGTTTACTTCGGATGTAACAATTTCTGCACCGGTTGATCTTGTTTCCCAATGACCAAACTCAGTATCAAACGTAGATACTGCACCTGTGAGAGCAGATTGTAGACTTGAGTATCCATCATTTTCACCCGAGTAATTTATATTGACATCTGGCAATTCGTACTTTTCAAAGTACCAATCAGACTCAGGAATCATGTATACAGATCCGACAAATCTTGCAAACAAGTATGGCTGAACAGTTACTGTTTGCGATGCTACATTTTGAGTTATCATGATCTCTTCCGTAAATGGAAGAGTGACAAGACCCGAGTTATAAACAACTGCGGTGCTTGTTGAAAAATCATAATCCAAGAAATGTGCGTTTGTATTTGTTTGTGGTCTTAATTCTTCTGTTCTAAAGTCAATAGAACACTTATAATCAAGATTTCTTACATCACCTATTGAGTGTCCCTTGAATGAATCAACAAGAATACCATTCTTTGTGCGATCAAGACCGTTGACATCTTTGATCGACATGACTTCGGTATCTTTTTCTAGAAGATTCAATGCTGTATAATACTCTAGATTTTCAACACGCTTTTCAATCGCGCCAATATCTCGCATGGTGTAACGCTTGTTTTCTACAAACTTTATGATTACGTTTGCAGGACTTGCTGTATACGGAGGCACGGTCAAGTTATAAAGAACCATTGATCCTTCAGGCTCTCGTGGTGAGACTGGATTTAGAGATGGAACACCCTTTATAACTTGAAATACTCTATCTTTTGTAAGAACAACTTTATCTCTTCTTGCCAAATAGTACTGATAATCGGCAGAGAATTCCTGATTTGGTAATCCAATTCTAAAGTTTTGAAGAGTATAACCGGGCGATGTATTTGAATTGTCTTGTCTTCTTGGTCTAAAGTCGATACAATCTCTTAAATCGTGTGTTTCGCCAGAAGATGCACTTATATACTGTGGTATATTTGCATAGAATGGATATGAATCGACCGAGAAATAGCCCAATCCATCGCTACTACCTGATTCGTGCTTGAAGTAACTAAAGCACACCACGACATTACCTGTAGGTGGAGAATATCCTGGTAAGAATGTGATACCGCCGTGATCATAATGATCGTCTCTCTGACCGGTATCAATAGAATATCTTGCTGTGATATCTGTGTATGCGGATAATGCGGTTCCTGAAGTAAACGCTGCAGTTCCAATATCATAAATCTTGTCAATTTGATATACGTCTGAAGTATATAGACTATCCTTTAGACCCGGTGTCTTATTAGGATTTGACAAGTGAACCTGACCCACTGCTGAATAAACAGACACGTTTGCAAATGTAGCATTTGCAGTTCCACCTTGTGTCAGAATATGAGTAGAGTTTGAGGAAATGAACGTTTTTAACTTTTCGTTTATCTTCGTGCCAGAATTGATCGTAACCTTTGCAAGAATATCTGCAGTAAACGTATTTGCACGATATGCGGTAAATGTTGCAGTTGGTGTTCCGCCGTTGTTGACTACGATTGAAGCGCCAGTTGGCGTAAATGGAAGAATTGAACCATTTGCTCCAATTGTGGATCCTTGATTGTCACGAATTATGACAATGAAATTTTCTAGAGTTTGGGTTGACGACTGAGTTCCATTTGAAAGGAAGACCTCTCCTGCGCCAGCACTAATTGCGCTAGTTACGCCTGAAGTGAAAGGAACTGCAGTTTGAAGTACTTTGAAATAGTCGTATGTCTGATCGCTTATACCAGTTGCAATATAATTTTGCGGCAGTTCAAACAAATATTTGCTAAATCTTGGGTCAGTAATCTGCGTCGAACCCGATGTATTTGCGGTCAATGGATTTGTAACTCTACTTGATGCAGACACATCCATCGAACCACCAATGGAAACTGGTGTTGTCGTTGTTCCGGCGACGATGTTTGCAAATGCTTCAACATCTTTAGCCGAGAAATCAATCGACCAACGATCTACATTTGCGGAAACTGATGTCATTGACAAATTAGAATCTAGGATTGCGGTTCTTGTTGAACCGTCATAGTTCACGATTGTTCTTGTTAATCCAGACAGAGACCCGTTTGCAATTCTTATTATTGCACCAGTATATGCATTTGCAACTGCTGAGACAGTTTGTGCAGCTGCTAAATTAGCAATATTTGCAAGAACAATCCTATCATTTGATGTATTTGCAAATATGGTTCCCGTTACATTTGAAAATGTAAAATCATTCAAATAAACTCTGTAATTATATGTTTGTGAATTTTGAGTATTTGATGCACTATCATAGTCAACGCTCACAACTCTTGCCGTACCTATTTTTGTTGCAGCATATACAGTAGAATTATTGGTGTTAATTGAACTACGAATTACTGAATGCAGGTCTACAAGTTGTGGACCAATACCGGAATCATCAATCTTGAAGAATCCAGTTGCTGTTGCTCCACCTGTTGAATTTGCATTTGTACAAATTACATAATTACCATAGTTCAATGATAGTGGATAATTATTTACGTTTGATGTCGTGCGAGAACGTTCATTTGTCAAGTCTAGTTGAGATACTAATTCATACTCAAATCCTTGAACATATGCTTTTCCTGGACTTAGGCTAACAGTGAACAATTCAGCATTTGGTGTCGTATTCGCATGATCTCTTAGACGAATATTGAATGGACGTACAGTGTAACTACCTGACTCGTCATTGGTTCTTCTTGCCAATGTTTTTTCTAATTCTGAATAGATAGGATATTTGATGATGTTTTTTATCACACCATTTTCAACACGAAGAAGTTCAATGAATTGACTATCGTCAGTACTTGTTAGTGTTCTTTTTGCAAGAACGAGTTCCAACTTGTATCTTGTCGCACCCGGCGCTTGATAATTCGATGCTTCCAGTGCAGGATCAAGAAGAGATGTGTCTGAAGTTGGAGAAACGATAGTCTTGTTTAATTCTAGACCAACTCTATAAGATGGTGTTTTTGAATATTTTTCCAAAATGATTGTTTGATCAGCAACTCTAGCAAAATAACCATCAACAAACATCACGCCTTCTGAAATACTTGCAACTGAACCTGTTCCCTGGGGACCAGAAACTACAGCAAAATCACTAGAGTTAGCTGCATTGATCGTATCATTTGCAAACTCATCGCCGGTAATATACTTGACCATCAAAACTGGAGTTGTGCCAGATTCAGTCTTAAGAACGAATGCGGATGCAATTGTTGAAGTCGTATTTGTCGTATTGTTTACATATTTGCGATCAAAGTTTGTGACAGTAATGTCAGAGCCAGAATATTGAGATGATAGATTTAAAGCAGTAGCGAACGATGTTGAAATTTGTGCGCCAGTTACAATGCTACCATTCTTGAAAACGTGATCACCAAAGCGCTGTACTTGCTTTTGTAGAATTGTTTGAAGCTGTGTTAGTTCACGAGCCTGAACCGCAAATCCTGGACGAAATAAAACACTATAGAAATCTTTTGTTTCGTCATAATCATTATAGTATGGTGTTGATACGGTTTCTGATGGAACAATCTTATCTGTCATCTGACTTCCTTAGTATTTTATGACTATCTTCATTATTTCTGCTTGATCATCAACTCTTGTTACTGGTGTTATATTGTCTATGTATATGACTTGTCCAGAACGATTTTTTAAGTTTGGATTTGAAATGGAAGTTATGAAACGATTTCCGCCAGAAACTTGCCCATTCAATGTGGTTGTTGTTGGTGTTCCCGTATATTCTGTAACCTTCATTATGTTTGTTGAAGTATTCCAAGAAAGAACTCGGGCACTAAACGTTGCAGAATCGAGAGACGCACCCTGATAAACATATTCGTCTGAAACATAATCAGGACCAGAACCGGCAATTGACAAAGTCAATGTTTGTGAAAATACAGTATTTGTAAATGCATTTGATGAATTGTATATCAATGGATCCTTGATTATACTAACTTGTCTATAATCGTTGTTTGCAATCAATGCTCCATCTTCATCACCATCAATTCTAACGCTCATAAGAATGTTTGAGCCACCCAATTCATAAACAGGATCTTTTCCGTGTCCACCTTGAGGTCCAATTATAGCACGAAGTGACGCATTTGATCCACCGCCACCAGACACAGTAACATTTGCGGTTGTGTATCCTGTTCCTCTTGTAGTTACAACGACATTAGCAATCGTGTTACTAATCGTATTTACATATGCAACTGCTGTCGCATCACTACCGTCACCAGAAATTGTTACCGTAACATTTGATGTGTTTGTATAATTTGATCCGCCATTTGTGACAAGAATAACATCTATTGCACCATCAACGGCAGCTTGTTCGACAGCATACTGTTGTGATGCATCATCAATTGTCAATGTACGAACCGGCATCCAATCATTTGTCAGAAATTTTTGTCTATCTCTGGTATTGAGGGTGTACATGTATTTCCAAATATATCCATCAGCTTCTGTGCTTGAGAAACTTGCTTGAACATATGTTGGTTTTACTGTAGAGTTTGCTGAATTATTATTGTATAGACACTTGTAGATGTTATAGTCATCTGTCATTACATAAAATTGAGTGTTGGCATCATAAAGCGTGCTTGAAGTGTCATCATACGCTTGATATACTGTATTTGTTGTCCAATTAACTCTTTTTATTGCAAGAGTAATATCGTTACCTGTAACTCGTTTTCCGCCAATAATGTTTCTCCAGACATCGTCTCTGTCGCTTGTCGTATCTACGGCTGTATTGGGAAGAGAATCATTTGCCCAAGGTGTATTTTTGCCATAAGCAACGTACAAATACGTTGCGGCAGGTTCTGAGACCGATTCTAGAAGTTGCTCGGCTGAATTGATTCTTAAATTTCTTGTTGTTATGGCTGTCATTAAAAAACTCTATTGTAACTCATATTTATGCTGGAGTACTTGAGGAGTTTGAGCAATCCGTGATATTATTTGCAAACGTGAAGTTATTTGCAATTCCGCTATTGATATTTGCATAAAGTGCATTGCTTCTTAGATAGATTGATGGAGTGACCTCTACACTCACTCTACCCATGTATCCATTTGACTGCAGCATATTACTTGGTAATAGATCACCATTTGCTCCAATAAAGAAGTTTCTTATCGTAGCATTTGAAACATTGACATGTGAATTTGAAAACCAAACTTCGGACAAGCAACCATCATACGCACGACTCAAGTCTACTTCAGCACCAATTGAAACGTTACTTCCGCCCGTATAGTCAATTACACCGAAATTGATTGTGTCGAGTCTCGTTGAATTGATATCATTCAAGTATACATGACAATTTGAATTTGAAGATAGATCCCAAGTTGCAACTATGTGATTCCAAGAATTCTTGAATATCAAGGTTGAAGTGTTTGTTGTCAATTCAAGCAACTTTGTATTTGTCGAATCTCTAGCAACAATCTTGATAATATCACCATCATTATTGGATGTATTTGCAAAAGTATCTGGTGATATGATATCACCATCTCCTATCAATGCACCAATCGTTAGATTTGCACCTGAACCAGAACCAGATACAGCAACGATAGGTAATGCATCTGTACTATATCCAAAACCACCAACTAGATGACCCGAATCACTTGAGTATGGAGTCATCGTAGTTGCTATAATTGCACCTGTTGCATTTACTGTGACAGTTGCATTTGCACCAAATCCATAACCACCAATAATATTGGTAAATGTGATAATATTACCATTTGAATATCCTGTACCTGTAGAATTGATCTTCAATCTACCAATTATACCAAGATTTCTTAGATAAGTATTTCCTGTAGCATTAACCGTCGTTGTCAAAACATTATAACCATTTCCTTGAGCGTTTAGGGAAACGGCTGAAATTGGACCTAGACCAGATAATGCAAAAAATGTCAATGTTGGTAGAAGTGCTGTGTTTGCATTTCCGCTTGCACCATTGCTATATGCACCAATAACAGTTGCATTGTATGTATTGATAACATCAGAATTGATATTATATGTATTTGGATGAAAACTCCCGTCACTAAGAACAGTAACTATCGTTGCATTTGCGTTTGTTCCAGTTCCTGTAAAGATCACATTGTCATCTACTGTGAATCCTGCACCACCATAAACAACAGTCAATCCTGAAATTCTACCAACTAGAGAATTTGCTCTCTTTGCAAGAGATACAGAAACTCTTGGCGAATACATTGAATTTGATGTATTTGATAGCGATAGAATCGTTTGATCGTTGGCAAGACTATTGGGTCTAAACCAGAAACTAATTGTTCCCGTTGAGCCATTTGTTGTATTGCCCAAAGATGATGTCTTGTAGATTACAGAATTTGAACCATTGAAATCAATCGAGTTTGCAACATATGGAATATATGTTCTTGTATTTGAATCCTCAATGACAACAACATTATTAACAACTGGTTCTGATTCGTATAAAAATTCACCAAAGAACTTCAATCCTGCAGGATGAATGAAATTCAAAACGTGCTGCTTGTATTCTTGTAATGCTTTTCGAATTCTTATCACATAACTAAAGTTTTGATAATAATCTCTATCTTCCAAATAATTTGAACTGCTTAGTAGTCCCGTATCGTCCTTAAATCGACCCGCGTAAGTGAATGTACCAGAAACAACTGAAGCATTTGCATTTGCAAGACCATCACCACTTCCTGTAAAATCAAGAGTTGGTGGAGTTGCATATCCTGAACCTCGATTAGTAATTGTAAGTCCTTCAATAACTCCAATTGAACCTGTATTAGATACGAGAGTTTCTCCAAATCCCAAAAGAGAAGAAACAACTATGTTAGCCCCAGATCCAGAACCAGAAACAGAAACTGTCGGTAGATAATTTATATCATAACCAGCACCACCTATTAGATGACCTGGACCTAAAAGCGTCAAGTTTGTATTTACAATCGTGCCCGTTGCATTCGTTACTACATTACCGTTAGCGCCATATCCAAATCCACCAGGAATATTTGTAAATATTAACTGTGCACCATTTGAATATCCAGTTCCGCCATTATTGATTGTCAATTTACCAATAATACCTAGATTCTTTATTCGTGTATTTCCTTGTATTGACGCAGTTGGAAGTGAAGTATAGTTATTTCCTCCAGATATCAAGACAATTGATCTTGCCGGACCGGTATTTGCATATGCAAAAAATGTCAATGTATTTGCCATTGACGTATTTGCATTTCCGCCAGATGAATTGCTATATGCACCAATTGCAGTCAAGTTATATGTATTGATAACGTCGGAATTTATATTGTATGTGTTCGGGTGCGTGAAATTATCATCAAAGACTTCAACGACATTTGCATTTGCACCAACGCCGCCGCCACCAGAAAACAAAACAAAATCACCAACTCTAAAACCAGCACCACCAACGACAACTGTAACGTTTGATATATTTCCAGATGACACTTCAGAAACAACTACTGTTCCATCAGATCCACCACCACCAACAACAGGTATTGAAGTTCCGATAGTATAACCTGATCCGCCATTTTTCAATGTTACAGAAGAAATAAATCCGCTAACTATTTTTGCTGATAATGTCTCACCATCAATTGTTGTTGTAAAAACTTCTTCATCCGCAGAAAAATCGCCCTTCTTTTTTGAAATGAAGAATTCGTTTATTCGTGTTCCCGCTTCGTATGATATGGAAACCCTTTCAACTTGTGCTGTTGCTGTAGAAACATTTCCTCTTATTAGAGTGCTTTCAAACTTTTTTAAACTAGCGATGGATTCGTCTAAAATTCCATTGACATAGGTATTGGCAAGTCTTATTGATCTTTCAACAAGCCATTTGCCAGAAGATGCAATCAATATATCATTTTTTGGATAATATATTTCAGGCGTTTCATTGTATAGGAGTCTAAAGAAAAAATCGTATGCTTTTTCTGTTCCTTTTGCGCGATAGAAGTCCTTAATATTCTTTAATAGTTTAGACTTATCTGTTAATGCTTCCTTGGGTATGACTGATATAAATTCGTTGTACAAATGATCATTGAATTCATTCAATCCAGTTTCAGTTATCTTGTCGGTATCAAAATAATTTGGAATATTTTTTGCGCGTTCTACTGTTTTACCAAATGCTAAAGTTGTATTTGATTGTTCCAAATACTCATAATACGCTTTTACAAATGCAATAAATGTAGGATGATCCGATTTTATAAAATCGGGTAATTGATTACTAACTACCGTAGAGATCTTGTTATTTGTTGCCATTAGGTATCAATCTCCATTGTAACCTCAATGGCAGTAGGATCTTCAGAATCTATTGACAATAATCTATTTCTAAGAGGATGTATTGTTGATTGTAGGGGATACATGTTCAAAGTTAGTACACCAGATGCATAATTTGGATTTGACGCAATAGATAGTGGTCTAAAATTATAGATGTTTATTCTGCCTGTCTCATAATTTATGTCGCCAAAGTTTTCATTTATTATAACTTTTTCGCCTGTTGTAGATGCTATGTAATAACTTCTTAATGTTCCTATAGAGACAGATAGAACTGCGGTTGCAGTTGCACCAGACCCACTTGAATCCGTGATTGTTATAACAGCAGCTGTATAATTTGAACCGCGATTTTCAATCATGATTGAAGTTATTTTTCCATTTACAACTACTGCTTTTGCGGTTGCACCAGATCCATCACCTGTTACAGTAACTATAGGACTATCAGTATAACCAGAACCAGAGTTTGTTATATCAACACTTTCAACTCCAGTAAATGATAATGGTGTTTCTTCTATGAGTGCATTTCTTGAAATGCCCTGACCATCTAGAATGGCAAAAGTTGGATAAGAATATAGTTTTTCGGTGTAAAGTCCACGACTCAGGGGTACATTGAAATCAATAGTATAATTTTTTGATACATTTAAAGTGGGCTCAAATCTTTTTTGAATAATAGTCTTCAAATCGCTTCCCAAAAATGATACATCGCCTGATGCTATTTGACCTTGCAATTTTGAAGTTCTATATGTTGAATTGAACTTTTCAAGATCGGTATCGTTGTACAAATTGACAATATTTTTGACAATGTTTGTCAAAGTAGTTTCATCTGAAGTTGTCTTTGTTGTATCATAATTTACTGTAATTTCTAATTTTAGATACAGATAGTCCGGATCTATTATTTCAGGTGTAACTGTAATTACATTTCTATTTGAAACCAATTGATTTATGATTCTGTCTTTTTCAATGTCGGTGATGACATATCCACTTCTTGGTTTCATGGATATGAAAATTTTACCATAAACAACGGGATCATTTTCCTCACCACCCCAAACGGATATTGTTTCAACATTTGGATAATCTTTCAACAAAAGAGTTCCGTAATCGTCTTTTGTAATTGCTCGGTTTTGAGTAGTATAAAATCTTGGTGCTAAAAACTTGATTCTATCAATCGTGTCTCTTTCGGCACCACCAGCTGCTGCAGAAATAGAATTCACGACAACGTTTGAAAAACTATTGATTGGTGTTGTCAAAGTAAATGAGTTGGCTTTATTTGATGCTTCTCCACTTGTTGAGAGATATACCAGTTGAACAATATTCCCGTCATCTAAGTTTTTTCCAATATAGTTATCTCCAAAATATAACGTATATTGATTTCCATTAGATTCTTCCAAAAAATAAACTTTTGAGTTTGAATCTAAAGTAGTAACATCATCAGCCAGACTATAAGTTGTCTTTACTAGATCAGCTGAAGAATTTTGCACTGTAACAATAAGAGTTGACGTATCAATGTTTGCCTCGGGTATCAAAAACCTTCTTTTCGAGTTTGATACATCAACAGAAACATTATATGAAATTTTTTCACCCTGGACAATTGATACGTTACTAAATGTATATGTATTTGAAGTTACATTTTTACTTGCTATATACGCATCTAAGTTTACAAAAGTATAATTTATACCATTAATTTGTTGTGATTGAAATTGTGAATACTTTGGAAGAGTAATTGTAGAAAGGCCGCTGGTTGGATTTGTATCTTCAACAACAACATCTACTTTTGCAACTGAACCACGAAGAGACGTAGGAACGTAGTTCAAATGTTTGGCGTGTGAAACAACAGAATTTCTTAGTATTGCACTATCTAAAAACATTTCATTCCCAATCATGTTTAGATAGTAGGCCATATAATGGGTGTTATATGCGAGAACATCTAGTAGAATGTTCAAACCTGAACCTTCAAAATCGTAATCTGTAAACTGGTTTTGACTACGCAAATAGTTTCTAAGATTTAACTTGATGGTATCAAAATCAAGTTCAGCAATTCTAAAAACTGTGTTAGATCCAGCCATATTATCTTACTCTTTCTAAAAATACAGTTATATCTATTGGTGTTGCTTGATTTATCACATAAAAAGATATGGAAACTTCATATGCATTCGTATCTTCTTTAACTTGAACGACAACGTCTCTCAATCTTGCTCTTGGTTCAAAATTGTTTATAACATCTTTGACTGCCTGCTTTATGTGCTGTGCGGTCAAAGATGATAAATTTTCAAACAACATTTGGCGAAGAGAACTTCCTATTTCTGGATGAAATGGTTTTTCATAATTTCCCAGATATAACAAGTTTCTAATTGATCTGATGACGGATTGATCGCCCACGCGAGTAGCCACATCCTTTGTTGCCGGATGTTTTGTGAAATTTAAGTCAAGATCTCTAAACGTTCTAACTGAATTTATTGCCATGATTTTATTTATCTAAGAAATCCAAGTAGTTTATCTTGTCCGATTCTCTCTAGAAGAACTTTTCCACAAGGATTGTCATACATGCTTTCTAATAGAGACGATAGTGAAGATTGAATTAATCTATCCAAAGAATTTTGAAAGAAGTTTCTATCCGAATTTATAATTGACTGTAAAATATTGGTTATTTCATTCAATCTATCTGCAATCGCAATAGCATCGGCCAAGCAATTATTGACCTGAGCAATCATGTTTGCAATTTCACCCGTATATCCATTTAGTAGTTCTTCGGAAAATAGTCCTGTCATGCTATTAAGTAAACTAAAACAGTCCGAAACTCCATCTATTGCATTAGATAGATTTCCAAGTGAACGTCCAACAGATAAAATTCTATCTAGTCCGGGAGTTGAACTTGTTCCTTGAGGTATGACACCAGAAAGTATTTGCACATGTGTGCTAAACAATGATAATTGTTCAGACAATCCACCAACACCCCCTGTTCCTAATGCATTTGTTATTGTCGTTTTTTCTCCGGAAGATAGGCATGAACTACTATTGACAATATCATATAATTGAGTTAAATTATCACCCAATCCACCTATGGCATCAGTAAGAGGGTTTTGAAATATACCACCGCGACCTTCATTGACGAAAGTTTCAAAAATACTTTTTTGAGTTGGTGACGCAATAGATCCTGCAGGAATATTTCCCGGATATGCAAATGGATCAGGTATTGCGATTGGTGAAGTTGATGATGGATTTACAGTCATTATTATCCTCTTTCAATTTTATTAACCGCCAGCAAAAACAGTTATGGCTCCTGTAGAAACTATGGAACCACACTCAATCAAATCTCCAACACGCCCGCAGCCGAGACCGTTTATGAAAACTGAAGTCGAACCTATAGCCAAAATGCTATCGTGACAACCTTGATTAGGACAACAATGACTGGCCCAATGATCAGTTTGACGATGAATGCCACGACCTTCTATGAAAACATCAGGACTGGCTGTGTCATTTTGTCTTGAGGGATAGCAATCGTGTCCCGAACAAACATCTGATAGTAATGTTACTGCCGGCATATTATTCTCTGGTTATTTGTAAGAATTTTTCTATTTGCTTTTCTATAATTTCTTTACGATTTGGCCATTTGATGTATATTTTTTCTGGGTTTTTTGCCAAATTATTTAACAAAGGTAAAATCATTTCTTCTACCTTTTTTAATCTATCTCTTATCTCAAGTTCAACAAGACGTTTATGTTCATCAACATCTACTTTAGACAAAAGATTATCTAATTTTTCTTCAAGTTTCTTTACATCTTCAGTTGCAGCAGGTGCAATAGGAGTTGGTGGTATCGTCAATGACTTCAGATACTCCTCTTCATCTACTGCGCTAAAACCAAAATCATTCTCTGCCATGTTTTTTCCTTATGCGTTAAGTCCTGTTTCATAACCACCACCTCTCCATGTCAATAATCTGGGTCTACCAGTTCCTGTCAAATTTCCTCTACGATTAAAACTAATATGCATCCATCCATTGGGAGAGTTTGAAGGAACCTCGTAAATCAATTGATCGAAATTTAAATTTGTAGAGGCCCATTTGCAAATTTCTAGAAGTTCAGCTTTTGATTTACTTGGCCAAGAGACATCGGCAGCTTCTCCTATTCCATGCTGAGCCTGATCTTCACCAATTCTAAATGCACTATTGATACGCATACCTGGATATTGTTTGCGAAGTGGTTCAAGACAGTTTTCAGCCAACGCTTGAAGATTGCAAGCAATTTCAGATTCACTAAACAGTCTAAAGGACTCAGTTCTTTTTGATCGACCCCTTTGAGCATTGATTCTATATGGAAATAAAATTCCAGGTCCTATAGTTAGATTTCTTAATTTATAATTTGCACTAAGATTTTTATCATAATCTGCCTCAGTTAATGGATCGGAAAAATCTCCACAAGTTACTGGAGGCGATGGTTCTGTGTTTGCTTGTTCTGGTGAAGTATCTTTTGGTGCATCATTAGGCACATAATCGGGTGATGCTGAATAATTTGGACTTACTTGTAGATCAACGCCCGCAAAATTGAAAGAGCCGGATCCCCCCGGAACTTGACGTTTTTCAAAAACTGCTGTCTTGGGATCATATTGCTGTTCTTGATATGTCGGCGTATCTCCTGGTGGATTGAAATCAATTCTAGGTGATACAAACTTCATGTTGCCAGTAGAAACAACCTCATATGTTCCTTTTACTGATGTTTTCATGTTGCCGCCAACTTTCAAGTCGGCATCACCTCTTACAAATATTGATCCTCGACCATTGATTGTAATATTGCAATCGCCATAAACAATTACATTATTATCAGACAATACTATTTCATATTTGTCTTTTACTACCTTCATCACACGAGTGCCATCAGGATGCATTTCATCAAAAGTTCCTGTACGATGTGCAATATGCACTCTTTCAGCACCAGGCGTATCGTCCAATTCTACAACATGACCCGATTCAGACTCGTATACATGATTGTATGGATATTGCGCTGCATATTTTGTTTGCGGCTCAGACCAAAAACCTTCACTAGCAGTTAGTATATTTTGTACAGCTGTCTGTTTCTTCACACCAACAATCGTGTCGTCTATTCCTTGATTTCTCGCAAGACGACTAACGCTAGGTTCATTTGCAAAACTGGGAAATCTTTTTTGTGATTCATCCTCAATTATGGCTCCGCTACTATCTTGATTATAAGTTCTCTTTGCAACAACTCTTGGTGCTTGATTTAGAGCAGACGAATCTCTTGGATCTGAAAATCCTTTATCTATTCTCGGTGTTCCTTCAGGAATACCAGGTACAGTGCCAAGCATAACAGGAAATTGTCCGTCGTCGCCATCCATGAAGAAACCAAATATCATTTCACCTTCTTTAGGAGCAACCATACTTGACGTATTAGAACCTAAAGGAACTATTGGATGGGCCCAAGGTAAATCTCTAGTTGGTATTCTATTTTTGTCTTCAGTATGCCAGCCAAATATACGAACTTGACATCTGCCTAAAGATAAAGGATCCTTACGATTTTCAACAACACCAAACCACCACACAAAACCATCAAGACCCATAAAATTATTACGATTTATCATTGCTTCCTCATCATGTCAATTCCTCGATCACTATTTTGTGCTTCAGGATATGATACTGATAAACAGTCCCTTGTTGCTTCAATTATCATTTCGTAACGATGAACATCTATTATGTGTCTTATGGCTGTAATCAAATATCTTCCGCTATAATATGGATTTATGTTTTTACTTCCAGGATCTTTTGTAGAGACAAGTGGTAGATCAAACTCAATTATATCACCAATAGTTAGATATGTGTCTCCAGGAACTACCATTTTCAATTTAAAATAATTCAATTGATTAATTTGAGATATTCTTTGAAGCATCCAAGACTCTACCAAATTTTGCTTTATTGATGGTTGCTTAGAAGATATTGTTGGATCTGTATCATGTCCTCTATTTGTTGGATACATTCTCATAACTGAGTAATAGTTTTCATATATTTTATTTTTCAATCTGTCTTGATACTCATTCTGAAATGAAAATGCCTTTTTATTTTCAACATGTACAGAATTATTAAAGAAGTTTTCATAATTCATTACTGTATCATTTACTTTTAATTTAACAAGATCGACACCTCGTAGAACACTAGAAAACATACCAGACGTTATACCAGATAGAACGTCAAAATTGTTCATGAATTCGTATTTTATTACATCTCGTATTTCACTTACTGAGGTATCATCAGGATAGTCAACGTTTTTGATCTTGTATGTATATTTTCCCTTTGATGATCTTTGAAATAGTGTTTCAAGAGATTTGAAATTATATCCTTGCGTATTTTCATAAAACATAAAATTTGCACCAGAACTTTTTGAACTTGCTGATACTGTTCTTGCTGCAAGCCAACCAATTGCAGCAAATGGATTCATATATGGAATAATGATATCATGAATACCAAATGTCGGCTCTATGTTTTGATTTTGTATTTTTTGCGGAGATACGACCAGTTCTTTGATTAAAATGTCTTTAACTATTTCAGACGTTGTTTTACCCCTATAAGACTTTGAAATGCGTCTTGATGCAGATATGATGTTTTCTTCGGAACAGAAATGAAGCACATAAATTTGATTTGAAGTTGTTGCTGATTTTATTTCACCGCCAGTCATTTTATAAATTCTAAAAATCTTGTCAAAAACAACTTCTCTTTCAGAGCCCGGTTTTCCTACTGTTATTGCAATAAATTCAAATCCCGACAACGGAATTCTTGCAAAAAAGTCTTGAGAATCCGACAATGATATTTGTCCAGAAATTGTAGAATTGTATATGTCTTCAAACATAGATAATTCTATTAATTGTGGATATATGTTTATAAACTCACCATTTGTACTAATGATGTTTAGACTTTTTAAGACAAAACTTTTTTCTGAACTATAATCGTTTTCAAACATTATTTGAAAGCAACTTCAACAATTCATCCTCTAATTGAGGAACATAGATTTTATCTAATATCTTTATATTTCTTTTAGCCTCGTTTGCTTCCTCTTCGTAATCATAATATGAAACAGCATTTTTTGTAGTTACTATTGTAACTGCATTTCCATCTTTCAAATTTACCGTTTCAGTATTTGTTGATGCCAAATTAGCATATGTATTATAATCTAATTTATACTTGTCTATAGTCACTGTGCTTGTAACCGAATCTGTTTTTGTAATTATCTTTTCATAATGATGTGTTGTCGTTTTTGCGGTTGAAATTGAACCGTATTTTGACTCAACATAATCCACGAAATTTTCATATTTTAAAGGCCAATCGTAAAATGGATCAACTATATTGTTTGCTAATAATATTATCCAATGACGGTTTGGATTGTCATAATAATTGAATGCTAAGGATTCTGGCGTATCGTTATCTGTAACAGTATATTTGTAGAATATAAAAGTTTGATTTTGAATACTTTCAAGAATTCTCGTTCTTAAAAATATGTCCGTAACGATCTTGACATTTTTAAAACTTGAATCTACAAGATCATATCCTGTTAGGGGAAAATTTTCAAAATATGCCATTAGTAACCCTTGTCTATTGCTTCTCTGGTTATGAGATTGAGTTCTACAAAACTTAGTCTCATTCGTATTTGCACAGGCATACCATCTTCAAACGTTACAAATGAACCCGAAGATGCATAATCAACTTGCACATCTTCTAAAACACAAGTTGTCATTCGAGGAATATTTGTGTTTTCAACAAATCCACCAGTAGTTTTTCTTAAAAAAGTAATTTCAAATTCTGAAGGCGGAAGAAATAGTACTCCGTTTAAAAGCAGTTCTGGTGCTGAATGTCTTCTAAATTCGTAAATTATTTGCCAAACCATATCGGCTTCTTGACGACTTCTTGGCGCAAAAACAAAATCAAAATTAAATTTTCTTAGTTGAGGGGCTGTATATAATACTTCAATTACAGGATTTATAGCATAACCCATTAGCTGCAAACCAGTTTTTATCGCAGGCGTAACGAAAGTTCTATCAATTCTATTTAACATTGCCGCTCCAGCGAGTAGTGTCATTGCTGTTCCGCCTGCTGCAATTGAACCCAACACCGCAGCTGCAGTTCCTCCAGCAGCAGCAGCGCCAAGTCCCAAATCTCCAGATTGTGATTGTATCTTTGAGGCTGCAGAAGCCGCAAGAGTTCCACTAATTCCTAACTTATCAATAAGACTTGCCTGCTCATATTGCTGTCTATTATCAAATACAACACTATCTGGTACATATAATGAAATTGCTCGTTTTACTCTCTTATATCTTCTTGTCAATCCTAATTGACGAGCTGTTAATCTATCCTGTCTTCTAACTATTGGACCTTTTGCCCCATCGGCAGTCTCTACTTCACCGAGTTCTTGTTCACGGCCTGTTTCTAAATCCTTTGATTTTGTATGAACGTTGATATTGAACAACATGCAATGAGATAGATTTTCCATATCAATCGGATAATTATACGCCGAAAACTTAAATTTGTTTTCAGGAAGAGTTGCTAGAGGTCCAGCACCTTGAGATTGATGACCACCTGCAATATCTCTATCATCTTCTCTTATACTAAATCTATTGGGCTCTGCCATCTAAATATCCTATACTCTTTCCATATATTTATCATGTCGTACAAAGGCCGTTTCATTCCAACAAATAGTAGTAAATATCGCGGGGACCCTACACGGATAATATATCGTAGTCTTTGGGAACGTCGTGTCATGGTCTTTCTTGACGTAAACCCGTCCGTGATGCAATGGTCTTCTGAAGAAATCGTGATACCTTATTTCTCGCCAGTGGATCGAAAAGTACATCGTTATTTTCCAGATTTTTATGTCAAAGTACGCGATAAAGAAGGTAAAGTTCGCGAGATGGTTTGGGAAATAAAGCCCAAAAAAGAGTCAGCACCACCAAAGAAAAGATCGCGTATTACTCAAAAATACATATCCGAAGTTGTCACATGGGGAGTAAACGAAGCAAAGTGGAAAGCGGCTGAAGAATACTGTCTTGATCGGAATTGGCAGTTCAAAGTGCTTACGGAAGAGGATCTAGGAATCAAATAAATATATTCATGGCACTAATAGATAGACTACAAAAAGAATTACAGAAACAGAATCTAGCTGTAAGTTCAAACAAGGCTAGACAATGGATCAAAAATAAAGTTAGAGATCTTACCGGTCTCAGACCAAATACGCTCATGCGTGATTTGAAACGCAAACAAACAACCTTTGATTTAGGGGGAATGTACTTTTTTGTATATAATCCCAAACTAAAGGATAATTTACCATTTTATGATTTATTTCCTCTTGTAATACCCATTGAAACGTACTCGGATGGATTTTTGGGATTAAATCTACACTATTTGGCCCCAGTTCCTCGTGCAAAATTACTTGATGCTTTGAGCGAATTTTCTACAAACGACAAATATGATGATAAGACAAGAATAGCCGCGTCATATCAAATGTTGAAGGGCTTATCTAGCACAGAAGCATTTCGTCCATGCTTGAAAAGATATCTTTCACATCACATAAGATCACAATTCTTGCGTATAAATGCAAATGAATGGGATATTGCAATATTCTTGCCAGTTGAAAGTTTTATAGGCGCAAGAAAACAAAAAGTCTTTTCAGATTCTAGAAAGAAATATCAATGAGTTCATCAGTACAAACTTTCATTTCAAGCATAAACAAATATCATAGTCTACAAAGACAAAGTAGGTTCAAGGTTTTTTTTCCCAGCATACCTAAGTGCTGTCCTACATTAGCAGATCTAACTCTAAGATGCGAATCTGTAGATTTACCCGGAAGATCATTTAACACGTTTGATCATAGAACATATGGTCCAATAATAAAGTATCCAACACAATCTTTTTTTAGTGAAATCACCTTAACTTTTTTATGTTCATCAAATAAATCAGGAAGATTACAAGTTAGAGATGACGGACTGGGAATAAGCGGAAGAAGTATATCCAGTCCGCCTTTTACGGGAATGGACGAAAAAGTCACTTTTGAAAATTGGATGAATTATATAAATTCTTATCCATCAAGATCTAGCACTCCACAAAATCAAGTGTATCATAACTTTAGATATAGAAATGATTATGTTGCACCAATCAATATAATTTGTTATGATACCTCTGACGTAGCATCATATATGATGGATTTTGAAGAAGCATATCCTATTGTAGTTAGTCCAGTTTCAATGACTTGGGGTAGTGAGGAAGTTGCTAGAGTTTCTGTAACGTTCACATATAAGTATTTTAGATACACGAACATGTGCGAGTGCAAAACCGAAGAACCCATACTATACGCAACAACACAGCAAGAGGTTCCTAGAAAATCTGAAGCACAAAGACAAGGTCCTCCAATTACTCCGGAAACTGCTGAAACTCTTCCACCACAAACCAGAGAACAGGGTTTGCTGGAATTGGAAGGATTTCCGGTTAATCCGTCTCTTCCTGGACAACAACCGAATCAATGAAAACATGATTTTGATTTCATGAAAGGATTATAATATGAAATTACCCAAAATTGATTTGCCAACTTATGATTTTGAAATACCTTCTTCTGGTAAAAAAGTAAAATTTAGACCATTTTTAGTCAAAGAACAAAAAATTTTGCTAATAGCACTAGAGTCTGGTAAAGAAAAGGATATCGTAGATGCGGTAAAACAAATAGTTTCTAATTGTATTATCGACAAAGATTTCAAAGTAGATGAAATGTCAACATTTGACATCGAGTATTTTTTCATTCATCTAAGAGCAAGATCAATTAGTGAAAAAGTTTCACTATCTTTTAAATGCAAAAATATGATTGAAGATGAAGAGTGTGGTCATTTGATGGAATTTGAACACGACATTCTAACTGCTACAGTTGAAAAAAATCCAAATCATGAAAAAACAATATTCTTTACAAAGGATATAGGTGTTGTAATGAAATATCCAACATTAAGTTTTGGTGAAATAGGATTAAAAAGTAATAAGAAAAGAAATGTTGAAGATGCTTTGGAATCAATTATTAATAGCATTGACTATATTTTTGACAAAGATAACATATACTACTTAAAAGAAATGAAAAAAGAAGAAATTCTAGAATACGTTGAAAGTATTCCTAAAGCAAGTTTTGATAAGATTCAAAACTTTTTTAATACAATTCCATATGTAAAGTCTATCATAGAACATAAGTGTGAAAAATGTGGTTTTGATCACAAGATACCATTGGAGGGCCTAACAAGTTTTTTCGAATAAGCCTTGGTCATGAAACGCTAGCGAACTATTTTCAAACAAATTTTTCAATGATGCAGCATCATAAGTATAGTTTAACAGAACTTGAAAATATGATACCTTGGGAAAGAGACATATACACAGTATTATTGATACAGTATATTGAAAATGAAAATCAAAGATTGAAAGACTTAAACGCAGCAAGAAAAAAGTAAATGATCAAGGACAAATAAAGCAGGAAAAATAGATGGCAAGAAGACGCAATACAAACACGCGCAGAGTATCATTTCAGGGTAAAAGCCCCTTCGCAGAAGGAAGTACCGCTGCTAAAATTGACTATGCAATAACAAGAAAAGTTAGAAGTGCATACACAAAACTTTTTGGCTCTGAATTTGAGCCGTTATATCCAGATAGACAGACAAAAACATCAAGTTCAAGTCCAACAGGAACCTCTAGAGAAGTTGAAGCATTTAGACAAAATGCAACAAATGCACATGTTAAAAATGTAGATAGACAATTGGGTGAAATAAAAGGTATCTTGACAGAAATGTCAAAGACACTAAAGGAAATAAAAACAGCGGTTGAAGAAGGTGGCGGGGGTGGAATATTAGAAACACTCTTTGGCGGAATGAGAAGACTTCTTCCTGGAGGCCATGGTGGTGGTGCGAGTGCAGCTATTCCTGGTGGTAGACCAACTTCAGCAATGATTCCTGGGGCACAAAATTCATCAGCAATGAATCTTGTAGAAGGCTTAAATGATTTTATGAATCCTGCCGTTCAAGAACTAGAAGCAATAAGAGAAAAATTAGAATCTCAAAATACAATAGCAGTAAAGTTCTCAAAGTCATCAGATTCGGCAAAAGATCTAGCCGAAATTGCTAAGAATATTGGAATAATTGAAAATCAAACATCAAAAATTGATCCATCAAAACTACCTCCGGGCTGGAAACACGATCCTAGTACTGGAGCAACTTATCTTGATAAGTCTAACTTTACAAAAGTTCCAATAGAACTATCTGGCGGACTAGGTGTTCGTGAAATGCCAAAATCCGCTCAACCCACAATTCCTATACAACCAGCCGTGCCTGGCGGAAGTGCAGTAATTCCACCACAGCCCGTTCAGCCAATACAGCCATCTCAACCCACACCACCAGTTGAACCAACAAATAGAGCAGATAGAGTTGGTGGAAGAAGAGGCAGTGATCATATAGGATATGGACACAGATTAACAGATGAAGAACTAAGAACAGGTAAAATAAAATTACCTGATGGAACAGAGTTGGATGTAAACAAGGGAATAACGAAAGAAGATGCCGAAAAATTATATCAAAGTGATAGATCAAAACTCGATGACTTGACAAGAAAAACTCTGAAAAATAAAGGAATTGATCTAGACAAACTACCACCACATGTACAAGATGTGATGAAAGACCTAGGGTTTAATGGACCTGCAATATTCAATAAAAATCCAAAGATAGTTGAAGGATTAAAAAAAGGTCAAACAACAGGCGACTACGGCGATCTTGCTGAAACTGTTAGAGGTTCGATGCACACAGCCGATGGAAAAGTATTAGGTGGATTAGTAAAAAGAGCAAATGATAGGGCAGATGCAATATTAGATCCAAATAAAAAACTCGATACAAAAAAGTTTGAAGGTCTTGAAACGGAATTATATGATCCATTAGTTCCTAAAAATAAAAGAACAAATAACTTACAACAAGCACAGGCACAATCACAACCGTTTGTTGGTCCTGCAAATAATTTTGGAAAAATAACTTTACCATCACAACCACAATTACCCGTTTCTCCGGTCATGGATCCGAATACAGGAAAAATGGTTCCAATACAACCAAACACATCTTCTGATGGATCGATTCAACCTTCAACAGGATCTGGTCCATATAGACCACAACACATGCAGAACTTACCACCGGATTTTGATCTTAATAAAATGCCACCTAGTGGTCTACCAGTACCGCAATCTCGTCAGACAGGTCCAGTTCTTGGTGCGATGGAAGCACAATTAGCGGGCGCAAGAGACGAAACTCAAGCCGGCGGTGCACCAACAATAATAAACAACACAACAAATAATGCACCTTCGATTGGTGCTGGTGCTCAACAAGGACCCGTTGCAAGTATTAGAAATGAAGAAAGTTCTCTTGTTAGAATGCAAAACATGATAGCAGCTGGTGCGCTGTCATAAAAAAGAGGGGAGTTTTTGCTCCCCTCTTCCATATTGACTCAGTCTTCCCGAGCCAACTTCTCAAACAACTTCATATCATCGTCGTCATCATCTCCACTCCAAGGCGGAGTCTCCTTTGAAGATGACTTTTCATCTGAAGCCTTTGTCTTTGGTGCAGGCGCTGCACCATCAAGACCAAGAACACGATTCAACTTGGTCTTGAGTTCGTCATAACTCTTGAAGTTCTTCGGATCAAGGAATTCCTTGAGTGAATATTCCATCTTCCAAAGTTTCTCAAGTTTCGCATCATCACCATCATAAAGTGCTGAAGACTTCTCAAACTCGGACTTATCGTAATTTGGATAACCTTCAAACTTACGAACCTTCAACTTGAAGTTTGCACCAGCCCAGAAATCAAAAGGATTGGTTGCCTTCTCGTCATCAAACTGAGGATTCATTGCTTCGGTGATCTTGTCAAAGATCTTCTTGCCAAACTTGAACAAGAATACCTTGCCCTCGTTGTCTGGATTCTTCGTATCGCTAATGACAAGAATGTTGGCGATATACTTCAAGCGACGCTTCTGCTTGCGAGCAATCTCCTTGTTAGCCTCAATACCAGAATTCCAAAGAACCGAGTTATGCTCAGACACAGGATCTTTCTGACCCAGAGTCGTCAACGAATTCTCAATGTACCAGCCGCCAGGACCCTGGAAGCCATGATCAAAGATACGAACCCAAGGAAGCGCATCATCACCATCAACTGCTGGCGCAGGAAGAAAGCGAATGGTCGCAAAGCCGTTACCAGCCTTATCAAGTTCTGGCTTCCAAAAACGTGTATCTTCAGAAGAATTTGTTGCGGGAGCGTTGAGTTTCTCTAACTCGCGTGCCAGCTTGTCAATCGAACCGCTGGACTTCTTTAGTGCTGCAAATGTAGACATTGTATTTCCTTTCGTATGCGTTGTATGTTTTGTATATCAGCTTGTTCACATGATTCATAATAATCACTATTATATATCATGCGTTGAATTGAAGTCAAGAACAAAGTTCATTTTTGATGATCTTTTTCATGCTCTCCAAATCAATTCTCTGCAAAACAAATGGAGTATACTTCTCGCATTTGAATGCAAAATCGGGCCATATGATTTCGTCCTTGATGCGACGATTCCACATGGGTAAAAAGTTTATCACACCATTAATGATCACAAGAGTTTCCAAAGAAATATTCTCTTGCATCACCATAGTCAAGAGCGGAGGATAAGAATCACCAGGATCAAGAATCCTATCCACAGTACATTCATTATCATGCGCCCAATCTAAAATCTTTTTCAAGTCCTGCTTGAAATTGTATGTCAATGCTTGAAATCTTTTTTGATACTCAATCAAAATATCTTCTGCTTCTGGCTCAAGAAGAGCCAGCGAATACAATGAACTGTTCGTTCTCAAAACAAGTTGATTGTTCTTTGAATATGATACACTATACAATACATTTGACAATGACAAATCAATGAATGTATCACGATCATACATCTTGGCCAATCTATAGAAAGCAAACTTGTCCCTTCGGGCAAGAAACGCTTTCTCGGTTATTTTCACGCTTCCACCACTCTTGAAGTAGTTGAAACTCTTGCGAACAAAGTGAAGTCTGATCGCCTGAAATAACTTGTATGCTTCTATAGCAACAATTTTCATACGGGAAGCGTATTACTCTTTGGAAGAAGATTGAGCTGTGATGCATCATATGCAATCTTGGCCTTGAGCGATTGATTGATGAGATTTGTCACAGACTCAATCTCCAATGAATTGACCTCACAAAAATGCGTGATGGCATCAATGTAGTTTAGGTCTTTTTCCTTCACGATGCTTTCAATGTTTTTGGCAAAGGAAAGCATTTCATCCTTAGTGGGCATTACATGGACCTCAAACGATAAAAGATATGATCATCAATACGCACAGTACGTTCAACCTTCTTCCACTTTGACCAATCTGGTCTCACATAGTGAGCATGAAAGAAAACCGCACCATATGTAACGTCTTGAATTTCATTATACTCTGAAAGTAACTCGTTTGCAAGGGCAATTGATTCAGCCCACGCAATCTGCTCGTCGTAGTTCTTGTTATTTGCAGGATTCTTCTTTGCATTTGCTGTGCAAACCCAAGAGAACTGGCAACCTTGAAACACGACCTTGCAAACGCTGTCATGCCATAGACCAGCATTGACACGATTGATCACGACAAAGCCAACCGCAATCTTTCCATCAAGGGACTGATTGCGAGCCTCCCAATATATCGCCTTAGCCAAACACTCTCTTTCCTTCGGATCAACATATACCATCTTGATCTCAGGCTCTTCCAGCTTATACTCGCTAAGATCTGGAAGTTCGTGTCTATACTCATAAACCTTGTCTGTGTCGGGTAATTGAGCATAGGCTTTTGGCGCAGTATCGTATGGATACTGTCTCAAAGCAAGAGTGCTAGCCAATAGGACTAATCCTATTGCCAGTAGTTTCTTCATGGTAATTAGTCGCGTGTTGCTAGATAGCAAACATAATTTTCCGTGCCATACTGTCCATAAGAAAGTTTATAGACATTCTTCTGCTTCTTGGCACGATTCAAATTGACCGAACGCAGATTCTTATAGGTGCATTCGTTATCAGTTGCGAAAGACAATGGTCGCATAACATAGCAAGATACTTCAGTCATCGTGATTACTCCTCTACGATTTATGAAAGTGGTGGGATTCTGTTGCCAGGTCCCCACCGAACCCCGTTCAGGCTGCTAGAGCCATCTCAGATGCGTAATTATCGTTTGCATCTATTGTTTGGACTAATTGACGGTCGTTCCTTACCGATTACCTCCGACAACCTTTACGCATCTGTCGATCCCTTACATCCCCATTAGTAGATACAATGCTCATCACCTTTATCGCGACTATTATGTGATGGGTTGCACTCTGTTCGCGTGTGCCATGCAACTAGCCCCTCACATTGTATCTACTGGTGGAGATGCCGGCATTGAAGCCGGGTCCAGCCTGCTTATTGCGTCGTCATCAACAGCAATATCCATAGTATAATCTAATATTTAGGGATTGTCAAGAACTGAAATAAATTCCATCTTGTACTTGGTCAAGTCCGCTTGAATGCAACTAGGTTCAGTCTCATTGGATGCAAACAACAGCACACCAAGATTTATTTCCTGACCAGTTCTTTCCTCAAACGCAAGAGAATATGCGGATAACTGCATGAAATACTTCTTGACCTTATCCATGCTGGAATCAACTTCAGACTTCGTAGTCTTGAAGTCCATGATTGCAGGATGCCCATCAAATGTACCAATGACATCGCATCGTCCGGCAAATTGATATGTGTCACAATACAACTGTGCTTCAATCGCATAAATCTCATCTATCCGATCAATATACTTGCACAATTCTACAAACATGCCTTGAACATCCGGCATGTGTCCACGCATCGGTCTTTCTTCATTCAATAGATATCGCTCACATATTTCATGAAGATTGGTGCCACGACGAGCAGATACTTTGGAAACACGATTTACTTCTTCTTCACCAACTCTCTTTTGCCACTCACGCAAACTTTCGTTTGGTAGACGCGAGAGAATGGTAGTGACGGAAGGATACACATTACCTTCTGGAGTCTTGTAGTGTCTCCTTCCGTCAATATATTCTTCCGTCAACTGCGGAAGATTCACAAATGCATGACGAAACTTCTTCATTACTGTGCCAATGAAAACAAGAAGTTTAGGAAAATCAATCCAATTGCCAAATATGTAAAGACGCACATCCAAGCATTGAATGCATTTGGCCAAGTGAGCATGATTGTCCTCATTAATTGCATGATCATCCAAATGATCAAAGGCGCAGCATAAATCAACATATCAAACGTATCCTAACTCCAGTTTGGAAATAATGTATGATTTGACAAGTGCGGAACGAACAATGTCTTCCTTTCCGAACTCAATCTTTTCAAAACAAGACATTTTATCAAGAATATTCATGAATGTCAAGAGTCCTCGCTTTTCCTCATGCTTGGCCAAATCAGTTTGCCTAAAGTCACCACAGAAAACAATACGACAGTTGTTTCCAACGCGAGTCATCACAGTATCCAATTCCTGACCTATCATGTTCTGACATTCGTCAACAATGATGATCGCATCATTGAATGTAACACCGCGCAAGAATGATGTCGTATTGAAATCTACAAGTCTCTTGGTCTTTAGAATCTCATATCCATCACCACGACTGAAAAGATCATCGCAAATCATCTTGTATGGATCTTCATAGACTCTGGCTTTGTCTTTTGCAGTTCCTGGAAGAAATCCCATGTCGCGTGATGGAACGACACTTCGTATGATGACTATTTGTTTGTATCTTGATTTGTTTAGCACCTCGTTTAGTGCAAGATAGAGAGAGATATATGTCTTGCCTGTGCCTGCGACGCCGTGTAGAAGAAGGTGCTTGCCCTGCTCAAAGGCCTTGAATGTTGATGATTGATTGAGTGTTAGTGGAGAGATTGTTCGTAGAGAGAAATGATTTTGCTGTTGCTGGTTTTGCAGTCTCTTCTTTTTCTTTGACATGTACGCCTCTCTGAAATGACAAAGAGGATCCTGCATTTTCGCGAGATCCTCTTTTGGTGTTGAATACTGTTCTATACACGGGAGAAATGGGACTAATCACTCACCACTCTCTCGGAATACCGAATTTGGAATTGATCTTGTTTCCATGAATCTTTTCCTTCATGCGACCAATAACTCCTTTTTGGAAATCGGCTGGCGGCTTCGTGATTCCAAGATGAACTGAATCGCCGATAGACATTTTCGTCACAGCCTGCTTGATATGCTTGTTCTTCTTTAGATACTTTTCCTTCTCAGCGATGGACATCTGCATCTCAAAGATCTCACCAGTCTCTTCATTGATGAAGTCATACGTTGGCATTATATAATCCTGGGTTAGAGTTGAACATGCTATTATTTATGCTTATTATTTCTTTGTGGCTATTTCTGCAACTTTAGGATAGATTTCTCTCCAAGAACCGCCACCATAAAGTTTTTCGGCTTCATCCAATTTGGACACAAGCATGTCTTTTGCTTGTATTGAAGGTTGAATATTTGAACTACTTAGCCAAGAATTTAATTCGTTTAAAACAACTTCACCAGAAAATACAGTATCAGCTCTAACCAATTTTAACATTGTCTCTATTTCTTTTTTAAAAGAAGAAAACCATTCTATTGGACAAAGTTGTTTTGGAAAATTTACTACAGATGAAGGAAACCATATTGGTATTTTATTCATTTTTTTTGAGGTTAGTTTTACAAAAGCACCAACACCACACATACTTTCTAGAGTTAAAGGTGTTACAGTAAGGGCGGCACCCATTGTTAGCGGCAAAGAACCAAGTCTCATCCAATTTTCTTTCATGAGATTCCAATCACAGCCTTGTCTTTGCCACTCTTGTTGAGCACCAATTCCATCAATACTACATCTTAGCATGACTGTATTATTTTTTGCAATAAGTTTTTGCAACAAATCAGTTTGTTGTTTCCATTTGTTTTCGGGTGTGTTTATGTTTGTATTAAATACTATTCTTGTGTCTTTTAAATTTAATTGTTCAATAAGTTCGTACAAATTATTGTCTAAAAATGGTTCACCACCTGTAAATGTTATGCCACGACCTTTGGTAAATCTGGGCATTTCTCTATTCAACCAATCAACAAATTGTTGAAAAACTTTTTTATAATCAGCAGTAGACGTAAAATTACTCATAAATTTTTTATCATATTGTTGTACCGTAGGAACACCATTTATGTCATTTTTAACATAAGATCCTTTTCTCTGGGCCCAAATAGTACTAAATGGAGCATCACAATATCTACATGCTAAATCACAAATATTACTAAGTTTTATTTCTAAAATATCTTTATTACCAAATTCACTGGAGTCTTTATATGTTTTTAAAGAATGATGACGAGGACTTAGAAATCCAGAATCTTCTAATTTCCAACAAAAATGACAGTCTTTATGTTTTATATTATTGCTAGCTGCATGTCTACGATCCTGCATTTCTGCACCATTGAACCAATCAGCACCAGCAGCCATGGTCCTTGGAGTGGTGTGACAACACATTTTCCAAACAAGTCTATCTAACTCTACGAAGTAATAATCATAGTTTCTCGCACAAAAAGTAGAACTCATTCTATATTTCCAAAAAATAATACAATTTATTTATTGTACCATGACGGTACATCACGCTTCTTCCACGCAGCCATTCGTGCCTTGGCTCCACGATAATAATTGTGATATGATGCAATGCTGTCACCATTCACCTTGTATTCATCTGGCATTGCAGGAGTTGGCTGCGTAAACTTATTCACAGGAATATTTGCAGGAGCAAATTGCAAATATGGAACAAGTTTACGACAGACATGTTCCTTCTCATAACGATACGAATATTCGTCCATCAGGCATGTAAACAAATTGAAAAGCCAACTGTAGTTTTCATTGTTTTCTCGCGACCAAACCGCAGATGGATGATTCATGTGCGTAGCCTGATAGACAATTGCATCACGATCATTTGGAAAACGCGAATCATTTGGCAATGACCAACGCTTGATATTACGCCAACGTGCAGGAGACGATCCTGCAATAAGACGTTTTTCAGTCGTCGGCGTGCCATCAATTACGCGATGAGCAGTGGAAAGCAACTGTGCGCTTTCCAGAATCATCTTTACGCAATGCTTGTCAACATGCCACTCGGCACATTGAACGGGATCATGGGAGAGATAGAAGATATTCATGGTTATAAATATATCATAGTTGAGAGGGAATGTCAATCATGGAAGAACAGAACGAACAAGAAAACAACACCGAACTTTTGTTGGAACAAGAACTCAATGAGCAATTCATGGGCAAATCAGATCTTGTCCGTTCAATGCATGTCGTTCTAGCCAATACATTCAGCATGTATCTACTTGCACACAAGTATCATTGGAATGTAGAGGGTCCTTTCTTCTCATCATATCACGATTTCTTTGGAAAACTATATGAACAGATCTTTGAAGAAATTGACAAGACAGCAGAACAAATTCGTGCATTGGGAAGTTATGCACCAGGCACATTCAAGGAATTTGAAATGATGTCGACCATGTCAGATTCTTCAGAAGTGCCTGGCCCAAAAACAATGTTTGCTCGTCTATTTGCTGCAAACACCTCAACCCATGATTCGTTGATTGCTGCCAGAAGTTTTGCCGAGAGAGATAGTAACTTCGGTCTTGTCAATTACCTAGAAGATCGCCTCGACAAACATGCAAAAATTGGATGGATGCTCAAAAGCCACATGGTTGGCCAAGACATCTCAATGAACATCCGTCCAACAGACTGATTACTTCGTATCCCTATCGTGCGATACTGACATGTTGTCATCAGCACGATCAGAACCACCCGCACTATACATGATAGAAGAATCATCAATTATGTCCTCAGCAGGCGCATCGGGATCATCAAGAAAATTATCCTTTACGACCTCAACATCATCAACCCAAGTGAATCCTGCTGAACGAAGAAACTGAGCAAGATGATATGTGATATTCGTCATCTCTTCAGCTTCAAACTCATATGTCACAGTTGCTCCAAGAGCATCATTCGTATCATCAATGCACTTCAAGATATACTTTGCCATAATATTTCTCCTCACTTTACTTTGTTTAGTTCATCTTCAACTATTGCAGAAGTTACTGGATAGTAACCGTCCTTGATGTTTACTTCTTGTCCCTCTTTAGAAAGAATGAACTTGATGAATTCAAGTCTCAGAGGATCCATCTTTTGGGTTGGATTCTTGTTTACATAGACAACGAGGAATCTTGCTAGAGGATAGTCGCCACTCAGCACGTTTTCTTCGGTTGCCTCAAAGCATTCGCTTCCTGGCTTGCTTGCAATTGGAACTGCGCGAACGTCAGCAGTCTTGTACCCAATACCAGAATAGCCAATTCCGTTTTTATCAGATGCAACTCCTTGCACCACCGTAGAACTTCCTGGCTGTTCCTTTACAGAATCCTTATAGTCGCCATTGAATAGAGCGGTTTCCTTGAAAAACCCATAAGTTCCAGATGCAGAGTTTCTACCATAAATACTCATGACTCCTGCGTTGGTCACACCAACTTGAGACCAGTTAGTAATATCCCCTACATAACCGCCGCGACGATTCTTGGAGAAGATGGCGTCAACTTGCTGAAGGGTCAAGCACTTGATTGGATTATCCTTGTGAACATAGACAGCTAGACTGTCAAGGGAAACATTGATAGCTGTGGGCTTATAACCAAACTTCTTTTCAAATGCATCAATCTCAGCGCCTTTCATTAGGCGACTCATTGGACCAAACTGAGCTGTTCCTGCTACGAGAGCTGGTGGAGCAGTAGAAGAACCTTTTCCTTCAATTTCAATCTGAACATTTGGATAAACTTTTCTAAAACCTTCAGCCCAAAGTGTCATCAGATTGTTGAGTGTATCAGAACCGATTGACTTAATGGTTCCTGATACAGCTGGTACCGATGAGTATGCTTTCAAGTTTGGATCTAATGTTTGAGCGTAAACGGACGCACTAAAGAGAACTGATAGTGTAGAGATTATGATTTTTTTCATTGACCACTCCTGTTTGAAGGAAATAAGTGCCTCACCAGTATGTAGGCCTCATTCAATGACAAACCAAACTCCCTGGAGATAATTTCATGGAACTGTAATCTAGGCTCGGGCATCACCATCCATGCTCGCCACATCTGATAGATGCGACCATCCTGACGATCCGAGATCTTGTTCATGATGCGATCAAATTCAGTCACCATTCACCGACCTGCTTTTTCAGACGATAATAATCGTCAGCCAACTGTTCCAATGACAAAGACTCGCCATCAGGAAATGTAAATGCAAATTCAATTTGATATTGCAGCTGAAGCCTCTGCTTTTCAAGAAACTCAATCTCCGCGACAGCATTGTCCAATGACTGCTGATATGCATGAATTGCTTTGGACAATTCTCGCAGATTGTCCTTGATCTGTGTATTGGTTCTGACTAGAGGAGAATTATCGTGTTTCAACATCAAAACGCCCCATCGTTATATTCTTCTGTCCACGAATCTCCGAATTTCTATATGACCAGCATTGACCATTGCTGTCAAGAAAACAAACCCAAATAAGATCATGCTCAGGACCATAATCAATTACCATCATGGCCTGAGCATTACCCTGCGGTGTGACAACAGGAATGGAAGGATGCAGCTGGACGATCATTCTGCGACCAGCTTGTCTTCCACGATCTTGACCTGGGTCAGCTTCGGTAGAACACCGCCAACATCACCAGAAGAATTAGCCCAGCCATACTTAGTATAATCTCGACCCCCATCAATGAATACGGATCCATCATTGCTCCTCCTATAATCATGTCTATATCTGGACACTACAACTTCGCCATCGTTCGCAACAACACCAAGCATCGGCTGCTCAGTCACCGAAATCGCATTGGTAATGTACACGCCAACATCACGACGAAACACACCAAAGTAATGTGAATGTCCCTTGGACACATCAGGATTCGGCTGATAGAAAACATCTACAGGAGTATCATTCCAGCTTCCGTCGCGACGCTTCGTGCAGAAGTATCCGACATATGTTCCGCCGTAGTGCTCCTGAACCATCTTCAGTCCATTTTTGGAGAAATGGAATCCTTCGGTGGGCTTGATGAAGTACTTTTCCATGGTACATTGAACCTTTCACGAACCATATCAATGAATCTATTATAGTCAATGCGATCAGCGCCGTCAAGGACTTTTTTCTGGGGATTTTCGCATTCACCCAACATCACCAAAATTTCCATGACGACGAGTTTGGTATAAAACTCTATGCTTGGTTCTGGACAAATGGAATCGGAGTATTCTCGGCAATACCATCTCTTGGAGATATTATCATAAACGAATAGGTCTTGCCTTGGATCCCTTAGGATCTTGTCTATGTTTATGTTCATGTTCTGAAATCCACATCATTGGAGTGTCTGTATGTTTCATCAGATACATGATATACGAAATTATTTAGCGAACAGCGTCACTCATCATCAAATGGCAAATAACCACTGTACTCGGTGACATAATGCAGAGCTGCTTCTTCGGCACGATCACGGCTCTCAAATACAAGCCGCTTCTCTTCCTCAATCCCAGCCTCATACAAATGAACCACATAGTTCTTGTGCAGGTTGGAAATCACTTCAACAATTCTATAAGATCTCATTTCAACTTCATCCCTGGCTTGCCAATCATCAACTTGGTGTGCCACGCATCACCAATCTTTCTCTGATAAAAATGATCTCTATATTCTGGATGTCTTTGTAACTCAGGATCATTCTCTGGTGGGCGACGAATCTCCTCACCTGGAGACAAATGCTTGTGTACATGATGATATGGAACAACATGCTTGCCCAACTCATCTGCACCAACTACTCTCTTGGTGAATGATAGAGCAGCGGAAGATCTCTCGCCATATGCACGACCACGCTTCAGATCATCACGAAAGATCTCAGCAACACCCTTTTTACCTTCTTCCGAACCATCGGAAGCAGTAGCAACGGACTTGCGCCCATCCTTGTCCTTGTAGAAGACAGCAGAGACGATCTTGCCACCCTTCTTCTTCAGCTTCCACATCGGAATGTTCTTGATCATGTCGTGCTTGTCGCGGAAGCCAGAGCCATGAATGCCTCCGATCTTCTCATAAGCCTTCTGCAGCATACCATGAACCTCATCAGCATATTGATGCTTGCGAGGATCATCATGCAACAAATTGACGAAACGCTCTTCTAGAAATCTTTTGAATGTATCCATACGAATATTTATGCATCGTATGGAATTCGCGTCTCCCTCTCCTGATGCCACTTGACATGCGAGGTCGGAAAGCCATCGCGGAACCAACCCTCAAGGAAGTCCTCGCCAAAATCCACAGCGTCTTCCTTCGTCGCGAAGAAATCTTCCCACACGCAATCATCTCCCTCAAAGAGGAAGATTTGGAAACCACAGCGCCCAGGAAACTCCTCAAGCACAGGATCAATATCGTAGGACCTACTAGACATTTTCAAAACTCTCCATGGTAGGAAAAGACATGTCCAGTCCATTAGACGGAGACCATGTCGCGATAACTCGCCCATCGCGCTTTACAGTAGCAGTAAAGTTGTGTGTGCGAAGATGATCCAGAACATCATGAAAATGCGCGAACTCAGCGTCCGCGCTTTCCAGATTGGTGAAGTGTATCGTGTACATCATGCTGTCATTATGCACCAAACTATTGGAAATGTCAAGCGTCTTTATTACCGCACAAGTCTTTTCCAGAATGCATGAAACACAGCGCGGAAACACCATCAACCTGAGGTGTCCAGACAGATGCATGATTCCAACAATCCAACTGATCGCACAATCCAAGGATATCCTTCATCTTGCGATAATCCTTCGCCTTCAATGCTGCGACCAGATCATCCTTCAGATTTAGATCAAACTCATTGGAAATCGTCATGCCATCAGCACACAGTGGAACATACGCAGACGTATCCAGTCCAAGACGAGTGTAGATCAGATATCGAAAAGAACCGCCATCTTTCGCATGATCCACGATATGCTTCATGACCCATGCGACCAGAGCAATCTTCGTCTCCATGTCAGTCGCGTCTACTTTTTCCCGAATCCAGTTTTCCACGTTTCGTCATCCTCTCAATGCGAACCAAGCATTCTGCCATTATAGACAACCGCTCGTTCTTTGTCAAGCATGTCCACTCGGCAATCTCGCGGCGAGTGCGCCCACATCCAATGCAATGCGTCGTCTTCTCGTCAATCACGCAAACCTTGACGCAGGGTGTTTCCATCTTACGCACAAATGCTTCCCGTAATCGTCATGATGAACCTATCCTCATATCCAAGATTTGCAGCCGTGTGCAGTTCATGCGTATCCCATGTCACGATTGAACCCTGCTCCAAATGGTAGAATGGAGTGTCCTCAACGATCAATACATGACCAAAGCGCGGTTCCGTCAATGTAATCCAGATTCGTATGACATCAATGCCATTCATGGAATCCTTTGGAACGTATTCGAGATTTCCATTGTTGTCCACGAGATTGTACTTGTAGTTGATGTAATAGTCCTTGTGTGGAATGTGTATTTTTCCCGGAGAAGAACGCTTTACGTCAATGCGACAATCCTCACGACGCAACTTGAAATGATCCAGAATTTCCTGTGGAACCAAAGCATCAATCTCAGCCGACGTATAATTCGTGTATCCAGATTCCTGATGATTTTCATAGTGCTTCAGAATCAGGTATTCTCGGTCATCAGCAAACATGCTGCGATCCTTGATCGCAGCTGACTCCTTGATTCCACCTTTTGTGCGACTAATGGATGATAGAGTTCCATTAGGTCCAATTGGATGTTTATGTAGACCTGGCATCACCTCTTTTGTGCGACTGACAAACGCAGGTGTACCATCACGATCACCTCGCGTCTCCTCGGCAGATTCCATGGAGATCGCACATGCAATCAACTTGTCGCATGTCTCCTTGTCCATTTTCAATTCATGCAGCTTCATTTCATTTTACCTTTCTTGCAAGTTCCTTGTATCCAGCTGGCGTCGGATGAACACCATCCTTGGATATATCTGTAATTGGCACGACCAAGTCACCACGCATGTCAGCGACCTCACGCACCACGTTTCGTATCTCGGGCTTTATCGCGGGCAATATCCAAAACACGAGATCGGCACGAACCTTCTCGCGGAGACGCATCAGTTCATACTTGGTAACCTTATCGGACCAATCATTGGAGCCAAGGGATATGACAACGACTTGTGCAGACAAATCCTTGTTCAGGTATGTACGATTCCATTTCTCCGATGTCCATCCGACATGTGCATATGACGCACATTCAATGCGATGCTGCTGTATGCCAACAGCAATGGAATCACCCAAGATCAAGCACTCTATCATTCCTTCCTCCAATAAAAAAAAGGAGGCTCCACGACTGTAGAGCCCCCCACAATCTCACATGTTACTTCTTGGCAGCTGGCGCTGGTGTCTTCTTTGCATCAGCATTCTTCTTTGGTGCCTTCTTCTTGTTGGCAGCGTCAGTCTTCGCAGCAGGAGCCTTTGGTGGATCAGCAGCCAAAGCAACACCAGTATTCAGAGCAAAAATCGTAGCAATAGCAAATGCGAGTGTTCTCATGTGTATTCTCCATTGAGAGACATGTAAGGGGAACATCCCCTATACCTATCTATAACGCAGCGTACCATCACCAGAATCCATTACAAACCATTCATGAACCACTTGTAATATCCTGCTTCAGAGCAGTCAAAACAATGTTGAGTGTTTCCAAAACAGGAATATACACTTCATTCCAGACCGGACCAGAGACACGAGGCGTGACTTGATGGCTGACGGGTGGAGCTGAACTAGATGCTCGATTCCAGACCGGATCGTTGACAGAATTCATGAGTTCACATCCTGCTTCAGAGCAATCAAAACATTATTCGGCTCCCTCCAAACAGGCATATAGATTTCACTCCTGATTCTATCCCAGAAGGGATGCGACACTTGACGCCAGATGACTAGAGTTGGAGTTTGAACCCAAATCATACTCTTGACAGAATTCATAACGTATCTCCGACTTGATCCCGAACTTGATTCCAGATTTGATTCTCGACTTGATCCAAGACTTGATCCTCGACTTGATTCCTGACTTGAAGCCAGACTTGAAACCAGACTTCTCGATCAACATGTTTCATGATTGATACCAGACTTGAGCCCAGATTTGATTCATGACTTGATTCTCGATTTGATCAAAGACTTGATGCCAGACTTGATGTCCGTCTTGAATCCTGACTTGATCCCAGACTTGATTCCTGACTTGACGCCAGACTTGGTCATGAACTTGATCTTTGACAGACTTCACAACGTATCTCCGTCTTGATTCCAGACTTGACCCCAGACTTGAGACAAGACTTGATTGGAGACTTGATTCCCGACTTGATCCCTAACTTGATACCAGAATTTAGACTTGACAGACTTCATGATTGAATCCTGATTTGATACAAGACTTGATTCCAGGCTTGATGATCCTCGACTTGAAGGAAGACTTGATTCCCGAATTGATCACAGACTTGATTCCAGACTTGGAGCCAGGCTTGATGCTGATGCCAGATGACTGGATGTGGAGTTTGAACCCAAATCATACTCTTGACAGAATTCATGATTGATTCCTGATTTGAATCCGGGCTCGATTCCCGACTTGATCCCAGACTTGAAGCCAGACTTGATTCCCGGCTTGATCACAGACTTGAATCCCGACTTGATCCCAAACTTGATCCCAAACTTGATTCCAAACTCGATCCCAAACTTGATTCCAAACTTGATCTTTGACAGAATTCATGACTTATACCTGACTTGATTCCAGACTTGAATCCAGACAATCCAGACTGGATTCCCGGCTTGATCACAGACTTGAATTCTGGCTTGATCCCAAACTCGATCCCAAACTTGATCTTTGACAGAATTCATGAGTTCACATCCTGCTTCCATATCTCTTGAACACAGCTCCAGCTAACAGGATGAATCATTGATGAAACACCATTCAAAACATCCATGTTGCTATCAAATTTGAACCCTCTGAACCCTACATTCATCCATATATGAGCATGTAGAATACTATGAAGAGGACTCAGAATATCAGAATGAATGTTTTCCACGATAATACCTATTGTTCATACCCTACACTAGGTAGTGTATCATTCCAAAAACACATAGTCAAGAACAAAGTACGGGGTAGAACTTAGCGGAATTCCACAGAGATTTGACGGGGGGTATGTAGAACAATAAGGGCGCACAGAGAAATACGGGGAGAACTTAGAGGAAAAAACACAGAAACTGACGGGGGGTGCAGAATCGTGCAGAGATATGCAGACCCCCACAGCGAAAAAATGGGACGCGCTCTGAACCGGTGTGGTCGCTAAAAGAGTGTCTTCCCAAACCCCATATAGTTTTCGCCTTATGTAAAGGTCTGTACAGCCCCGGTGGTGTTCACGCTTCGCTCTGTGCTTTACACCACCGGGGCGCCACCTCACGCTGCCTGCCAGCTCGCCGGCTTGCGCCACGACACCTCCTTCATGCCCCAGCGGATCAGCTGCATGTCAGCCTCGGCTTCAGCCTGCTGGCGGATGCGCGCCAGATCCTCGTCGGTGACCTCATAGGGCGCCGGCACCTTCGCCAGGTCCAGGTTCTTCACCCACACCCAGATGGTGTTGGTGTAGCGGTCGAAGGTCTTGCCATAGCGGCCCTGGACGGTGGTCTTCTGACCATCGAGGGCGATGCAGGCCTTGGGCGCCAGGTGGGAGCGCCAGCCGGTGGAGTAGGGCATGTCCTTGATAAAGACCACCTTCCCCACCTTGCCGATGTCCTTGCGGCCACGCTTGACCAGGACGACGGCGCCGGTGCGGACGGCCATGCGCTCCTCTTCCTTCTTGGCCTTGAAGGCCTCGAGGAGGCGGGTGTGGTTGCGGGCGATGACGGAATCGCGGTAGCGGGCGATCAGCTCGGCCGGCGCGTCCACGGTGGCGTGCTGGGGCTGGGTCTTGCTGGAGAATTCGGAATTGTCCAGCGAGAGGGTGCCGAACTTGCCGGCTTCCTCATCCCACACCAGGGCGCGCTGTTCGTGCGCCCACACATCCGACATGATGCGGATGCACTCGGACCAGACAGCCAGGGTCGCGCCCTTGAAGGCGTCGGTGCGGTAGGTGAAGGGGGTGGTGGAGTGGTCGTGATACGTCACGGTCATAGGGATCTCCTTGGTTGGGATGGGGTGGTTGCTTACTTGAACAGCCACGTCGCGAGGTAGGTAAAAGCCACGGCCGTATTGAACAGGTGGCAGGCGATCACGATCCGGTTCATCTCTGTCTTCCTTTCCTTGATCATGTACTCAGTATAGGGCGGATCTGGCGCCAGGTCAAGGCTGGAAAAGCCGTGTCAGATCAATGGCTTAGATCAGTCCTGCGCCAGCTGGGCCTCGAGGTCCTCGAGGCTCTCCACGTCGGCGTGGACCCAGTAGATCGGGCTTTCATCGGCGCTGGTGAAGGACACGCCATTCAGGTCAGCAGAGAAATCCACGCCATGGGCGCGGCAGAGGTCGCGGAGCTGGATGAGGAAGGCTTTGGTCGGCTGGTTCATGATAGACTCCTTGGTTCGGATCAAAGCCCGTACGGGCTGTGCTTCGCGTAGGTCTCCGGGCGGAACACATTGCCCCGGGCGAAGTTCTTGGCCGGAGCCTTCCAGGAGGCCGCCTTCAGGATGTCACCCACCTTGAACTGGCCCATGTCCTTCGCCACGATGAAGGCGTAGGCGGACCGGTGCGTGCCCGTGGTCCTGTACCCATCAGCCATCACCACGCGCAGGTACTTGGACCCGGGCTCAAAGGTGACCGACACGTGGTAGCTGGCCATGTTGGCCGCCGCGGTGCGCTTCTGCTCCAGCGCATCGGCGTAGGCCGTCAGCGCGAGGTCGAGGTCGTGCGGGGCAGTGAAGGTCTGGGTCATCTCTGTCTCCTTGATCATGTACTCAGTATAGGGTCCCGATCAGGCCTCTGTCAAGGCTGGAAAAGCCGTGTCAGATCAAGGGGTTACACCGTAATCGTCTCCACGTACTCCGCCGACATCCGCGATGGCGCCTCGTCCTCGGCGAACCAAAGCTGGGCGAACCCCAGCGCATCCTCATAGGACGTGAATTCAAGGATCATCATCGGGCTGCCGCCAGCGTCGGGAGTCGCGTCATAGCACACAATCCGCGGCGAGCCATGCTCAGAGAGCAGGTTGAGGAACTCGCCAAGAGTCCACTCGCTGTCAAGGTCTATCACAACACGGAACGTCTGCATCTCTGCTCTCCTTGTTTCGAACTTATGTACTCAGTATAGGGCGGATCTGGCGCCAGGTCAAGGCTGGAATTGCCGTGTCAGATCAATGGGTTAGGTGTGAGTACCCTCGGTGACCCAAGCATTGCCGCCGACCCAAGCGCTGCCGCCGACCACAGCATTGCCGGAGACCACAGCATTGCCGTTGACTATAGCATATCGGAGACCAGAGCCTTGTCGCCGACCCGAGCATCGTCGCAGACCCAGGCATTGCCGTAGACCCGAGCATAGCCGTAGATCCGAGCATTGCTGCCGACCACAGCATTGCCGAAGACCCGAGCATCAGGCCCGACATAAGCGGTGTCGGCGACATAAGCGGTGTCGGCGACCCAGCCACCGCCATTCGGGTGCTTGTGAGCCGGGACAGGGCCGAAGCCGAAATCGAAGGTCTGCGTCATCTCTGTCTCCTTGTTCCGTTCAGGCCGCCACCGGGAGGGTGAGGACCTTGGCTGGGAAGGTCACTCGACCATCCCAGCGGAGCTGGTCGGCCTCCCAGGGCGTCGGCTGGTCATCGGCCAGCACCTCCCAGTGGATGATCCACTCGCGCCAGCTGTGGTCGTTGGCCTCCACCTGAGGCTTCAGCGCCTCGACCACCGAGGCCGCGTCGGTGAAGGCGGTGAAATTGGGAAGGACGTAGTCCGAACCAAACTTCGGCTTCCAGTACTGCGGGCACTCGCCCTCGCCGTTCCAATCATGGGCGCCGTAGTTCTCATAGACCTGGGTCTGGATCAGCAGCTTCGCCATTCGTCGTCTCCTTGTGTTTCCAACTTATGTATTCAGTATAGGGCGGGATCAGGCCTATGTCAAGGCTGGAATTGCCGTGTCAGATCAAGGGGTTAGGCATGCAGAGGCACAGCGCGGATGCGCGACTTCCACTCACCGCAGCGAATCGAGAACGCCCTCTTGGCTGCGAGAGCCTTACGGGCCTCCTGAGCCTTCTCCCGCGTCGCATATACACCATGGAGATGGGTCTCCCACTCCCAACCACCATGCGCGGTCTCTTCCACGAAGAGGATATAGACCTTGGTTGCGGGGATCTGGGTCATCTGTCGTCTCCTTGTTTCCACCTTATGTACTCAGTATAGGGTGGGATCAGGCCTATGTCAAGGCTGGAATTACCGTGTCAGATCAAGGGGTTAGCGGTCGGAGCCGGCGAGTTAGTAGTCGCTGAACTGTTCACAATCTGCCAGCTCCTTGATCGCCTGGCGCAGCTCTGCGCGCAGCCCTTCATTCTCCGCGCGCAGCCCTTCATTCTCCGCGCGCTGTCGATCAATATCTTCCAGAAGGCGGAGAGTTATGGTGGTGATACCCAACACCAACTCTTTATTGGCCACGCGCAGCTCTTCATTCTCAGCCAGCGCCTTCGCCAGCTCCAGGGTCTCGGTCATCTCTGTCTCCTCAGCTGATACCGTACTGCTTCGCAATAGTCTCGCGCTGGCCTGGCGACAGGCGGAGCAGAAGATCCTGCACGGTGCCTGTCAGATAGCCCAGGGCGAACGGATAGTCCACCTTCGCCTCATACTCCGAATAGGGAATGGAAGCAGCCTTCGCCTTCTCAGCCAGCGCCTTCGCCAGCTCCCTGGAATCCATTGTCATGATCTTACTCCTCATTACGGATGGCGATTACAACCCACACGGCGATGCCGAGCACCGCAGCGTAGGTCAGAAAGAAAACTAGCGGCTGAAGGCAATCCATGTGCATCTCCTTAGCGGTTGCGGGTGATCAGTCGAGCCAGCACGACCAGACTGATACCAAATGCGAACAGAGCCAGCGTGTCCACGGAAATGCAGACCACGGTCTTACTCCCTAGCTGCCAGCTCGACCATGAGGGCCAGAACCTGGTCGGGCGTCATGAAACCACTAACCTCCACGTCACCGGAGCCCTTCCACCAGCCTGCCTCCGCGACAAGCACGCCCTCCTCGCCCAGCTTACGCTGCATATCTTCATAAGCCCTCTCCGACTTACCAGACGGAAGGACGTGGTGGTTCGGACAGTAATTGCCAGCACCCCATTGGACAGAGACCGTCCATCCGTTTGCGAACGTCATCTGAAAACCCCTGCCTTCGGTGATCCTAAACATGGTCTTGCTCCTTAGCGGTTGCGATCAGCGAAGAACCCGATCAGCGCGACCAGGCCGACGCCAGCGGCGAACAGAACACCAGCCAGAGCCAGCGACTGAGCGAGGAACGTGATGGTATGCATGATCAATCCTTTCCTTAGGCCGCAGCGCGGAACTGGTACATGCCGAACGGCATCGGCTTCAGATGACCCGAGTGGGCCAGATCCGAGCAGACCGTCGCGGTGACCGCGGGGCGCTTGAAGCCACGCGAGGCGAGGTGCAGCTCCACCGTGGTGCGGGAGATCACCTGACCCGGGCGAGCCGCGAAGTAGTCCACGATGGCGCGACCCATCTTGGTCAGGCCGTGGATGCGGTCGGCGCGAGGGGAGGGGGCCGTGAAGCGGATCTTGGTCATCGCTGTCTCCTTGTTTCCGATCATGGTACCAGTATAGGGCGAAACTGGTGCTCTGTCAAGGCCCTGGAAAAGCTGTGTCAGATCAAGGCTTTCCCACGTACCATTCGGGATTATCAACCATGTGATGGGAAATCCGAAGAATCCCGATGTTCGGCCATTTCTGGCGCTCCTTCTTGGCGCCTGCCATGGCGAGGCCGCGCGTACTGAACACACCCACAACCGTCGTGGGCCATTTCGACTCATTCAGCACGACATAGACCTTGGTCTTGGACTTGGTCTTGGACTTGGTCTTGGACTTGGTCTTGGACTTGGCCATCGCTGTCTCCTTGTTTCCGATCTTGGTACCAGTATAGGGCGAAACTGGTGCTCTGTCAAGGCTGGAATTGCCCAATCAGATCAATGGCTTAGGCAGCCCTCACAAAGCCCGTCGTGTCCCGCTTCGCCTTGCCCTTCGCCTTCAGACCAACCACCACACCCACCGGATCAAGGAAACGCAGATCCGAGTCATCACCATTGATCACCGTGCGACCCATGAAGGTCGCGGGCAGCTTGCCACGGAACACCGCAGCGACGTTCAGACCAGCCGAAGCAGCAGCCCACGCCTGGAGGTCGTTATTCTCCGCCAGGGAGAAGGTCAGCTTGTAGTTGGCAGGCAGGTCCCTGCGATTGGACAGCTTGGTGTAATCATAGAACTGCACGTCCGGGAACAGCTCCATGACATTGCGCGCACCATCCACACCGACACTCTCCCAGCGCAGATCGGAGGTGCCATTCAGACGGAACACGGGGATCAGGCCCATCTTCTGAGCATAGCGGATGCCCGCACGGATTTCCTTGACCAGCTGAGCCATGAAGCCGACGCGGTCCTGGAAGAACCACACGGTCTTGCGGATGCGAGCCGCCTGGATCACGTTGGACACCGTCATGGCACCATTGCGAGCCTGCACGGTCACGGGGCGAGCATTGGGAATGCCACCACGACCAGCGGTGTTCAGACACGCCAGCTTGCAGCCATCAGTCGCCGCGGCGCAGGTGTTGTAGCCCGACAGCGACGCCGGCGCCAGGTGAAGGATGAAGGTCAGGTAGCCCTGGCTCTCGCCCTTCAGGACCTTGGGGTTGCCGCGAGTGAGGAGGTTCGTCTGCATCTGTTTCCCTTTCCGATCTTGGTACCAGTATAGGGCTGGATCAGGCTTCTGTCAAGCCCTGGAAAAGCCGTGTCAGATCAATGGGTTACTTACCCTGCAGGCGCTCGATCTGGCGTTCCAGCTGCGCGATCTTCTGCTCCCTGCGCTCCAGCTTCTCCTCGAGGTACTCGATCATCTGCTGATGATACTGTGACCATTCCCAGGAAGAGAGGATGGTGGGCTTGCGGGGCTTCCTGGTCGGGGTCTTGGTCTTGGTCATCTCTGTTTCCCTTTCCGATCTTGGTACCAGTATAGGGCGAAACCAGGGCGCTGTCAAGGCCCTGGAAAAGCCTTGTCAGGTCAAGGGGTTACACCGTAATCGTCTCCACGTACTCCTTGGCATCCTCAAACGACTCGCCGAACCATTCCATGGCGAACTCCAGCGCAACCTCATAGGACGTGAATTCCAGCACCATCGTCGGGCAACCGCCAGCGTCGGGAGCCGCGTCATAGGACACAATTTGCGCCGAGCCGCGATACTCCGCGAGAGTCTCCAGGAACTCGCCAATAGTGCTATCGCCGTCGAGGTCGATATCAACACGGAACGTCTGCATCACCGTCTCCCTTTGCTTGATCATGAACTCAGTATAGGCGAGAATTGACGCTCTGTCAAGCCCTGGAATTGCCCAATCAGATCAAGGGCTTACTGCCCAGCCACCACTCGCACTCGCTCATAGGTGCGATTGGCCTCATAGTCGGACCGAATCTCCTCCTCCTCATCCTCGGGGACGAACCCGTTCGCCTCGGCCATGTCACGGACCTCAGCCTCCGACATGTACTTCAGGCAGGCCATGATGACCACATCCTTGTCCAGGATGCCCTCTTCAACCATCTCCAGAACCATGTTGGTATACTTGCGAACCATCTCTGCTCTCCTCTTTCCGATCTTGGTACCAGTATAGGCGAGAATTGGTACTTTGTCAAGGCTGGAATTGCCCAATCAGATCAAGGGCTTAGGTGATGGGTGGTTAGTCCGATCCCTTTGTCCGGCTAACCTGCGGTGCCCATCCCACCGTCGCTCCTACGCCGAGCAGACTTGCCTTCCTGCAGGAACCACCTGCTTTATTCGCGCGGAAGCACGCTAGCCCAGGGTTGTGCTGGGCGCCTCCTCACTCCTCCGTCTTGGTGGACTTGATACGGAGGAAGTCCGGAATGTCCAGCGGATCATCCGACAGCGGAGTCACCACATCCGACACCCGCTCGACCTTGACCGGAGCAGGCGCAGGCGTCGCCTTCGGACCACGCGGAAGAGCAGCAGCCTTCTTGGTACCCTTCGCCGGCGCAGTCGCAGCCAGCTCAGCCTTGATCATATCCACGACATTGGCACCCTTCAGCTCACCATGACCGGGCTGATCGGGCGGCGCCACCGGATTGACCAGATTGGTAGCCTCCTGGGTGACACGGCCACGACGACCGAGCCACGGATCCTTCGCCATCGCAGCGGCGATCAGCGAGTTGGACTTGGCATGCTGGGCATTCAGCTTCGCCTGGATCGCCGGAGGGATCTTGGTCTTGGTCGGCTTCGCAGGCTTCGGAGGCTTCGCAGCCTTCACCTTGGCCTTCTGGGTCTTGGCCTTCGGGTTGGCCTTGCGGAACAGCGGACCACCAGTCTTGGTGACAGGCGACCAGGCCTTGAACTTGTCGGCATTCACCAGGCGCAGAGTCTCAGCATCCCGCGCACGGGCAGCCTTGAGCGGCTTGCCAGCCTTCATCAGCTCAATCTCAGCACCTGCCAGGTACTTGGCACGCGCCACATACTTGTGCATGTTCCACCACTCCAGACCCGGCAGCTCCGCCTTGAGGTCCGTAGCCGTCTTGGTCTCGCCCGACTTCAGGGCCATAAGAACCATTTCATAGTTACGCATTGGTATCTCCTTTGTCTTTCAGTATGTTCACAGAATACTTGGTATTGGCACCCTAGTCAAGGGTGGAAATTTGTGAGTGGAATCAACCAGTTACTCCTGGTTGGCACTTTCCGCCATCTCCAGCATAGCCAGCTGGTATTCCACCTCCTCAATGGTCCTCTCCAGGGAGGTGAGGAGCATGTCCGGTCCAGGCACGACACCCTTGGGATTCAGAAGATCCTCCACCTTCCCAAGATGGGATAGGGCCTGCTCCAATCGCTGCTTGCGCGTCATGATCAGGCCACCTTCCGATTGGCGCCGGTGAACCGGTAGGGCTTGTTCCACCGACCGACGTTCACATGGATGTACCAGCCGACATTGAAGTAGTCAGTCTGAGGATCGGACTCGTCGTGGTTGCCCACATTCATCGCCGCGATCAGCTCCAGGATCGCCTTCTGGCAGACGCCCGTGAACGCATCCTTCGCATGGTAGGTGTTGACATCCGTGGACTGGGTCTTCTGCATGTAGGCAGCCGCCTCACGCATCCACTTGCCCTTGATATCATGCGGGTAGGTGTCAGCCTCACGATGGAGCACAGCCACCCCATTACCGATGAGGTCCAGCGAACCCTCGGTCAGGGTCAGGCTCAGCGAGGTGTGGTTGCCCACCCTCAGCGAACCCTTGAGGCCGTACTTCCGAAGCACCGCCTTGATACCAGGCGCGAGCTGCGCCTTCCGCTTCTGATCCATGAACGCCATTCGTTTCTCCTGTTTTCCAATCTTGATACCAGTATATCCAGGGATTGGTACTTTGTCAACCCCTGGAATTACCGTGTCAGATCAAGTGGTTAGGTATGAGTGCCTTCGGTTAGCCTCTCACAGTTTTGGCGGCAACACCAGGAGTCCGGGGTAGTGCATGGCCCCGAGGATTAGATTGAACAAGGACAACAGGAGAAGCGCACTAATGATCAACGCATTAGCCCAGCCTCCCCGATTCCAGCACGCGGCGGCAAAGGCCAACATGAAAGAGGTAGCGTAGTTCAAAATTCCAATGAGCATGAAGATTCCTTTCCCGAATCCTGTTTTCCAATCTTGGTACCAGTATATCCAGGGATTGGTACTTTGTCAACCCCTGGAATTACCGTGTCAGATCAAGGGGTTACTGGGACATCACATACAGAGCCAGCTTGGCCCAGTCCTTGCGGTTGCCCTTGCGAACGTCGATCACCTGCTTCAGCGTACGGAGCGACAGGTTCTTGACCTTCGACAGGTTCTCGCGGATCGCACCCAGCGCCTCCAGCTTCATGGATAGCGACACGTCGGTGCGATAATCCGGCTCGCGCAGGATCTGCTCCATGCGCTCCAGCTTCTGGTCGGCCGTCATGCTCAGATCCACGCACAGCGCACGGGTACGCACGGCCTGATCCAGCGTGCCCAGCGTGTAGTTGGAGATGAAGATCACCCCACCATTGAACACGAAGGACGTGGGCAGGTCGGAGCCCTTGACCTCGGACTGCCAGCAGACGATACGCTTGGAGTAGCTGTCGAGCGCCGCCTTGAGCAGGTTGATGGCCGTCGGGTCCTTGAGGATGCTGTCGCAGTCATCGAACACCACGATGCGGTCGGCATTCTCGCACAGCGTACGGTACAGCGCATAGGGCGTGGAGTAGCCCTTGACCATGGTGTAGGTCTTGCGAGTTGGCACCGACACGCCCTCGGGGATCTCCATGCAATTGACAAAGCCCATGGAGGCGAGGGTCTTGGTGACGGTGTGCGTCTTGCCGATACCACCCTCACCCGTGACAATAGCCGACGGCGAGGTGCCGTTCGCGACCATCGTGGTCAGGGCCTCGAGAAAGGTGAACCGATCAGCCACCGAGAAATTGAGACCCGCATCAACCTCAGCCTTGGCAACCTCACGGAGGCCGTCGAGGTGCATACGGAGCAGGCGCTTCGCACGGTTCAGCGACTTGGTCTTGGTGACAACCTTGCCATCGCACATGGCGACATACTTGCCGCAAGCCCGGTCAAAGCTGACCGTGTGGTTCATGGTAGCCATCGGTTTCCTTTCCTCTTCCGCAATCAGAGTCACAGAATATGCTAGATCAGGCGCCTTGTCAAGGGCTGGAATTGCCCAATCAGATCAATGGGTTAGAAGTCCACGTCACGGATAGGGCCAGATAAGATTAGGATGGCCATCGAAGGTCCCAGGGAGAACAGTGCATAGACGCATGGGAATCTTGTCGCCATCATGGACTCGGACCTCACACCTGACGCCGAGATCCTGTGCAAAGGCGATAGCCAGGCTGGCCGTGCTCAGCTTCCAATTACCCAGACCAGGGTCGTCGCCGTCAGGAACATGGACCGTGTAGAACGTCTGAGACATTGATACCTCCGCAATCAGAGTCACAGAATATGCTAGATCAGGCGCCTTGTCAAGGGCTGGAATTACCTAATGGAATCAATGGCTTAGGCGCCTCAGGCGGCTTTTTCGGTTCTCGGCGGCGTGCCAGAGCAGCGTCGATAGCAGGATCCTTGGCATCTGGCGTCGCCTGGGCTGTCCGGCGAGGTGCTGTAGGTCCTCCATTCGCTCTCTGGTGCGCAGCGCAGGCGTTTGGTACCATCGCTGTTCTGCCATCCATATGCCGCCGATGATGCGTCGTTTGTGCCAATTGCGACCTGGTCGCCGCGGAATGTCAGCTTTTGTATAGCGCATATATCGTTTCCCTGTGTCTCTGTGTGTTCTCTGACGCCCTGGAATTGGCATCTTTTGCGTCATACGTTACGAAATTGGCATCTTTCCTGGATTATTGGCATCTTCAGGGCTGGAATTAGCCATCAATCAACGGGTCCCATGACACGACGAACACCACGACGGATACGGCGCAGTTCATAGGCCTCCTCATGAAGGCGAAGGCGCGCCGACAATGCCTTGCGAACATTGGCATCCCGCGTCGTCTTCAGAATAGTCTTCATGGCCGCCACCTCGCGTGGGATGAGGATGGCCTCATCATTCACTCGCAGCCTGTACTCAAAATCCTCGCGGCAATTCAGGCTTTGGCCATAGAGATAGCCCTTGCCCTTGTATTCCCACCAGACCTCTTCACCGCGACAATAAAAGCCATCTCGGCCGATCAGACGAAAGCCCTCAGGAACAGGCGTCGGCCTGTCAAAGAGCAATGCGGTTTCCAGCTGCCGAACCTTCAGATTCATGACCATCTCCTTTCTCAGAGTCACAGAATAACCTAGATCGGGCCTTTTGTCAAGGGCAAGAATTACCCAGTCGAATCAATGGATTATTCTCGGTGACCATAGAATTTATCCCAGCGAATCCAGTGTTCGTTTTCATATCGCCACTTCTTTCTGCCGCTCCATTCTCCGTTTACCTTAGGCTCACTAAAGACTTCATGCTGTGTAATGGTAACCGTAACAGGAAAATCAACCTCCATAAGAGACTTAGCCAGCTTATCAGCTATATCCTTGGATTCATAGAGGCCAAATGGCTGATCGTCGTTACCAGAACTACCCCACGTGGATCTAGTGACTTCATAGATAAACATTGCCATTTCCTTGTTTTGGTTTTATGGACTGAGTGTAGGGCAAAAACTGTGCCTTGTCAAGCCTCGAAATTACCGAGTCGAATCAATGACTTAGGCGGAGTCCGTGTTCTCTGGCGCCCTGGAATTGGCATCTTGAAGATATTGATTCCGAACCTGGTCCCAGGCTCGAATCGAGACTTGAAGCCAGACTTGATTCCAGACTTGATCCCAGACTTGATCCCAGACTTGATTGTAGACTTGGTCATCGATGTTCATTGTGGATTCCTGGCTTGAGTCCAGACTTGATTCCTGACTTGATTCCTGACTTGATCCTCGACTTGATCATAGACTTGATTCCTGACTTGATTCAAGAGTTGATCATAGATTTGATTCCAGACTTGATTCCAGACTTGGTCATCGATGTTCATTGTGGGTTTCTCACGAATTGTCCATATCGTCAATTATCTCCAGAACACGGCTCTGTGCCACCTTCTCGGAGGCTGCGAAAAGCTTTCCATCGAGGCCTAGAATATCGTCAGCGAACTGGCTGATGACTGGATTTGGCATGGCCTGGGGGCGATCTGCGCGGAGCAGGTTTATAGCGTGATCTATGGATCCATGGTGCTGGACGAGAATGGCCAGCGCAGCCGCGGTAGATCTGGCCACACCAGCAAAGCAGTTCACGACGATGGTTGCATCGGTGAGGTTGCGGGTGAAATCCAGGATCTGCTGGACTTGGTTGCGGGTTGGTGCGTGTGGATCCGTGACCTTTAGCTGATCGTCGCAATTCAGCAGGAGGCGGAGCACATGATCCTGACGATCCATCTGTGGATGGGTATCGTCGTGGTCGAGCAGGGAGATCCAATGCGTCGCATTATGGATGCGGACGAGGTTGCGGGCTTGGCTTTTGGAGCCGACGAAAACCTGGAACACGATAGGATCTCCCTAAGTATGAATCCAGTATAGACTAGATCTTGGGCAATGTCAAGGACGGATTTTCATCGTTTCCAAATAAATCTGAGGGTGATTCCGTCCACGAATCCTCTTTTGAAATTGGACATAGGCGCCCATATGATATAACCCGTGACCAATCCGATAAGATAGGTCACGATCATTAGAAAGGCGCCGAACGTTTCAGTCATCGTTTATGCCACCTTTGGCATCTGAGCGGTGCAGCGGTAGGGCTTGCGCCACTTTCCGATATTGATGTAGGTATACCAGCCCACGTTGAAATAGTCGGTCTGTGGGTCGGACTTGTCCCAATTACCATCGTTCATGGCCTGGTGCAGCTCCAGCAGAGCCTTTTGGCAGATGCCGGAGTGGTTGGAACGGATGTGGTACGTATTGACATCCAGCGACTGTTCCTTCAGGAGGGATGCGATAGAATCCGACAGGAAGGGGATATTGGCATTCTGTGGCGAGCGCAGCACGGAGATGGCGTCACCGATGAAATCCAGCTTGCCTTCGCGGATCGTGACGGAAAGCGCGGTGTGGTTTCCAACGGAGACGGTACCCTTGAGGCCATACTTGCGGAGCACGGCCTTGATACCGGGAAGCAGCTCGGACTTGATCGTCTGGTTCATGAACGCCATTTGGGTTCTCCTTGTTGATCTATGAACACAGTATAGACTAGGTCTTGGGCAATGTCAAGGGCTTATTTTGCCGAAGGCTTTCCCAAGGATCTTAGGGCTCCGCGAGCCTTTTCTCCGCGATCAATCGTAGCCCTAGAGTTTCCGTCATGGCCACACATGAAGACCGATGCAGACTTCCATGTGTGAACGTCCGCGTAAAACCGAACTGCCTCTTCTAATATCGTACCGCGGGTACGAAGATCGGTGTTTTCAGCTATAAGATCTGCGATGATTTTGTCTTTCTTTACTGCGGTAATATCGGCATTCAGTTGTGCATAACTGGAACTGGATTCATATTGCTTGGTCATGGCTTGGCCTCCAGAGTGGCGCGCGCAATTTCCACGAAATCCCGCGCCACGCCTTGTGGGTCGCTGGTGTCGATTGTCATTTTCGGTGCCAGCGACGCCATAAGAACAATTGCTGCGCTCAGCACCTCGACGCGAGCGCGCAACCTCGCTTCGCGCTCGCTGCCCATGCCCAGCAGGCGCGCCTGTTCCTCCACCTCAGAGCGGAGGCGCTCGTTTTCGGCGCGCAGTTCCGCCATCGCCGCCTCATGTAGTTCGGCAGAAGGCCTATCCATGCCCACACGGCGCAGATGACTATTCTCTGCGCGAAGCTGTTCAATCTCCGCATTCAGCTTGGATATCTTATCCAAGATTGGATTGGCCATCATACATCATCCTTCTGAAGCCTATCAGCTTCAATGCTAAAGTGTAAAATAAGCGAGGTCATTTCCTGGAATGCCTCATATTCATCATTCGATAGATCCATGTCAAAAATGCTGGATGCTTTACGCATTGCATTCAGACAATCTCGCAGATCCTTCTCTGTGTTCTGGAAACGACAGTATGACATATTAGACATTGGATTCCTCACATGGACCAGTATGACTCCGACGAAGGCGAGCACCAGGTCGGCGTGTCATACCTCTCCTGGTAATCTTTGCCCGTCATCGCATTCTGGCGCGTCACATAGATCTGATGCACCTTGAAGTGCAGCTTGTCAAGCCCACGATGCTTGTGCGCCTGCTTGGCCAGCTGCTCAGCTTCCTTCTCGGAAGCAACCTGAAAATCCATGGCCTCAAGGAAACGAAAACCAAGGAAGTTCTTGGAAAGCCAGTCAATGCGTCCACGAGTCATCTTGCCACGAATCCTGGCATCGCGGATGTAAACCTCAACGGTGAAACCGGTATGCGACATTTCCAACTCCTTGCGATTCATCTTCTACACTATGACAGGTGCCCAACCCTTTGTCAAGGGTCATTAGTAAACAACTCCCATTCGAACAGGCGACCAACCATTGGAATCATATGCAGCCACGTGAAGACGATCCCTCAGATTTTCTGAGTGCTGATCAATATACTCCACAGCACTTTCCATCGTTGTGAACATATTATTCCACACGATGTAGTGTGCGCCAACAGTTTCCTCAATTCGGTAATAGATGGACATGATCCTCATCCGCGACAGAGTGCAGCATATTCCACATTGGCAACTGTGCCAACCGGGCGATACACCATCTGCTCACCATCCCATTGATCCTGGTCATATAGAACGTCAAAGTGCTCCACACGGCAAAACCGCACTTCCTTGCCAGTGTGATGCGAACGCACCATAAACTCCTGTGGAAAGGCATGGGTGAAATTATTCATCACCAGGCTCTTTCTGTCCTTGTTCCAGACAAACAGCGACAGATCAAAGTTGGACATGATTTATCTCCTCACAGGCCGTAGTAGCTGAAGTTCTGATAGGACTTCGGATTCAGCACATTACCGCGACTGAAGTTCTTGGCAGGCGCCTTCCACGACGCGGGCTTCAGAATGTCACCAACCATCCACCGATCATGGTCAAACATGACGATGAACGCATAGGCGGATCGCGAAGAACCATCCGACTTCACCACGCGCATGAACTTGGATCCACGCTCAAAGGTGACATTGGGCTTGCTGTACGGCGCGATGCCGATCAGGTGATCGGCGAACATCGTCAGCGCAATGTCCATGTCGTGGGCGGGCATCTCGGTGGGCATTTTCCAGTCCTGCATCTTTGTCTCCTTCATCATGTGGTCAGTTTGATTATGAACACACTATGACACATCCTTAGGGAATTGTCAAGGGCTAAAATTGCCCAGTAGGATCAAGGACTTAGTCCTCGAGGTTCATTTCCTCGACCTTCATGGCCTCGCGCTTGGCGGCGCGCTTGGCACGACGGTATTCCAGTCGGCGTGCCTTGGATCCAGGTGGGTCAAAGCAGCAGACGCAATAGCGTCCACCGACACCGACACACAGAAATTTGGAATCATAGTTCTTCATCAGTTCTCCATCTTCTGGCGCTTGCGCGAATAGACCTTCTTGGAAGGCACAATTCGCTTTCGGTATTTAGGTGTCATCAGATCCGCGAAGATCGGATGACGGCGCGCAGGGCGCGTCTTGGATTTCATCTTGATCATGGACACACTATGACAGGTGTCTCTGGAATTGTCAAGGAGGAAATCTGACTTCCATGGTAACGCAGTCACTCATACCTGCAATGCAATGTACGGAATCTAGGTAGGATCGTATATGTTCAAGATACGGGAGTCTCCTCAATAAATAGAATATCATCCACAGTCGCATTCCACGCAGACAATAGTCCATTCGCCAGCATCTCACCCAAAACAAAAGCAGTGCTGGCAAATGCCAACTCACGATGCTGATAACCATCCTTCTCAAACGTGATAATGTAGCGATACATTACTTTCCTCCAATAACGTGCTTACAGGTGCGACGGAACGAATATCCGACACAGGTGCATGAACGCTGACCATTGACCTCGGTGATCGTATACACATTGCCCTTGGAACCAGGCACAGTCCAGGTCTTTGTGGTCATGTCAGTTTTCTTGGCTTCATGTCGCTTGCCATCAATGGAGACAACATTATCCAGAGAGAGGGAGCGAATGGGAAAAGACCGAATGCCTGTAGTAAGATTCAGCGTTCGCTTGGGATCTTGCCACTTTTCAGGAGCACAGACCTTACCAGTGAATGTCTCAAACTCGGTGACAACACCAGCAGCATACAGATGCCGATGCGTTGCCAATGAATTGCGAACACGCACAGTCACTTCTTGACCAATCTTGGGAATCATGCCATTTCCTTTCATGAACCCATCATAGATGATCAGCAATCTATTGTCAAGGGTCTACTTTGGTTGCCATACACCCACATCGGATTTCTTGGCAAGTTTGATCATCATTTCGGTTCCAGTTCCACCCGGAAACGCAACAACACCTACATCTTTCCCCTTATCACGATGCTTCAATAATTCCTTTAGCATTTCTGAATTGCGAATATAACCAGCCTTTTTGCCATGCGTCTTCCAATCAGCATCAATTCTCTGGATTGTTATCTGTCGTTTATTTTTCCAATTCTGTTGATTTGCCCAATATTCTGCAAGGGTATCAGCACCACGCGCACCGCCGACGATGATAGTGGTCAATCGTGATAGTTTGGAAAGTGTGGCACTAACAAAGTCTGAGTCTGTATAATCGCGACCGCCACAAGCAATTATGACAAGATCTTTCTTTTTCATGTATCGCGGAATTCTGGAAAATCTGCATCATTCATTATTACATGCAGAACATCAATGTATATTCTACGCCATATCTGACTATCAAATTCCCATAGGACGGTCTGATTTGTATTATCACATTCTTTATGGAATGTAAAGTTTGGATCGTTGCGAATCAAACCTATTACAGTATCATCTATGTTCATTGTGAATCCAACGATAGACTAAATCCAGAATTTGGACTTGATTGCCGACTTCAATTCTAACTTTACTCCAGACCATACAGTATGAATCCCAGCAGACTTGCTTGAAAATTTCTTCGGAGGATCCAATATGGCATCTATCGCTAACATGATTTGTTACTTGGTCATCAATGTTCATTGTGGATTCCTGACTTGATTCCTGACTTGATTCAAGACTTGACTCTTGACTTGATTCCAGACTTGATTCGAGACTTGAATCCAGACTTGATTCTCGACTTGATCCCAGACTTGACCGTGCCAAGCATGATTCCAGACTTGATCACAGACTTGATCACAGACTTGATCATCGATATTCATTGTGGATTTCTGACTTGATTCCTAACTTGTCATCTATGTTCATAAGTAAAACGCGGCCCAGATTTCTCTAAACCGCGTTCCTTTTCTCAGGTGCGAACTTCAAGATCCCGCAGCATCTTCGGATCCATTCCATACGTCCACGAATTGGCCTCAAGCGCAGTATTCACATCCGGAGGAACCGGAATTGCAAACGTGCGACCAGTGCCACACAGAACCTTCAGAAACTTCTCCTTGCCAATCTCAGGAATCTCAACCTCAAGCAGAGTCCCGATCATCGGATCCTCGTCCTCGTCAAGCACAGTTGCCTTGAGACTATCAAGGATCTTTGCCCAACCAAGGATCTCACACGCGCAACGACGCAGCTCGACGTTCTGCTGACCGATGGCGATCTCCGCAGTCAGCTTCTCACGCTCCATGATCCACTCGCGCGGAATGCAGTTACCGTGCCAGTAGAAACGCTCCCAGCCATCACCATACTGAATAGCGGGACCAGTCTCCGAGTGCAGACGACCCTGCTCGTCGCGGGCAATGATCGTCGGGCGATCATGGATAATCGCATCGGTGTCGCCGAGATAGACCCAACCAGACGACATGACCAGCTCCTTCATGTGGTCAATGTTGTCAATCTCGATGTCCGTCTCGTTCTTGTAGTAGTCGTAGTAGGAAAGCCAAGATGCTTCCATCGAACCAAACATGCAGCCCGAGGTATACTCGGAACGCCCAGGCTTGCCACCGAGAGCCAGATACGTCTCATAGCCCTCGTCAGGACCCTGTGCAAAGTGGAAGTTTGGAACCTTGTATCCAGCCTTCTCGTAGCACTTGGCCACAAGCGGCTTGACCTTCTCAAAATCCACACGCTCAGTGGAAAGACCGATCGCGACCCACTTCTCAACATACTTGGGCATCGCATCAATCTGAGCCTGCGTCAGCTTATCCAGCTTCTTCTTCGTCTTAGCCATTACGATTATCTCCTTTGATGACTATGAGGTAATGATACAATTATAGATTGGGAATGTCAAGGGTGAATTTCATGTCTGATCCTCAACTTGATCCAAGACTTGATCCTCGACTTGATCCGAGACTTCATCCCAGAAGACTTTGCCCCAGACCTCATCATTGACTCGTTTCATGACACGATTCCAGACTTGATTTCGGGCTTGTTGCCAGACTTCATCAAATGACTCGTTCATGACTGATCTTCCGATTGATTGGAAATGTCAGGGCGTTCAATTTGCGAATATATCTGGGCCAGAACTGGTCTGCGTACCTTTTCAATTACCGTTACCATATCAACGGTCAATCCAGCCTCGTCAAATAATCCAGGCCTGCATCCCGAAACAATTTGATCATCCAGACGAGCATACATGGAATGAATAACGTTGGTATAAACTCTATACTTCATGGTTTAGATCCTCATGTTCCACATCTAACATTATTCTGGTCTTTACATAGTCCACCAGAAACAAGTCCCATAAAATGGCACGATATGCACGCCGATACATCCACTCGCAGCTGCGCGGCGCCGCTATAATATCATTCATTGGCTTCATGAATACCACCAATAAAAAAAGACGGCGTTTGTGGCGCCGTCTTTTCTGTTTGTCTCAGCTTAGTCCTGAGCGCGACGGAAACCCTCCGGGGTGTACTCACGCTGCCTGCGGATCTCATACTTGCCCGGAGCAACAAGCAGAGTTTCATGTGTGTCGTGTGGCCGAAGATGTTCAATCGGAGTCGGATCCTTCACAAGAAGGAACATCTTGTACAGATCCACATCCTTGGTGCCAGTCTCCTTGAACGCTTCAACGGACTCTGGACGCTTCAGGACAGCGACATGATTATGTCCAGTCTCAGAGTGAGCAACCGTGAGATGGTTGTTCTTGATCTCGATGCGCTCCACATTCTTCGGCATCTCATTGATGCGGAAGATCACGAAATCGCCCTGAGCAGCCATACGAGTAAAAGTCTTCATTTCAATCTCCTAATTTGATTGTATCTACATTATATATTGGTGTATTGGGAAAATCAAGGCTTATTTGTGATGTTGCCAAACTTTATCTGTTCCACCAAGATGACCCCAATCGGAATCCACAGTCAGCTTGCTAGAAATTCCACCACGTGGACGGAAATCAATCTCAATGCGAATTCTGTCTGGCTTATATACTTCCATCATGTGCTTGAACATCACATCCAAACATCTCTCATAGGAAATGATCGTGTCACGATACTGATAGATGTACTGCTTTAGGCTCTTCAGCTCAATCGTCTTTTCATTGCCATAGAACCAAATCACGATTACGCCAAAGTCTGGTTGTTCCTTTGCACCAAGGAATGTGAACTCGGGAATGGTTATCCTCTGTTCATAGCCTCGTGCAGCATTTGGTAGAGCCTTGAGGATCGTGTGGTCAATCGTATTCCAAAGTTTCTTGCTCATCACTTGTATTCCCATTCAAATGTAAGTTTGTGTTCGTCTGTGGACATCTTGACATCGGTGCGTTCAACGGGCATTACGACACCATGCGTCTCATGCACGAAAAGCCGAATGGCTTCATAGAATTCCTTCATGGTGATTTCAATCTTTCGTTTCTCAATCATCTTCTTTACCAATGTCAGTAAAATACAAGATACCCATCGTTATGACAAATCCAACACCAAGAGTCAGAATGCAGAATTGCCAAAATGTCATTCGTCGTCTTTCAGAGAAACCAGTTGGTCGGCAAGCGAGAATATGTCTTGGATTGCGTCATGCACGGTTGCATGATCAACACCCATCTTTTGCTTGAGAAAGAAGTAATCCTGAATGCGATCATCCAGATTACGAACGACGGAATTGAAAATGAATTTATCCATGCTTCACATCATATATGAATTGATTGGGTATGTCAATAACAAATACGACGAGGATAGTATCTGTGAGTGTATGGATTCCACTGATAGTGCGTATGACACACGGGACGATGATAGTGTCGGTGATAGTATGGCTGTGAGTAATGATGATAGCGTGGCGGATTGTAGTATGGATCATGCGCCAAGCATCCACCAAGTAGAAACAGAGCAAGAACACCAACACGTTTCATATCACTCGTCCTTCTTTTTGACTATGTATGTGTCCAGTATTTCCGTTGCAATTGCAATTGATATGACACGAAACACATCCTGGTCCAGAGTATGTGCAAGCGATCCATTCTCGCGAAACTTTACGGCACGACTAATCGCCGAGTCTATTGTCTTCGTCAGTTCCAGAATGTGCATTTTCTTTTTCCTTGAGTGCATCTAGATGCAGATAGAGAATGTTCTGCATGATCACGATAGGCTTCGTCATCATGTCATACATCATCAGCCACATGAAATTATTGTGGCCCGTTGGATCTATGGTAGGAACCTTTTCAAACATGTTTAGAATGGAATCCAGCAGCTCAATCAGCTTTTCAGTATCCTTGATGTTCATCTATGATCATCCACATCATATAATGCGATACCAGTTTCGTTTGCTGCTTCAATGAACCTTTCAGCTTCATCTCTCCAGAATTGTCGTTTTTCTTCACTCATGGAATCCCATGTTGAAATCTTGTATTGTTCTGCATATAGAGAACGTGCAATCCTGTCTATGAATTTCTTATCATCACTCATAAATATCTCCATGCCTAAAAAGAAAAAATATATTCCTACTGGTCGTCCTGTCGGTCGCCCGATCACAGCACAAGTAAAAAAGATCTGTGCTCATTGCAACAAGGAATTCATCACGATTAGACCTAAAGCAAGATTCTGTTCCAGATACTGCGGAGCGAAGAATCGTAACTGGGGTGTTCAAGCACTTACGCCAGAGCAAGAACAGAGAAGACTTGTCAATCAATTGAAGTCTGCCAGATCGGAAAAGAACATTGATAGGCTCATGGACATGCGAAACATATATGGCCATGAGCCTATTGATCCAATATTTCCTACGGATGAAGAAGATTTTCAGAATTGGTAGTTCCGTGAAGAAGATCTACTGCAGCTTGAATCCGTGCTGAAGGCACAGTTTTATTCGGTAGACCGAGAATCATTCTCTGAACACAATCAATCGTCTCACGAATGCGATAGATGTTTGTTGCGCCACTTGGCGACTTGACGATTGCATATGTGTGCGTATCGCGCTTGGAATGTTGTTCATACACTTGAAGAATATCCACAGCATGGACGAGAATGCGTGTTGTCTCCTCGCAATGAATTGCTCCATTGGCTGTCTTCTGGAGAATAAGGTTTACCACATTTAGCATAATCATTGCATGTCCTCAGCGTGAGTAGAAATCGTCATCAAATTCGTCGTCGGCGTCTTGCCATTTCTTGAGTAAGTTCTTGGAATTTGGTCGGCGTTCCTTGCGAACTGCCTTATTCATATCATAATCAATATCGTCGTCTTCGTACTGATCATCAGTATTGTACTTACGCTTGGACATGTTTTGCTATTTTACTCCTTATGCGGTTAGATTTACGTTATACTTTGCCAGGATTGGCTTCCATGCGAAAAAACTTTCGCCGTGTGTCATCGTGTTCTCGTGGATCCATTGATAATGGTGAACCATTTCGTGTATCAGAACCTCGATGAAATGCTTTTTTGATTTTTGGTAGTGGTTGAGGGAAAGATCAGAGAAACGGCCTTTGGTCTTGCTGGTGTCTCCAATACACTCACCCCAACAACCATGGCGACGACGAATCTCAATCTTTCTAAACTGCGGAAGATCATTCTTGAAGATCTCGCGATTGATTATATTGAACCAACGAGAAATTTCTTCTTGCGTTGGAACATACTTGCACTTCTCATGTGTGCGTGACATTTCCTTTGCTAACTTTGATTTGGTACGATTTCGCATTTGGATATCTCCTGTTTGCGGTAATCATAATCAAACACTCTCATTCAATAGATTTGGACCGAATGCAGCTTCGGCTAGTTCTTTAGTAAGACCCTTGACCTTCAGGTTCTTGCCCATCATGTTCAGCGTGACAATTGCATCGCCTTGAGGCATCATCTCCAGCATCTGGATCAATAGCTGATCTGAACGCTTCTCTGTAAGAGTCGTAGGGCGCTTTGGATGATTCTTGATGAATAGATACATGCGATCAAACTCGCGATGCAGATCACCATATGTCATGCCCGTAGGTACATCTGACGGCTTCCAATTTGGCCAACGACCTTCAGTCGTGAATTCAATATTTGGATTGAACGCACACGCAAGAACCTTGCGTAGCGTCCTGGTATTGTTTGCACGGAGAACATTGATGCGATCAGCATCTGTCTCCGCTTTCTCAAATCGTTCAAACACTTCAGAAATTGTCAATATCATTTTCAAAACTCATCAATAGAGGAAATTAGGTTGGTTAGGCGAGACGCCATGAAATAATTGATCATGGCAGCGCGAGGCTTGGGCGTAATGGATTCGTACTGAGCGACGATGGCTTGCGAGATTGCGCTAGGAATGTTGTCAAAATCAATAAGCATTCTGTTCCGTGTAAATCCATGTCCGAGCTGGCCGTGCTTGGATAGATCGTCATAAGACATCTCCACCCACTCGGCTAGTCTCGTCTTATTTATAGGTTTCTGTCTCTGACCAGTGACAAAAGAGTCGTCTGCGGACAGCGCATTCGGAATACCGTCGCCACGATCACCCTGCAGAATATGCTCCAGCTTGTCGCGCATTGGCGTATCCGTAGCCACGAACTTGCCGAGAATGGGCGACCACTGCTTCACATTCTTGCTGACATGGAGCTGAACAAAGTCCTTGTCGGATGACACGATCACGACAGATTCATGCGGACAATACTTCTTGGTAAGAGTCGCAATGATATCGTCTGCCTCGGCACCTTCCACACGAATGACCTTGTATGGCATGTTGGTAGAAATCTCTTCACGGATCTTGTGCAGAATGGTGAAGATGGCAGACCAATCATGCCCAGACTTTTCGCGGTCCTTCTTGCGATGCTGCTTGTATTGCGGAAAGACTTCGCGACGCCAATATGTCGGACCATCACATGCGATAACGATATCGCCATGATTCCGAAACTTCTTGGAGATTGCACGAATGGAATTGAGGACCATGTGTCGCACAAGGCCCTCTTCCAGGTTTGAAGTATTGCCAATCTGCTTCATCAAATTTGCAATACAGAGCTGATTGTAATCAATGATAATCATGAATTCATTATATGTTATGTTACTGGGAAAATCAAGGACTTTTATTTGTCTTCATCGTCATCTGGAATATCGTCTTCCGTATTTTCCTGTGGCGCAGATTCAAAGTTCTCATCAACGAACTTCTGGATTGGATGTTCCAGTCCACACTGGCGAAGCATGGCAGACTTCAATCCTTCCACAACAAAGCAGAAATCATTGAAGAAGACATCATCTTCGGTGTTGAAGCCCTCGGTTGCCATACGATTGTATAGCTGATTCATGGTCCTTGCAAGAACCATATCAATATACTTTTCCTTGTGTTCGCCGAGCTGCTTTACAAACTCTTCCTTGGATTGTGTTGCGCTTAGTGTTCCCGTCAGCTTTTTCTTGGGAAACGAAAGCACGTTAGTCGGATTGTCTTCAGTCACTTGTCATATCCTCTCTCAAGTCCATGCATTTGGATCTTGGCGTCTTCAATAGACAGCTTGCCTTCAATGATATCAAAGACCATGTCCTTGAAATGGACATACTGATCCATGTATGCGTTTGCCAGTTCAGACAACTCATCAATCCGCTCGTCGCATGATGGCTTGTTTCGCTCGTCTATCATTCTCTCTACGCCGGTAAGGTAATTCTCGCTCATCGTCATCGTTTATCATCCTTTTTCATATGTTCCAATGCATCCACGCATCTATTGCATAGACAATCCATGTTATGGATACCTTCGCGTGTGTACTTGCGACACCTTGGACAGCTTGCATATTGTGGATCGTCCATCAAGGGCGTTATGGTTATCTGTACATGGTCAAACGGATTCATGATCTTTCATCTGCAAGCCCGAATCTCACCATCTGGATTTTCCAGACAGGCGTTGAGATATTCTTGTGTAAAGTCAACAAGACCCCAATAATCTCCAAAACCATTTGGAGGATTGAAAGGAAGGAACCTCTCACGCTCTGAGCGAAGAATCATGATTCCTTCTACAAGAAGAGGCGAGATCTCGCTGGCCTTCATGTAGTTATGTTCCTCTGGACGCCACAGAACGTCATACAGAGTGTGCCCATTGGACAGCTTCACTTCCATGGCCATCTTGTTCAGATTGTGGGTAATATTACCCTCATAGACATTCACAGTTCTGACAGCTGATATGTATACGTCAAGGCTCATTGTTCACCTTCCATTTCACTTCACGGTTCTAAGCAGAATTGTATCAGCATTCACACGCCCAGTCAAGGGCGATGCAACTGCATTTACATCATCCAGCACAGACCGAAGAGCAACCTTACCACCCTGTGCAACCGTAGGCAGAACCTTCTCGGGCTTACGCAGCTTCTTGGACACAGACGTTGCTTCATCAAAGCCCAGAATGGTAGAACCCTTGACCTTCAATCCAGAAGTGCCCTGTGCATTGTACACGCCAAGTTTCCGCGTCTTGGTATTGTACACCCACAGCTGCGATGCACCAATGATGGACTCTGGTGCAACACTAAGAAGATCCAGCTCCTTGTGAGAAAGCTGATACCTCATCTTCTGCACAAGCTGATGCGCCGACTTCGCACGAGGAGCGCGAGCAGCACGAACCACCTTGGTCTTGTGGCTCTCAGCACTTAGAGACGCAATGATGGAAGCCAGAAACTCACGCATACGCTTCAGCTTGGGACGAGAGATCTTGGAATAAGCCTCGTTCAGTTGCTCGTCCTTGCGAGTCAGAGCCTCATCATATTCCTGCATGAGACGATCAAAATGCGACACCACACGCTTTCCAACAGCGGGAGTGATAGTCACACCAGAAAGATGCTCCTTCAGATTCCAAGACTCGACCTTGTCATCAAAGAAAAGATCCAGCTGTTCGTCAATCGTGGACACGATGCGATCAAACAACAGAAATGACTTGTCTACCGTAAACTTGACTTCCTGCACGACAGCCTTTGGCTGATGCTCCAGAATACTCTGAACCTGAGCATCAAACCATTCACGGCATTGATCATTTACAGTTGCACCACGCGACAGAATGCGAGCAACCCAGCCCACAGTCGTCACATGGAATGTTGTAGGAAGATTGGATACCTTCTCAAGCTGATCCTTGTCGTATCCATTGGCCTTCATATAGGTCAAAAGAAAACGACGCGAGTCCGCATAGTCGTACTCGGTATTGTACCAGTTATACGCATCCGAAAGTTCCTGCGGATCGGCGATCTTGTCTGGATCAAAGCGAGGCTCGGAACCCATGTTGATTTCACGGGTGACGCGAGGCTTCTTAGGCTTTCTGGCGATCTTTACAGATAGTGCCATGGTATCCTCTGGAATTGGTGCCCACAGTGAGATTCGAACTCACAACACAGGAATTTTAAGTTCCTTGACTCTGCCTATTGGTCTATGTGGGCAGATATCTTACTTGCGAAGAGAACGTGCGCGACGCTTCTTGGAGCCAATCTTGCGACGACCCTTGCGCGGACGGTTCTTATGTGCGTGTGGCATTATGAAACTCCCTTGATTGAATCAATACGAAAACTGCGCCATCCATTTGCATCAACATCCCACACGGCGAGGACATCAGGATTCTCTGGGCGCTTGTTCTCGTTCTCCTGAAGCAGAGTCTTGCCATTGTTCACATACTCTGGAAGCAGCGTAGCCTTCATGGTACGCTCTGATCCATCGGCCTTGGTGAACACGACGGTGACAACACCGTTCTGACAAAATTCCTTGAGCTGGTGCTTGGTGTACATATCAAAATCCTTGCTTGCCAAAGTTGTTGGTGATCTCCTCATAGTATTCACGAAGATTCTCGTATCCACCGATACGCTTATCTCCAATGAAGACCTGAGGCACACTCTTGATACCTGGACCCATCTTAGCAAAGAACTCATCCTTAGTCAAGTCCTTGCCGATGCTCTTTTCAATATACTTGTGACCCTTTTGTGAAATCAGTTCCTTGGCCATCTTGCAATAACCGCAAGATGGCGAGGTGTAGACAGTAAATTCCATTACAAAAACTCCTTATTAGTAACCGCGAAGACCACGCATGTATGCGTCCTGCTCACGACGCTGCTGGATCTGAGCCTCGCGCTCGGCGCGGCCGCGATTGTATGCAGACTCCTCACCAGCTGAGGCGTGAGGGCGGGAAAGATTGTTCTGACCATACATATGCGACGGCGCATGATATGGCTGATGCACGGGCTGATTCTGCATCTGCTCCTGGCGATCCATGGATGCGCCGACAGAAGAGCCTACCGCTGTGCCAATAGCAGCACCCAGGCCAGTGCCAACGAGGCGCCCGGTACCACCACCAAACATAGAGCCAAGAACGCCACCTGCGACACCGCCAACGACAGCACCGCCAGTCTGATTAGGACCAGCACCAGCACAGCCGGCAAGCATAGAAGCAGCAAAAAGAGAAAGAACGACATTACGCATCTGAGGCCTCCTTGAGCCTTTCATATTGATCCACAATATTTAGAAGCTGTTCAATCATCAGGTGATTAGCGTCAATGAAAGTCGGTGTATGGGAAACACCATTGATTAGTCGCCGCGCTCGCAGCTTGATTGTCTCAATCTGTTCGGGTGTGTATTCAGCTACGGCCGTCATCATTAGTCAATCCAAGAGCAAGACCAGCAATTGTTTCCACAAACGTCAACTTCATCTTCGGCTTGATGTTTTCATTCTCACATATCTGACGGATATTGTCAAGGGCGTTCTTGAGACTTTCCATCTTGTTTTCCATTAGATAAATGCTACGCTGCGACCAGAGATAGGATTCTGGGTGTTGATAAATTGTATTTCGTTCCCTGGGAACAATGATGGTATCCATCAGGCACGGTTTAATATTGTCTTTCATGTTCAAACCTTTGAATTTTGGGAAACTATAGCAATTATAGTCTGATTTGGGTATTTCTCAGCAAACCAGTCAGCAAGTGCCTTGAGTTGGCGCGAAGATACATCCACAACCAAAACGGAGATGAATAAAATTCCATTTAGAATCTCCATCGTAAAATTATCAAATCTAATCATTTGACCATTGAGTAAAATTTGCGCTTTCATTCTTTTTCTTCTTTGCGAATTTTTTCAAGTTCCCAATAACAATCCCATATTCTCACTAATATCATGCCAATGAAAATTGATAATAGTATATCCATCAGCTTATTCTCCTAAACCTTTCTACCGAGTGTCTTCAAATTATCACCATCAGTAATGTACTGCAGAGCGCCCTTGTTATAGGCTGGCGCAGTTCTAGCAGCCTTTGCACGAATGGCTTCCTTGACTTCTTCGGACTCGTTTCTGGTACGCTCAAAGATATCCTTCTTTGGGCAAGGTGCGATCATGTCGCGAAGCGAGCTGGAAGGAATTGATGGCGCACTAGGAGCAACCAGCGCAGCTGGCTTTGCTCGCACCAAGCGGGAAGTTCCCTTGTAACCGACGGAGGCAAGAAACTTCTGATGTTCTAGACGAATTGCTTCCAGTCGCTTGGACTTGGAAGGCTTTTTCTTTCCAGAACTGTCGCGGACATAGATGATCTTCATGTTCATCATATTACGCGACAGTTCTGGAAATGTCAAGGCTTATTTTTTTTCTGTAAAAGATTTGATTCGTTCAGCTAGCGCAATGATATCGTCAGTTGTTGGGTACTTTGGAAAATCGTCTTTACGATCTGCGATTTGCATTTCAGTAATTTTTGCATGATATTCCTCTAGCAACTGTTCTTTAGCTGAGCGATAATATTCATAGCGCATTTCATATGGATTTTTCATGATTTATTCCTTTGTGTGTTGTGTGTTGTGTAGAAAAAATCTACATTTTTATTTATGTTACTTGGTTAGATCCTCATAGATCTTTTCTGGATTTGTCTCGCCATATGGATCATCCATTGCGAGATCCTTTAGACCAGGCTCAATCCAAGACCTGACGATCTTTTCATTCTCTACCAAGAATGCATATCGCCATGAACGCATGCCGAATCCCAGATTATCCTTGTCAACAAGCATTCCCATTTGGCGAGTGAATTTGGCCGAGCCATCTGGAATCATCTTGATGTTTTCAATGCCCTGCTTCTTGGCCCAAGCATTCATGACGAATGCATCATTGACAGAAATGCAGTAGACATCATCAATGCCAAGAGCGCGGAACTTGTTGTACATTTCCTCAAAGCGAGGAACCTGATATGTGGAACATGTTGGTGTAAATGCACCGGGAAGAGAGAATGCAAGGATTCTCTTTTCGCCAAAGAGTTCAAACGTGCTTACTTGCGCCCATCTATACGGATTTGGACCAGTAGCAGTATCATCGCGAACGCGAGTATGAAAAACAACATTGGGTACCTTCGTGAGCATATTTTTCTCCATTTATCATTTTAACGTGGGGTTGCCAAATACACTTTCCTTGACAGACTTACCTGCAACTCCTCTGACATATTTTCCCGGCTTTTGTCGATCATTCAAAAGTTGAAGATTTGAAGTCGGAAACAAGGAGACTAGAAAATCCTCGTCTGTAACGACGGGAACTCTTCTATCCTTATAGAGGATATGCTCAAAAGCATCAGATGCCTCTATCCACCAACCTTTCTTTCTTAACTGATCCTTGACTTTGATCAAGACTTTATCGATAGATGTCCTTTGCGTATCGTGTCCTATTCCTTGAATCTTGAATCCTTTCCAAGATTCATTTGGCCTCGACTTTCTGAAGAAAATGCAAGAGTCAGCATCTTCGTCTTTGTCCCAGTCTAGGGCAATCCAGTTAGTTGCGACAACGTCATTTAGCGTGTTGACAAAACTACCTTCTGGTGTTTTGGCATATGCTGCCTGGACTAGCCCAACGAAATTGGGGGCGAGTCTTGATTTGGCAGTCGTGGTAACAATCAACTGCCAGAAATTTTTGTGGAACTTGAACGTATGCATTTCTGATTGTGGCGGCGACTAATGCCGCCGCCACTACTTTCGATCAGAACTTTACGCTAACACCAGCGGAAACGACTTCACGCTTGTCCGTGTTATCGGTGTTATCAACACGACGATAACGAAGATCAAGATCTGTAGACTTGGTCAACTCGACGCGAACGCCGCCACCAAGAGCATACATTGGCTTTGAATCAAGAGATTCAAGATCAACGCCAACACCAACGAGAACGTATGGTGTCAGAGCAGTGCCGGGAATCTGAGCCTGAGGAAGAGCATGTGCAAACAGCCTATTGCCCTTGGTGTCTACATCGTACTCATATGCAGCCTCAACGCGAAGATTCTTGTGTGTCTCCATGCCAAGAGCAACGCCAACGACAGCATCACCAGATCCAGTAGCATGGGTGCCCAGGCTACCAGTTACATAAAGATCACCAGCCATAGCGGTGGTTGCCATCATGGCGCCCGCAAGTGCAGAAAGATACTTCATCATTTACTTCTCCTTTGAAATCACTAGAAAACACTAGCATGTACAGTATATAGTAGTCGTTTTAGAATGTCAAGAGGAAATGGTGCCCTCAGGCAGAATTGAACTGCCATCTCAGCTTTACCAAAGCCGTGTAATCGCCACTATACTATGAGGACGTGGTGGGACCAGATGGATTTGAACCAACGACCCCCTGCGTGTCGAGCAGGTGTTCTTGCCACTGAACTATGGTCCCTGCAAACATGAATATATAGTTTGTCTTATTATGCGGAGTATATGATGTCAACGCGAATTCTAATCATGGGTCTTCCGGGATCTGGAAAAACTACACTAGCAAAAGAACTTCTTAATTGCCTAAAAAATCATAACGCAGTCTGGTATAATGCTGACCAAGTCAGGGAGATGCACAATGATTGGGATTTTTCCATAAAGGGAAGATTGCGCCAAGCGCAGAGAATGCGTTTGCTTGCAGACAAATCTGACAGCAAGTACGTCATTGTTGACTTTGTCTGTCCATTATTGGACATGCGAAAAATATATGATGCCGATTGGATCATATGGATGGACACGATTGATCAAAGCAAATATGCAAACACGAATGCTTTGTTTGAAAAACCATCACACCACAATTATGATTTCCGTATCTCTGAAATGGATGCAAAGAAATGGGCGCCAAAAATTGCTCATGCAATAATGAATAACTTACGTCCTGAATTTGATTGGGAAAAACCAACTGTGCAAATGCTTGGTCGCTGGCAACCATGGCACAAAGGCCATCGTGCATTGTTTGAACGTGCAATTGCAAAAACAGGTCAAGTTGCCATCATGGTTCGCAATTGCAACGACGAAAAGAATCCATTCTCATTCTCCGATGTAGAGGAACGAATTCGTCGTGATTTGGATTGCGAATACAACAATCGTTATATCATTCGTCTTGTACCAAACATCGTCAACATCACATATGGACGAGATGTTGGATACAAGATTGAGCAAGAAACATTTGATGAAAGCATTACCAGCATTAGTGCGACTAAGATAAGAAAGGAAATGGGACTGTGATGAATTTTGACAAATTCCCTATAGTTATTATTGGTGTTGCTCCTAGATGTGGATCCACACCTTATGTGGAATTATTAGAACAGAAACTAAAAATAAGAGCATTTCGTGAGCCCTGGCATTCTAAAATTTACAGTCTAGACAAATCTTATCTATTACATTATGAAGAATACATTCAGTATAAAAAAACCACAAACAAATACATAGTAAAATTTTGGCTACACGACTTGCAATTTAGATCACCATATCTAAACGAAATAGAGAATGGATACAAAATATTACTAATGCGAAAAGATATAGTATCTCAATTGGCTAGTTGGTATATTGCAGATCATCTTGATAAATTTCATACTTTGAAACACGAATTAGAAAAAAAATATACGGTGAAAATTATACCTAAAGATATTTCTATCCTAATAACAAGATTATCTAGAAGTCTTTTTTATGCCAATCATCTGCAAATTTTTAATCAACGCATATATTACGAGGACATTGATTTTTCAGAATTGAAAAGTAATTATAAGAAAACACAACAACCTGAAAATTACGAAGAGATAAAACAAGAGATAGAATCTCAAATGAAAGATGCAATTCCTAAACATTGGAGAGCGTGATAGGAGTTGAACCTACATATACCTGAGTTGCAGTCAGGTCCCTAGCCATTCGGGTCACACGCTCATAACAAACAAAATGGTGCTCCCGGTGAGAGTCGAACTCACAACACTTGGTTCCTAAGACCAATGCCTCTGCCAGTTGGGCTACAGGAGCATATAGATTCGCACCGAAGCGGGAGATGGTTACAATGAGTCATATGACCTCTCATCGCCATTACGTCACTTCAAACGCTCAAATTCTAACGTACTTCGGTGCTGACCGAATGCGATACTGGTCGTCGCATTCGGTGTTTTGGTGCCCTCGGTCGGAGTCGAACCGACAACATGCTGGTTTTGAATCAGCCTCCTCTGCCAATTGGGATACAAGGGCAAAACTCGTCTTGGTTGTTTTGCTATGCTGGTACAGCCAAGAAAACCTCGATAGACCTATCGCCGCTAGGCGTAGGCTCAAAAACTGGAGCGGATGATGGGGGTCGAACCCACGACATTCACGTTGGCAACGTGATGCACTACCACTGTGCT